TTGAATTTTTCGGAGCGGGTTTACCTATGTCTTAGCTTACTTTGAATGCGCGCACTTCACTTAACTAAAGCGATTTAAACGGGAGCGGGTGCCGCGCATCGTAAGCTTTAATGTAAGCCCTCTTGTAGGTTCCTTACTCACAGCTTCACCAGTAAGCCGAACCCATATCTAAACCTACACCTAAACTTACACTTAAACCCGCTCCCAAACCTACACCATCTCCTAAAAATTTGAAAACTTTCTCCTTTTGGACTATAATATATATAGAAAGTGAGAGAGAGATAAGAGCGATACGAGCCTATAACCCGTATTATTTTCCAAAACTGAATTGTTTTGGCGCTCCTAAGCGTTCATATCCACGTCCATGCCATAAACCCGCTCTCTCCCACTCTCCAACCTACTAAAAAAATTTTTTGAAAGGAAGAATTGCAAATGACACAGAGAGAATTTTTTGAAAACATCCACGAGGGCAACACCATTACTGCCGAGATGGAGGAGTATGCTATCGCTGCTCTTGCCAAGCTTGACAAGGCTAATGATGCGCGCCGTGAGCGCCAGTCGAAGAAGGCGCAGGAGAATGCACCCCTGCTTGCGCGCATTGAGACGGATATACTCACGACCGAGCCCACAGTCGCGGCGAATGTTGCGGCAATACTTGGCACATCCACTCAGAAAGCCAGTGCTCTGCTTCGTGCTCTGGTGGCAGAGGGTCGTGCACAGGTTCAGGATGTTAAGGTCACTGGCAAGGGCACACAGAAGGGCTACTTCAAGGCTTGAGCAAGCCCGACTTGAGAGCGGGCGCGCATTATTGTAAGTTAATGTATGCGCTGGCGTAGGAGAAAGACCAAGGGATAACCTTGGTCTTTTTTCTTTTATTGCGCCCACTTCAGTTCACTAAAGCAGCTCATACAAAATTTGACTTTGCCCGCTCGCAGCTCCCTCAAGTTTTATTATAGGCCCGCTCGCATCGCAGCTCCCACAACTCCACCTACGCAGCTCATCTACGTCCCAGCTCATACGCAGCTCATATGCAGCTTATGCAGCTGCCTAATCGCAGCTCGTATCGCAGCTCATCTACCCGCTTATATGCCCGCTCCCAGCTGGGAGCGGGTTCTGTCTATGTCAGGATCTACCAGCGAGCGCGCGGATTGTGCGTGGGAAAAATTTTTGGAAAGAATTATAATACGGAATTACAATATAGAATTACAATATGGAATTACAATACGGAATAAAAATTTGTCAATACTTTTGAAGAAAAATAAAAAATGGAGTTGGGACGTGTAACGTCCCAGTATTCTATAAACAATCTGCTGAGAATTTCATCACATAAAAAAAGAGTTGACGCATTGTGCGTCAACCCTCATTTACTATACTTTCAATCCTCGTGTGTATAATTCGGAATCCTTTCTTTGTCCGCATTCATAAGGCGTTCATAAACAGTATCCGCTGTCAAGAAACCTTCAACATCATCTTCAGTTGCTTTACAAAGCGGGTACCCCATAACTTCAATCAAACCCTTTTCATGTCCATAACTACCAAAATGGCAAATTGCGTCACAAACTCTTTCACCTGTTTCCGCATCCATAAAAACAATCTGTGGACGACCGCAAGTTTTAATTACAGAAAAAGTGAAAGTCATAGGCGGATTTTCTCGAACCATTTTGATAAATTTATCATTTTCTGTATAGTCTGGAATGCCGCCATACATTTTTTCGTAATCTTGATAATTCATTTTTTATCCCCTTTCTTTTACTGTATATATAGTATAACATATTTTATAAAAAAGTCAACCAAATATTTGGGACGTGTAACGTCCCAACTCACTCAAAAAGAAATAAGAGGACTATTGCCCTCTTACTTCTATAAAGGAATGTTCAGTTTAGGAAAGTGAATACGAATTGATAAGACGCTTTCCGTTTGCTACCTGTGCGACAATGAGTTCATTCTCATTGACAAGCTGTCTGAGAAGTGCGTTTGCTTTCTGAGTGGAAATTTCCACTTTTTCGGCAACCTCTTTTCCTGTCATCGGTACACCCTCTACAAAGCAAGTGAGTATGCTCTCTTTAATCTCATCGTTCTCTTTCTGAGCGGGCGTGCGATAATTCTTTCTCTTTTCGGCTCTCTCATCAAGCTTTTCAAGTTCCGCGGTTGCGTGCTCTATCATCTCATCAGTGATAGTGCCGCCGTTCTTAATGCTCTCGAAGAAATTTCTCTGTGTCATAGTCTTTTTTCCTTTCTCGTTTTATAGTCTGTCGTTGACTTATTAGTTTCTCAAGTGGTTTACTTCCTCTTGATTACAGTTATATTATACTCTTATGGAGTGAGAATGTCAACACTTGATTTGGGACGTATAACGTCCCAACTTAGATTTTTCGGTAAAAGAAAAAAGAGGGTCATCCCCTCTTCTCTCTTTTTTCTTTTATGAGTTTATTCTGTTCTCGCTGTTTTTCATCTCTCGCAATTTTCTTTTGCTTTTCCTCGGCTTTTCTCTCGGCGATTTCTTTTTTCTTTTTCTCGTTTATCACATATTCTTCCGCAAGAGAATACGCATCGAAAATATCACCGTCACGACTGCCCGAGGGAATGCTCACCGCGATTTTCATAAAAGCTTCATCACCATTTTCGTAGACAATCGGAAATGCTACTTCATTATTCTTTATCCGAATTGCCTCGTTGCCCTGCGATTCAATAAAAGCCATTAGTTCTTTTATGAAAGAATTTCGCATTTTTTCGTTTTCTTGCTTTCTTGTCATATTTTTCTCCCCTTTCTTTTTACATATAAATTATATCATATTTCTTTAAAAATGTCAACACCAAAACTGGGACGTATTACGTCCCAACTTACATTTTTCTAAAGAGGAAAAAGGGGATTATACCCCTTTTTCCCTTTTTTCTTTTATGAGTTTATTCTGTCCCCGTTGTTTTTCGTCTCTTGCAATTTTTTTCTTTTTCTCTTCGGCTTTTCTTTCCGCAATTTCGGCTTTTTTCTTTTCGTTTATTTTAAATTCTTCTCCAAGGGAATATGCGTCGAATATATCGCCATCACGACTTCCAGAGGGAATACTTACCGCAATTTTTACAAAAGATTCGTCGCCGTTATCATAAACAAACGGAAAGGCAATTTCATTTTTCTTTATTTGAATTACTTCATCTCCCTCTGATTCTATTAAAGCCCAAATTTTTTTAAGAATTTCAGTTCGTTTATTTTCATTTTCTTGCTTTCTTGTCATATTTTTGTCTCCTTTCCTTTTTTTACAAGTAAATTATACCATAACTTTTTTAAAAAGTCAACATTTGACTTGGGACGTTCGACGTCCCAGTTTTTCGATAAAAATTGAGAGTGGGAATAATCCCACCCTCATTTTTCTTTACTCGGTTATCGAATAAGAATTGACAAGACGCTTGCCGTTTTTAATTTCCTCAACGGAAAGTTTGCCCTCGTTCACAAGCTGGCGAAGAAGTGCGTTCGCTTTCTGCGGAGTGATACCGACAGACTCGGCGACCTCTACACCCGACAGAGAGACGCCCGCGGTAAAGTGAGTGAGAATAACAGCCTTGATATCCTCGTTCTCCCTCTGCTTTTTCGTGGGGGTGTTACGGCGATACTCTGCCTCGTGGGCAAGCTTGGTAAGTTCCTTTTCGGCAAAATTGTTCATATCCTCGCTGATGTTTGCCTCGATAACTGCGTTGTAAAAATCCTTTCTTGTCATAACTTTTTTTCCTTTCTCGTTTTATAGTCTGCCGTTGACTTATTAGATATTCAAGAGTTCTTTTTCTTTTCCCTCTTGATTACAGTTATATTATACTCTTATAAGGTAGAAATGTCAACACTTGACTTGGGACGTATAACGTCCCATCTGTGGTGGAGAAAAAAAGTGATGATTGCTCACCACCTTTTTTCTTTATTCGACTTCTCCTATTATCTTAAACGGAAAAAAGATAATTCCGCGGGAGAATTTATGCTTTGTCTTTTTTCCAATTAGCGAAAAAATTTGTGATTCAATTTCCGCGTCATCAATCGCGCAATGTGCCTCGACGAAATTCTCATCTTGCATTAAAAACTGATACGCTGTTTCTGCCGAAGTAGAAAAATATTTTCCGCTACTTGTGAGACGGTTATTATCATAACAAAATTCTCTAAAATCATCATTATTAAGTAGATGTTTACAAGCAAGACCCCAAACATCAAAGAGCGGGTATTTTTTATTTCGGAAATAAAAATAATCACCATTGAAGTTTGAACCGCTTTTATTGTTTTTTAGCATATACTCGCATTTTTTCTTTTCGGAATTTATAAAGTTATCATAATCGCCTGAATATAGCGCGCGGATATATTTTTCAGTAACAGGAATTGCTTTTTTAAAGTCAAACATTGAATTATAAGCGCCGACAGCGGAAACGACTTGTAAATCGCTTTCAAAATTTTCCGCAAAAGAATCCCACTGCACACAGGATATTTCTTTATTGGAAAGTCTTTCGATATATATCGGGCGTTTTATTGCATAATAAGCAGTATCAAAAATTCTCGTATCGAAAAATATCTCCGATATCAAACAGCTTACACGCTTGTATATATTGCCGTTGATATCAATTATTTGATAGCCGATATCATATATCAAAGGCTTGGCAATAGCTATTTTCTTTTTGTTTTCCGGTGATTCTATTTCAGAAACAAACGGCAGAGTCGCCGTCTCACAATCAAGAATCATATAATACTTTCTTCTTTTGTCGAATTTTTCCATTTTGGTTAGTTCCTTTCTTAATTTCTGATAGTATTATACCACGGAGACAAAAGAATGTCAACACCGGAGTTGGGACGTATGACGTCCCAGAATCGAAAGGAAAAACCGCGTGACGGATTGTCACGCGGCGCTCTTATTTTGCGAAAGGACATCTATCGCAAGGCAAGGGTTCATCAATGTACTGTATACAAAATTCATTATCTAATATTTCCTTTTTTAAATATTCAAAAGCTGCCGATTGAATATCGGGAGGCAACATAGCAAATATATCTGCCTCACAAAAATGGTCTTCTATATACTCATATAAACCGTGATAATCATAACGCTCCATTCTATCGGTTATTTCTTCATTGATAGTTTCCTCGGTATAAACTTTGTAATCATTGTCAACATAAACTGTCATTATTTTTCTTCCTTTCTTCTTTTGATTACATTTATATTATACATTATTACTTATCATCTGTCAACCTATAAACTGGGACGTATGACGTCCCAATATATAAGGACGGGATAAACCGTCACTTAATTTTCTACATCTTCTTCATTCTCTTCTGCGTAATAAGCATTTTCTTTGAAGAACTGCTCTTCAATATCTCCCAACTCGTTTTCAAAATCAAGGCAAAAATTTCCATTATTAAAACACCAACGAATGACTTTTTCCATTAAGTCGGAATCATCAAGAAAAAGGGCGAGATAATCTTCAACTTCCATATATTCAACTACTGCCTCTCTTGCCTCATCTTCATCTTCACCTATCGGTCCGTTATCAAAACTACTATACCACATTTTCATTGTCCTTTCTTTATTTTCTGTATATATTATACACTATTATTTTCTATTTGTCAACTTGTATTTTGGGACGTGCTACGTCCCATCTTTACCTATAATTTTGCCTTGTGAGAAAACCCACAAGGCGCGCGTCACTTTTTTGATTCGGAAATGAAATATTTTCCGCCATATTTTTCTGCAATTTCAATTACCTTTTCGGTATCTTCTCCTGTGGCACAAAAACAATTAAAGATTACATATTTGTCTATATCGATATAATTAAAGGGAATTGAATTTGTATTAAAGTATTCCGAAAAAATTTCGGGAGACACTCCGCGCGGGATTGTAAGTTCAACTTTCCATAATTTTTCTTTTCGGAATTTTTCTTCTAACCATTTAACAAAGAACACGCCAATAAAATTAGCAACTGCAACGACAATGACTTTAAACCACAACGGCAGCTCACACACGGTATATACAACCACAACGGTATACAATCCGAAAGCGATTGCATTTATAATACTTGCACTCACTTTGCCGCATTTTATTGTAGCAAGAGATTTTATTGTTTGGATTATAACATTTAGAACATTTAGGATAATAAAAATTAAAATTAGTTCCTTTGACATTTTTCTGTTCCTTCCTTTTCTTGTTGTAATTATTATACAATTTTTTCTATGAAAAGTCAAGAGAGAAGATGGGACGTATTACGTCCCACATAGGGAGCGGGCAAGTTGCCCTTGCTCTTAGAAAATTGCGTTCTCGAAAAAGATTACAAAAAGAAAATTACTTATCAACTGCTCTCTTTCCGGTATTTCACGGCATACCTCTGCAAAGCTGTCGAAATTAGAATCTTTAAGTAACTTTGTTAAAGCGTATGCAACAAAAATTTCTGAATACTGGGGAGTTAAAACATTATACAGTTCTTTTTTTCTTCCGTGGTCATTGTCGGATATACCTTTCCGTCAAAAAACTTTTCAAGGGCATAAACATCTCGCTCACTGGTGGAATTAAAATAATAGTTAAGTCGAGTTTCAAATTCGGAAAAAGTCATAATTTTATGTTCCTTTCAATTTTTTTATATTTGTTTTTGTACTTTCCTTTGAGTACATTTATATTATATACTATTATTCTCGACTTGTCAATCCTACTTTTGGGACGTACGACGTCCCAACTCACAACACGGATGTGACAATTTATCACATCGCGCGAAGTACATTTAGAATATTATCAACATCATATGCAGTGCCATTCCAAGAAGTGCGATTATTTTCTTCATCGTCAAAAAGAATCCCATTTCTTCTTATATACTTTGGTGTACCATACGGAATTATATCGATATGAGAAAAATGAACACTTGCAAGATGTTTAGAAAGCCAATTTATTTTTGCCTTTTTAACAATTTCCTCATATTCTTTACTGGAATTTTTTGCAGTCCACGAAACAATTCCTATTTCATATCCCTGTCGCAAAAGACGATTCAGCAGCCGAGCAAGCACCTGTAAATTAACGAGCGGGCGAGCGTTTTCGTAGGCGTCAGCTCGTTCGTTTACGATATCATCAAGCCACCCATTGACACCGTAAAGGTCTGCAATAGTGCCATCCATATCAAACCATATCTGTTTAGTAGTCATTTCTTCGTTCCTTTCTCTTGATTACAGTTATATTATATATTATTATATGTGAGAAGTCAAGACCGAAGTTAGGACGTATTACGTCCCACTTTTTAGAGAAGAAACCGCGTGATAAAATATCACGCGGGCATTGTTAATCGGGAAATTCTCTTACAAGAAAATAGCCGGGATTTTCAAGTCGATTTTTTATTAGTTTTTCTGTGACGCCTTTAAGAAAATCTTGAGACAATTTTTCTATAATTTCTTCATAGAAATAATTATCTGAAATAAAATCCCATGGGTCGTAATCATCATCATCTGAAATTTCTTCTGTAATTTCTTTAAGAAACTCTTGGGGTAAATTTTCCATAACTTCATCACAGCAATAATTATTTGAAATAAATTCCCATATGCCATAATCATCATCTGAAAGTTCTTCTTTAATATATTTTGTTGCCTCTTCTTCTGTCATTATTCGATTCGTATCAAAACTATAATAAATCTTCATTCTTCTTTTTTCCTCTCTTTTCTTTTGATTACATTTATATTATATATTTTTTTAAACTATTTGTCAACCTTATTTTTGGGACGTATCACGTCCCAACCCGGAATTTTGGTATATTCTTCTTCCGTATATAACCAAAATTTCCAATTCATAAAAAAATTCTACAAACGCGAAGTGATAAAACATCACTTCGCGCGATTGTAATTAAGAACTTGCAAGTGCGGCACCGACACAAGACACAAATGCAATAATTCCTACAAACATAAGACAACTAACAAATCCCATTTTTTCTTCTCCTTTCTAAATTTAATCTTGGGAGCGGGCAATTATTTTTTGGAATTATTTTCTTCTTTATGGAACAGACACAAAAATTTGTATAAAATTTTCGCAAGTCGCAGCTTCATTCTTTTCTCGAATTTTATCAGCTTTTCCTCATAGAAAAATCCCGTAATAACTAATATTACTATAAGTATATCAAATACTGTCTGTATTGCGAACTTCATTTCTAAACTCATATTATAACCTCTCCTTTATTTTCTGTATTTATTATACATTATTTTCCCTAAAAAGTCAAATATAATTTTGGGACGTATGACGTCCCAACAGTTTCTGTTTTGTTCAAAACGCACAATTTTCCAGAAAAGAAACCTCAGTCTAAGCTGAGGCTTACTTTTATTGCAGCTTGTATTTTTTTCTGTAAATCTACATCATCAATTTTTCCATAAAAATTTCCGATTCTCGACTTATCAATAACTCTTATCTGCTCCATCAATATGCAGGTGTCGCGCCCGTGTAGCTTGAGCGGAATATGTGTGGGCAATGGGCGCTTTGTAGCTGTGGTAAACGGAGCTATTATAGTCGTAGGTGAATATTTATTACCCATATTATTCTGGAGAATTATACACGGACGGACGCCGCCCTGTTCACTACCAAGGTTTTTTCCTAAATCGCAATAATAGATATCGTACTTCTGCATTAATATGTACCGCCTTTCTTTTTGTTGAGTCTATTATACCACAGTATAAGCCCGATTGCAACCCGATAGATGGGACGTCCGACGTCCCAACTTCATAGTGCGATATAAGCAAGTGCGGCGTGACAAGGTATCACACCGCAGATATAAGAACGAGCGGGCTTATAAGCCCGCCCGCATTCAATCAGTCCATTCTATCTCGCCGTAAGCTTCGAGGACCGTTATTAAGTTTTCGGTTACATCTGTCATTTGTAAATACCATTCTAAGGCGGATTCATAGCTATTTAAATCGGATTCGCTAAAAGTATTTTCATATGCATTTCTGCATTCTGCCAGCGTTTGAAAAGCTTCAGATTCCCGCTTTACTTGAATGTTATATTCATTGATTATACGATTGATTGTATCGGTTGTAACATTATCTTTTTTAGTTACTATGCCTGTCATTTTAAAGTCTCCATTCTATATAATAGCGTTGTATACTGCCGTGGCGGCGGGGCTTTAAGCCCCGCACACCATTGCTTTGAACTCTTTCAAGCTCATCCCGTACTCGTCGAGTATATCGTATATCAGATTGAGCTTTTTAATGCTGTTGTTCTGAATTGATATCCTATCATAGAAGAACGGCTCACCCGCTTTTTTACGCGCTGTCATAGGCGTTGTCATTTTCAAGCGTACACAACCGCACTCGTAAAGCTTATCAACGAACAGCTCCGCGGGTATAACATAGGCTTGCATCTCAACGGGCGCGAACTCGTTATAATCGGGCGCGTATACAATATAGTCATTGTTACGGATTGAATAAGTGACCGCGCCGTTTTCGTCGAGCCGCTCAATCTCAAAGGCATTACATTTTACTTCGATTTTAGCAATTTTGCCGTCTATACGCTTTTTAGTGTCGGTTTTGCCGTCCGGGCTTGCTATGCCCTTGAAACGATAGTTATTAAGATACAATTTCACGAGCGCCTCAAACGCTTTACCACCGCGCCCGCTGTCAATGCCCGCTGTCGGTTTACAATGGTAATTCATAGCGCGCGTTTTTTCCAGATAAGCATTTACCTCGGCTATTTTCTTTTCTCGAATTGTCATTTTAGAACATCCTTTTGATATGTATTTTTTATAGTCTCTCTTGACTACGGTTATATAATAACAGATAAATATGAACAAAGTATGAATAAACTGTTAACATTTTATGAACTTTAAAAAATCTTTTTAATTCTATTTTAATATGCCTTTATAGCAATTATCTTTATAATGCTATATAAGAAAATACCTGCATCACTTTTATTTTTCTTTTATCACAATACCCGGGGTGATTTCTGGTAACTTTTTATTTTCTAAAAACGAAAAATCGGCGGGCTGGCTACAAAATACTACGAACTTCAAAAATTTAATATTCTTTTTTAGAAAAATATCATAAGCCAACTTATCTGAAATTTGATTTTCTCCAAAATTCTCGGTATAATATAAATGTAAGCAGTACATAGGCCCTCTGTTAAGGTATCCTGCCTAAGCTCCCTTCGCCTATGTGCCCACCTATATAAAACCTACTAAGGAGGATATTTCCTTTGAAAAACCGCCTACAACTAAACTGGGAACTCCCTACCGCAAAAGAACGAATCGAGTTCCTGTCTCGATATATGGAAGGTCTTCCCTTTGAGCCATCGCCCGCAGAACTTGAGACTTGCGCCGCGTATGTGCTTTGGGGATTTGACGAGGACGGCAAAAATGGCGAGCAAAAAGGTCAATACGACCTCGGCCGCAAACGTAAGTCATGGACACAAAAAGAACCCGCTTCTCTCGACGAACTCGTAAGTACGACCGGAGAGTCCGAAATTCTTCCCAAGTCCTATGTTCCAACCAAGGTTACGCGCGAGGTTTTTTCTCGAGAAAAACCCCGACGAGAAGCCCCGCCCGATTTACTCGTCCTCTTCGAAGCTCTTTGGTCCGAAATCGATATTTTGGACCTCGCGCTTTGTGAATACGAACAAAGACTTGGAAAGCGAAAAACCCCACCCCGCGCAGAACTTTTGGCAAGACTTACGCCTGCCGAAATCGAAACCGCCCACCAAAAGTCCCTCCTACTCACAAGCTTCTCCTACCTAAAGGAGCGTCACCATCTTATCGAATTGCGCCGCCAGCAGTATACGCTTCGCGATTCATTCTCAATCCCAACTCCGCGCGCACTACTTCATACTCCCGCGGAAGACGAAGACTCTCTTGTAAGTACAGAACTTGGAATTGCGCCCGTCAGCTTCGCACCCCAATTCTTCATCCCATTTAGTGAGTTGGTGCCGAAAAATTTTGAGGAGAAGGACCTGCGCGCGCTCACCAAAGTTCTTTGGAAGAGAACTGACCCCGACGCTACCTTTGACTTCCGAAAAGAACAAAACCTTTTGAAGTTTTTGGAATTACGCGAGGACTTCCGCAATACTCCCCTCCAACAAGTTTTTACCTACTATGCGCGCGAGGCAAATCTGAGCGAGTCCCAAAACGATCTTCTTCGTATGAAATTGCGCGGGGTACCAAATATCCAAATCGCCAAAACCTTAAACGAAACCTACGGTAGCCACTATACCGATAACTACATCTCAACCATCTATCGACAAAAAATTATACCCCAAATCGCAGAAGCCGCGCGCATCCACCGAGAGCTTTTGGAGAATTTATTCTTTCCGGAGAACTGGAAAGTTTGTACTGGATGCGGGCGAGTTTTACTTCGTAGTAAGGATTTCTTTGTGCGCAAAAGCCGTTCCAGCGACGGGTTTACGGGGCGCTGTAAGGTTTGTGATAGAGAAGAGCGTGCGAAAAAATCCAAAGAGAAAAAGGAGAAAACCCAAAATGGACAAAAAGAAAAAAAGAAAAAACAATAAACGAGGGCCCAAGCAGAAACTCGAGGCTCGCCAATTCTCCTATTTTGTGAGCTTGCTTGCGGCATTACCCGTGGACGAGTTTGTTGGAGTCGCGCGCGTCCTCAAGGTTCAGCTTTTAGAGGAGAACAAGAGTAGAACCGAAGACGAGACCGAGGGCGAGAAGGATAAAACCGAATCTCTTCTTCGTGATTTCGCTGAAATCTTCGAGGAAATGCTCGACGAGTTTTTACGATTGACGCCCGTCCAACGCCATAATCTAATTTGGATTATGGAGGCCGCGCTATCCGAAGAAGGAAACGAACTCCACGCCGACACCAAATATAAACATTTGCCTACGAGTTTGCTTACAAGGCGCGCGACCATCGAATCAGACGAAAACGCGGAGGTAATCGAAGATGCAACCACTTCTACGAGTACGGACTAAGACGTTTTCCGAAAAAATTTGCCCACGATGCGGCAACCACCTTGGGCCAGAGGACTTCGCGCCCACTAAGTCGTGGTTCTATCCAGACGGAGTACTTCCGATTTGCGACGAGTGTTGCGCGCAATACTTAGAGGAAAAGGATTTCCGATGGGATGTTGTGGATAAGTTTTGCCAATGGGCCGACATACCCTTCGTTCCAAAAGAGTTCGAACGTCTTCACGAAGCCAACGGCCGCAAAGTATTCCATACCTACGCGGCAGTCTTCCTTTCCGAAGAATATGCAAGTTTTGGATGGGAGGACTATAACGAAGAATTTCGCAAGCTCCGTAGCAAAGGGCTTCTTGAGTTCGAGATACCCTTGGTTGGGGAAGAAAAACTTCGCAAGCTTCGAGAGAAATGGGGCAGCAACTATGATACAGATAGCCTTCTTTACTTGGAGAATTTGTATAATGGATTGCTTAGTACGCAGAATATAAATGGCGCGCTCCAATCGGACCAAGCTTTGAAGATTTGCAAAATTTCTTGCGAGCTTGATCGCAGAATACGAGACGGCGAAGATTTTGATAAGCTTTTGAAGAGTTATGATACTCTTGTTAAAGCGGCAGAATTTACGCCAAAGAACACGAAGAATATTAATGATTTCGACTCAGTCGGAGAGTTATTCTCTTGGCTTGAGAAAAGAGGTTGGAAGAACAAGTATTTTGATAATGTGTCAAAAGACGTCGTTGATGAGACGATGAAGAATATTCAGGCTTTCAACCAGAAGCTGTATACGAACGAAACGGGAATTGGTGACGAGATTACTCGCCGAATCGAAGCCCTCCAAAACGCAAAGAAAGCCGAGGATCGCTATGATACGGGCGGCGAGTATGCGTTAGAGGATTACGAGCTTGATGGATATGATAAGTTGCTGAATGTGGATGAGGAAGAATTTGAGTCTGACCTTGGAGGCGCGTAACCATGAAGTTATTGAGTAAGAATCTCCAAGGTTTTGATGATGTGCAAGTTGGTAAACGAGAAGATATACCGATTGAAAAGGGAGCAGTGCTTGGGGAAGAGTTTTTTGAGAAGAATCAAGATTTGGTAGAGAAGTATTGTAATTTTTTTACTGCTTATCCAGACCTATTTTTGGATTTGATTAAACCCGTTGATTCTTCTTTCTCTTTCTTCTTCTACCAGAGAATTGTATTGCGCGCGCTCATGCGGTATAAGATCGTATATATCAGCGCCTGTCGTGCTTTCTCCAAATCCTTCCTCACAATTCTCGCACTCTTCCTCCAATGCGTGTTTATGCCGGGCACCAAACGCTTTATCTGCGCGCCTTATAAGAATCAGGGTGCGCAAATTGCAAAGGAAAAACTAACCGAAATCTTCCGACTTTTCCCTTTACTGCGGCGAGAAGTTATAGGTGGTTCTGTTGCAGAAGTCCCCGGAAACTATGGTAAGGATTACGTAACACTGCGCTTTAGAAATGGTTCAGAGTTTACGGTGGTTGGCGCTGCTGATAGCACTCGTGGTGGCAGACGTCATGGCGGCCTATTGGATGAGCTGAGAGACCATGATGAGAAGGATATAACAGAAATAGTCTTACCATTAATGAACGTGTCACGCCGTCTTCCCGACAACACTGTGAATCCAAAAGAGCCGAACCAGCAGCAGGCGATCATGACATCTGCTGGTGCAAGAACTTCCTATGCATATGACAAACTTATTGACTGTTTTGAAACAGCAATTATAGAGCCTGATCGAGCCTTTGTTATGGGATGTGACTATCGTGTTCCTATGATGCACGGACTGATCGATCGAAGTTATATCAATGGACTAAAGATGTCACCTTCATATAATGAAGAGTCCTTTGCGCGCGAGTATATGTCCTCATGGGGCGGCGGAGATAGTGAGTCTTGGTTTAACTTCGACAAAATTTTAAAATATCGAAAATTAAAAAATCCCGAATTGCACGCTTCGAGTAGACTTACAAAGAATCAATTCTACTTAATTTCAGTGGATAAAATAATGTCCCTTTGCTAAGCGATTAGCAAATGCAAAATTTTCTTAAAAGCGGGGAACGCTTAAAGACTGATATACTAAAATAGCATTACCTCGATGCTATCATGTTACGAAAGTAGAAACAAATATCAGTATGGTATATGGCGCAAGCCTAAGTATTAAAAAGAGCCAATCCGCACCAATTGGAGGTAATTATGAAAATAGTATCACAAGATGAAATTTGTCAAAGAATTAAAGATAAGTTTCCAAATCAACCTTTTGAAATAGTTGAATATACAAGAGTTAGTAAGCCATTTTCAATAAAATGTTTGAAATGCGGAAAGATAACTCAATATTCAAGTTTTAATAACTATATTAATTCTTCTCGAAAGGATGTTTGCTTTTGTTATAATGTTAATAACAAACAGACAAAACATTTCAGTAATTTAGAAAAAATTAAAAGTTATATTTCAAATAGCCCTGATATGGAACTTGTTGATTTCTGGTACAGACCAGAAACAAAGAAGTATATGGTAAGAGTCAAATGTTTAAAATGCCAACAAACTTATAGTAAGCCATGGAGTGAATTTCTTAAAAATCCTAACTGTCCTTTTTGTGTTGGTAGAGAGCTTTTAAACACTCAAGCGGTAAAAACTTTACTTCCTACAGAATATGAGCTATTAAGTGAATATTCTTCAAGAGATGAAAAAGTTCTTGTTAGACATAAATGCGGCTTTATATGGAAGACGAAAGTAAAAAAACTTTATGATAACTTTGGATGCCCGCATTGTAACAAGAAACGCAGCAAAGGCGAACAAAAAATCACAAACTGGCTTATGAGTAATGAAAAGACTTTTGAAATTGAATACTCTTTTAGTTGGCAATCTAACAAAAAAAGAAGATATGACTTTTATCTCCCAGATTATAATTTAATTATTGAGTACAATGGTGAACAGCACTATGTAGAAAATAAATATTTCAAAGTTCCTCTCAAAGAACAACAAAAGATCGATGCAGAGAAAGAAAAAGAAGCTGTTGCACATGGTTATAATTATTTAATAATTGGTTATTTTGACTTTGACAATATTGATACTATATTAAACAATTGGTTCAACGACTATCTCGCAAGAGAGTAGACTCAAGTGAGTCGAAATAGAAAATATCCCTTGAGGATAAAGATATAGTCTTATCTATATGGAAACATATAGCAGTTTCTTAGAAAACGCATACGAATTAACGACTCGTATGGAAAGTAATGGTTGGCAGGCTTAGTGACCAAACTGTAGCCTGCATCTTCAAAGTCAGTGTTCTTGATGGTAAGTATTTCGCAAGTTTAGTTAATATCGTGGTGCTTGGTCGCACCCCTGAAACTAAACCTTTCTCTTGCCAAGCGGCCGACATTAAGCGGTTAATCAATTTGTATAATCCGCGCGAAGTCGTAATCGATACAAACGGCCTCGGAGTTGGACTTGGCGATGAAATGATTCGTGCGCAGTTCGGTGAAGACGGAACCTACTATCCGCCTTATGGCTTTATAAATGACCAAAACTACCGAAAAGTACAACCTCATGATGCACGCTGCATCCTATATGGAATCAAGGCATCCGCTTCTCTCAACTCTCAAATCCACAGTAATTGCTATGCTAAACTAAATGGTGGCAGAGTACGTTTTCTTATTAAAGAACAAGATGCAAAGTTATCTTTGCTTGCTACCAAGACTGGCCGCAAGATGTCTGTAGAGCAAAGAGTTAAGAGATTAATGCCGCACGAGATGACAACAAACCTTTTCCAAGAAATGGCTAACCTTCGTTTAAAACGAACCGGCGCGGGCACCGATATCGTACTGGAACGTATTAATGAAAGGTATCCTAAGGATAAGTATTCTGCCTTTGCTTATGGGCTTTGGCGCATTAAAGAATACGAAGAAGAAGCCTTCAAAAAAGACAAAAGGCGTGGGATATCTCGTCAATTAATTTTTTTTACAGGAGGTAATTAACCTATGACAGGTTCTAACGACAACAATCGAATACAGTCCAAAGAACCAGATTTTGCAACCTCCTTTGCGAAAGTTACAGACTCACTTATTGCGACTAATGACCGGGCATGGAACAGCACTTCTTTCCGTAGTTATACTACCTCGACAAGAGATTATAAGCCCGAAGAAATCAAGCGCATCGTAGAGTCTGGCTCGTTGGAAGAACAACAAAAGCTTTCTCGTAACTATTTTCTCAAAGACGGCATCTATAAAAAGCTTATTATGTACTATGCGACGCTTTTGGATTATGCGGGTTTATTAATACCTAATCCAAGTTTCGGTCAGAATCTCTCCACTTCTCACCTGCAAAAGCGTTATCAGCGTGCAATGGACTTTATAGATTCCGTTCCTTTGAGGAGTATATTTACAACATTCTCTCAACGAGCACTTGTTGATGGATGTTATTATGGTGTTATTCAAGAGTTGGATAAGAACGTTTTATCGATTATTGATTTACCGCCTGCCTATTGCGCGACCAACTTCCGCGATGAGTTTGGTAATGATATAATTGAATTTAACGTTGCCTATTTTGACACCATACACTCAGACTCAAAAAGAAAAGAAGCTCTTAACTCTTATCCAAAATTTATTGTAACGGCTTACAAGAAATATAAGAAAGGTAAAGGACCTCAGTGGATTCTGATACCTTCAGATGTAGGGGTATGCTTCCCCGCACTTGATGGTCGTCCGATGTTCCTTAGTGCAATCAGCGCCTGCGTTGAGTATGATAATGCAATAGACGTGGAACAGGCGCGCGCTTTAGAGAACATTCGAAAGATTTTAGTTCAGAAAATACCCCATCTTAGTGATGGTACCCTTCTTTTCGAACCAGATGAAGTCCAACTTATGCACGAAGGTGCGGTTGGAATGATGAAAGGAAATCGTAACATAAGCGTATTAACGACCTATGGCGACGTTGATGCAGTAGCATCGTCCAGTTCAGCAGATACGATTAATAACACATTGGATAGAATGTACAAAAACATCTACAATAACGCGGGCGTTAGCTCAGAACTTTTTTGCTCGACTGGTAGCGCAACACTTGCGGCGTCAATTAAAATGGATATTTCTATTATGATGACGTTTGCTACACGATATGCTTTCCTTATAACTCAACTGGTTAACCAACTTTTTGGAAATAACAACATTAACTTTAAATATGTGATATATCCTGTTTGCGAACAGAATCGCAAAGAATATGCGGATATGTGCTTTAAGCTCGCGCAAAGCGGCTACAGCTTGCTGATGCCTGCAGTTGCTATGGGCTTCTCTCAGCGAGATATTATTAATGTAAAGACGTTGGAGAATGATGTGCTTGGACTAACGGAGATATTAATTCCGCCCAGTTCTTCATACACACAATCCGCGGCCGGCTCTAAACCGGGTGCGAACCCAGTAGGAGCGCCTCGTAAGACGGATGATGAGAAAGCACCGCAGACTTTGAAGAATGATGAATCAACAAATAATACGGGGGAAATTAGATGAGTGAGAAACTAAATCAATTTTCCGTAGAAGTATATGGAAATTTAGAACCTTATAATGAGGTTATTTCAAAGGCTCGCGTTCGTATTTTTTATCTCGGAGAAAATCGTAATGCCGCATATATAAGTCGAGAGTTCGCAGAAAAACTTTTGATGACTTTGCCTTATACTCCTGTTAAGGGCATTTTTGATGAGATTAATGATGATTATTCTGATCACGGCGAGCGTCGAAGCGAAGGTAGGATATATGGTATTGTTCCCGAAAATCCGAATTTTGCTTGGGAACAGCATGAAGATGAAGACGGTGTGACTCGGACTTACGCTTGCGCGGACGTCTTAATTTTCACCGCTCTTTATGCCGAAGCTAACTTAATTCTCGGTAAAGGAGAGTCAATGGAACTCTATGGGCCTTCAATTAAAGGTACGTGGAGGATGATTGATGGTAAGAGACTCTTCGAGTATACCGAAGGCTGTTTCTTGGGCTTGCAGGTACTTGGCGATGAGGTTGAGCCTTGCTTTGAGGGCGCGGCTTTCTTTAGTCTTGATGACCTGCGCGGAACCATCAAGAAAATGGAACAATATCTTGTACAATTTGAGAAGAAATTGGAGGACAAGCAAATGATAGTTAATTTTAAGCTTTCCGATGAACGTAAGGCAAATCAGCTTTGGTCTCTTCTTAATCCTAACTGCACCGAAGAGGGCGGTTATGTAATTAATTATGAGATTTATGAAGTTTATGACAATTATGCCGTATGCTGGAACTATGATGAGCAGATTTTCGAGAGAGTTTATTACACCAAAAATGATGAGAATGACTCTGTTGAGATAAGCTCTAAGGAGCAGTGCTTCATTGTGGATGTAACCGCCGCGGAAAGAGATAGTCTTCGACTTGTTCAGGCTTTGAATGAGAATACTTTTGAGAATCTTGATAAGAGACTTGAGAGAGAGCAAGAGCTTGATGGTCAGGTTGGAGAGCTTAATACAAAAATTGAGGCTTTGGAGCGGAAAACAGAAGAGTTTGAAACCCAGATCTCCACTTATAATACAGAGAAGGAGACGTTTACTCAGCAGATTGAGACGCTTGAGAGCGACAAGAACTCACTTCAAGAGCAAGTAGACGCACTTTCTACTTACAAGGCTAATATTGAGAAGCAAGATAAGCTTGGTCTTATCGAAACTTACTCTAATAAACTTGATCAATCAATACTTGATACGTTTGTTGAGGAAGTTGATAAGTATACTTATGAGGCTCTTGATAGAGAATTGGCCTACACTTTGGTTAAGAGTAATCCCGCGAATTTTGCTCTTGATTCCAAGAAACACTATGTTCCCAAGGATAATGTTGAGAAAAACGGCATAAATGCCATCCTTGAGAGATATACTAACAATTAATGGAGGAATTTTATAATGGCTTTTACAAGACTTGCTATTAATGGTAACGGTCAGATAGAGCTCAACAATGTCGCTTTCCGCCGCGATGGCCGCATTGAGGCTCAGTGCAAGCTTAACGTAGCAGCAGAGAACGGTATGATTCTTGCTGTTGACACCGCTAAGCGCGAAGTTCGCCTTCCTAAGGCAGAAGATGAGGATTGCCCTCTTGCTGTTGTTTACACCAGTGAGCATCTGTACAGTGATAGAGAGGATGGTCTCAAGAACTTTATAAACAAAGAGGGTTCTTATCCTCGCATGGGTTATCCCGCAATCCATGATATTTGGACAACCAATACAATTGGTTACGACTCGGATGAGTTTACTTCGAATGATAAGGCTGTCGAAGCTATAAAGAACGCTGGCAAGACAGCTCTTTATGGTAAGGTTGGCGCAGAGGGTGTTGTTACTCTTACTGCTACAAAACCCACTTCTGGTCTTTGCTTCAAGGTTGCTACTGGTATGGGCGCAGGTTCTATGCCCGATGGTCAGGTTGGCGTTAAGCTTGAAGTCATTGGACTTTAATTTTTGGAAAGGAGGACTATATAATGGCTACTATTGCTGAGATTAAAGAATTAGCTCTCCATGCCGCTCGCGGTACTGCGCCTGCTAATTATTCCGTTCAGAATGTAAATGACGCCCTTCGCGATGAGCTTAAAACCCTCGCGGGCGATGTTTATAGCTTTATGAAGAACCGTTATGATATATATTCTATAATGGTTGAAACAATCGATGAGATTGTTCCTAAGAGAGTTATCGATGCTATCGGCATCTTTGCTGAAGTTAAGGTTGTCGGTAACAATGAAAAGGCTGCGTTTAAGACTCGCCTTGGCCGCAATCGTGCGAAGAAGTTCCTTACTCGTGCCGCGGCTTCTGGTGTTTATGAGACTTTCCGTCTTGATTCTGACAGCTTTACTGTTGATACTTACACTATCGGTGGCGCCTGCACAATCGACTATGAGAGAATGCTTGATGGTGCCGAGGTTATGGCTGAGGTTATGGATATCATGACCGAGGGTATTACTGATTCTGTCTATGTTGACGTTCAGAATACACTGCGCGCAGCTATAAATGCTACTGGTCGTCCCGCAGCTAACAAGCACTCCGCTTCTTCCTTCAATTCCGAGGAAATGGTTAAGCTTGTTAATGTTGTCCGCGCTTATGGTGAGGGTGCTGTCATCTTCGCTCCCGGCGAGTTCATCGCTGCTATGGGTCCCGACGCTATAGTTCCTGTTGATGCTACCAATCACATTGCGGGCGTCTATCATCCGCAGGATATCGATGCTATCCACAATCAGGGCTATATCAATATCTTCCGTGGTACTCCTATCGTTCAGCTTCCTCAGTCCTTTATTGACGAGAATAACGAGCAGACTTGGATTGATCCTCAGCTTGCTTATATTCTTCCTACAGGAAGAGAGCGCGTTGTTAAGGTTGTTCTTGAGGGCCAGACCCAGATCAACGACTTTAAGAACCGTGACAACTCCATGGAGATACACATGTACAGAAAGATGGGTTCTGCCATCTTGGCACACCACAACTGGGCCATATATCAGAACACTGGTATTGAACAAACGTACGCAGCACCCTACGATCTTTAATAAAATGGGGGAGGAAGGGTTCCTTCCTTCCCCTTTAAAAATATAACCCTATAAGGGCGAGTAAAAAGGAGTAATAAATTATGACAGACGATACCAAGATTATGCTTGTAAATATGACAACGGGTTCTCTTTCCGTAAACATCCCCGATCTTCGTTACAAAAGACGCTGGGAAAAGAAAGGCGCCAAGAAGCCTATGCCTTGGGGCGTGCTTAAAGAAGCTATTTATGACCCCGGCTTTGAGTATATGGTACAGCAAGGTATGCTTTTCATTGATGATAAGGACGCGCGCATCGAACTTGGGCTTGAGGATGGAGATACAACAGAAGTGATCTGTTTGAATGATTCTCAACTCAAAAGAATGGCAACAGTTATGCCACTTGTTGATTTTAAGGAGCAGATAAAGAAGATTCCTTACGAACAGGTTCAGAACCTTATCTCCTATATGATTGAAAATGAATGTGCAGACATATCTAAGACTGAAATACTCAAGAAAATGACAGGCATAGATATCATGTCAGCAATCAAGCTAAATCGTCAAGCTAAGGAGGACTAACATGACTCCCTATTCTACTGTGTACAAGGCGGCGCTTGGTAGAATCTTGGAAGATGAATGGACTGAGTGGACAGAAGACGAGATTAAGGAAGACTTATCTGGACTTCTTGATGCGGCCTTGCCTTGGTTTAAGTTTCCTCGTGTCTCTTTGAAGCGTACTGACGAGGGATTTGAGGGCGACTTAAATAACGAAGAAATACAAATTTTAGCCTCTCTTATGAAATGTGAGTGGCTGAATCGTAGTATTATGACTTGGGAGAATGTTAAACCTTTGTATGATGAGAGGGACTTTTCTCCCGGCAACACTCTTGACAAGCTCAATAAAACGCTCAAGTATGAACGAGACACCGCGCGCAGACTTGAAAGCATTTATTATCGGTCTATTAAAGGGTCTCCATATAATTATCGGAAATGGGCTGGTGATAATTCATGACCTATGCGCAGGAAGGATATGCCAACAAGCTTAAAAACAAACTTTTTGGGCTTTTATGCGAGTTTGAGAAGAATCGAGAGTGGGAAAAATTTTTAGATTCAATTATAATTGAACTAATGGGTGTTCCCGAAGAGGATCGCACAATCAATTATTATATTTTAATGTATAAGCTCTCGACATTAAGATATTTACGTTATGAATATTTCAGGAGCACTATTTTTGATTGCATGACTTTAGTTTCAAAGGGGTGAGGTAATGGGCGATTTTGATATATACTTTAAAAGACTGAATCGCTATGGTACTGATTACCCATCTCGACTACAAAACCAAAGGGAAAGAGAGTTTGAGCGCAAGCTTACCTATTCAGTTTACAGACTGGACTTTCCCTATGGAGATACAATGGAAGCGGGTACTTTAGAGCCTCTGTCACAAGATAATACCAAGACAATGGCGCATCTTCTAACACGAACCCGAGTTCAGTTAGAACCGGGTACTATTCTTATGTTAGATGATGTGAATAACCAAAAAACTCCTTGGATGGTATACTATCTTGAACATATTAAAGCAAGTGGTTATAATCGTTACACCCTTATACGAATGACTCACTATTTGACTTGGACTGCGCGCGATGGTAGTACGCAATCATCTTGGGCTTATGTCTATGGTCAAGAAGATAATATGTTGAAAGACGAAATTAAGTCTCGTTCCCGTATGAACGTCCTCTACCGAGAAAATCTTAAACTGAGTTTTATGGTTATGCCCAAAAATCCATACATTAAAAAGGATGTATATTTTGAGATTGGAGAGGGCGCGTTCAAAGAAGGTTATGTAATTACAGGTTATGACCTTTTGTCAACTCCCGGAGTTGAATTTGTGTCATATGATCCAGTGTATCTCTATGATAACAGTCCCGCGCCTACAAGGCCGGAAGGAGATACATCTGATGATTACTACTGGTTAGAGGGAGGCGAAGAATAATGGGAGTGCGAAATTGCGAAGAGCTTGGGCGCAACCTTCAAAAAATTATGAATCGCCTTTTAGCTAATCAGAACCTTCTTAAGTTATTATACTATACCGATAAAGATCCCCTAAGCCATGAGGACTTCAAAAAAGAAGAAATTCGAGAGAAGTTTTTTGAGAAGTTGATTAGGATTATCCCTAAGGTTGGTCCAAAAGAGACCGCCAATTCTATTGTTGTTTTACGAGTTGAATCGGGGGATATAAATGATAATGATGAGTTTAGGGATTTTGTTATAAAGGTCGAAAGTTTCGTACCAATGACGCAATGGATTATTAAAGATAGCAATTTGCGTCCTTTTGCAATACTTGGAGAAATACAGAAAAGTTTAAGTGGTAAGACGATTAACGGTCTTGGTAAAATAGTAGGCGGCGATTTTGATTTAAACTTTGTTACAGAAGAAATAAGCTGCTATGAGCAAGGATTTATGATTACAAGCTATGATTAATTCCTATGCCTTTCTACGACTGCCGATACAAAAAAGGAACTACTCTGTATATCCTCCATCTTTAAACGATAGTTTAAAGAATCCTAAATTTACACAATGGGAAGGACTTTTTACTACTTCACAGGAAGAGTTAGAAGATTCTATCCATGAACATAATCCGAGTTATGAGGGACCAATTCCTACTCCTTGGATTTTTATTCTGGGGAGTGCTCTTGAGGACAAGGAGTTCGAGACTACGGTGCGCGAAGCCTTTCAGTTCTTTCTTCACGAGGATATTACAATTCTATATGATAGCCAAGTTATAGTGCTTGGAGATCTTGAAAATGAATTAATGAACGTAACTTCCGCAGAAGAACTCCGCATAATAGACGAAGAGGAGTTTTTTGAGTTACAAAATACCGTGCGGATAAGCTTGGGAATGAACCCCGTAGAGAAACCCGATCCTGACGAGAGTCCGCGCGTTAAACGAATGAAGGCTAAGGCAAGACTGAGAGATAGGATTAAAGCCAAAAAAGGTATGGGTTTATCTCTTGGCGATTCTCTTGTTTCAATTTGCTGTATGGGAATTGGACTCACTCCACTTAATATCGGAGAGATTAGTTACGCCGCGCTTGGTAAGATTATCGATCGTTATCAAAGGAAGGAAGCCTATGAGACGGACGTTAAATCAATACTCGCAGGCGCGGATGCGAAGAAAATACACCCGAAATATTGGATTACAAATGAATAAATTTTATTAAGGAGGCTATTTTAATATGGCAAATATCCTTGAACAGTACGGCATTAAAGAAGTATGCGACTTTACGCTCTATGATATTGGCGCAGACGGCAAGCCTACTGTACCGGTTCTTTACCTTGATACACTAAAGGTTTCCACTCTTGAGCAGACCGCAGAGGACACCTCAGCAAAAGGTGGTAAGGGTAATGCCGATCTCATTATGTGGGATTTTGGAAAGGAGATCACCATCACTCTTGAGGATGCTCTCTTTAGTGCTAAGTCCATGGCCATCATGTTTGGTAATGGTACTGTTACCGACTATACTGGCGCCAGCGCTTACATTATGAAGACAGAGAAGTTTGTTGCAACTGCGGAAACGGTTCCTGTAGCCAACAGCAATACTTATTCTGATGCTTCAGGTTGGTCTGCGAAGTATACTGCACCCGATGGCAAGCTTTATGAAAAGAAGAATCCCAAGTTCTTCGACGCCAAAGGCGCTACCCCCTCAAAATTTACTATTGGCGAGACCTATTTCTGCTCCTTCGATGTTCTTGTTGATGGCGCAATAATTGATATCGGCGCATCCACCTTCCCCGGCACCTACTATGCTGTTGGCGATACTTTCGCCAGATCCAGAACCACTAGTAAGGATGAGGAGTTCCAGCTCATCATACCCAAGGCAAAGGTTATGTCTGAGAACACGATCACGATGGAGGCAGAGGGAGATCCCTCAGTGTTCAATATGAACCTCCGCGTACTCCGTCCCGCGGATGGTAAGATGGTACGTCTTGTTAAGTATAAGCTCGCTGGCACTGGTTCTGATCCTGCCGCAGATACTACTTCAATCTACCATGCTACCGACCTTCGGGCTAAAGCTGCTCAATCTGGCAAATAATAAAAATTAAAATTAAAAAAGGCGGATGTCGAATGGCGTCCGCCTTTTTACTAAGGTGATAAAATGACTGAAACCGCCCAATTTGGATTTAAAGAACTGTACTCTGTTCTACTAAAAGCTACTTATCCAATGGAGATAAAAGGCCGGAAGTTCGAAGTTGGGGAGACAATCGCGGCATTTGACCGCATTAGCATAGCTAACTTCGAAGAAATTAAGAGTTATATAAGTGCAAATGGAGGCTTTGACAACAGAGCAAGAGTTGATTGGGACACAACAAAGGAAGTTCAGCTTATTTTTTCCCAAGGAGTTTTCTCTAAAACTCAATTTGCTTTGATGAATGGGCTAAGGCTTTTCGACGTACAGAATGAATCCATTGAGGTTCCAAAGTATGAGGAAAAGGAAAGCGATGAGAATGGAGTTATTACTTTTTCAAATCCACCTGCACCCGATACAAAAATTTTTATATATGATAAATCCACTGGCGAGAAAATTATCTCTTACGAAAAAGTAGACGAGACCCATTTCAAAATTGATAAGCCATACACTAATGTGATATTGGATTATTGTTTTGCTTACAATTCCGGCGCTACGATTGCGCGTGTTGGTCAGCCAACTTTTGATGGGTATCTTTACTTAATAGGAAAGACTCGTTTTAAGGATGACGAGTCTGGAGCTACAAAGACCGGAATTATAACGATTCCACGATTAAAACTGGTGTCTGACCTATCAATTCGTTTGGGAAAAAATGCTACTCCGGTTGTTAGTACCTTGCGCGCAAAGGCTATACCAGTAGGCGGAAGGAATAACACCAGAGTTATGGATTTAATGTATTTAAATGACGATATAGATAGTGATATATGAGGTTTCGACATTAGTTTTAATTCTAAAACTAATGTCGATTTTTTTATAAGGAGGAAAGGTTTTGGGAAAGAAAGGAGGAACAATTCAAGAGACCCTAAAAATTAATATTGTTACTCAGCTTGATAATATAGATCAAACTGTGAAAACAATGCGAGATAATCTCTCGAATCTAAACTTAGGAGCATCTACACAGAAAGAATTTAATCAAATTTTAAGTGGTATTACAGAAAAAGTTAAGAACTTGCGCGCGTCCACAAAGGATGGCGTAATTAAATTTACTGATAAGAATCAAGTTATAAAAGATATTAAAGCAATAGAGCAAAAGCTCCAAAGACTTGGGATTGACACTGAATTCTTAAGTGTTAATGAGAAGAATTTACAAAAATCTGCAAAAGTTATTGAGCAAATGACTGCCGAGCGCCGTAAGTATACGGCCGCAGTAGAAGAAGCAAATAAAAAAGAACAGGCGGCTCAAGAACGAGTTAATAAGTGGCAAATACAGAAAGATAATGTTTCTCAAGTCGTAAAAGGTTATAACGCGCTTGCCAGCGTGTTAGTTCAAGCAACTCAAAAAGCTGAAGCAACTCAGAAAGCTCTTGAAGAAGCACAAGATCAATTAGATAGCTTCATGGCAAGCGAGAAGAATGATAACTCAGAGGCTGCAAAAGCCGAAATACAGCGCTTAAAGAAAAATGTTTCTACTAAGAAAGGTCAAAATACCAAAGCTCATAATGCCGTTGCGAAAGCTCAGGCAAATTTAGATAATTATGATACGGGCGAATTTGAGAATATAAATAAAGCTAACAAGCGACTAAACGAAATAAATGAAAGTCTCAAAAAAGCGAAAGAAAATTTGGCTGCAATAAAACAGCAAGATATTGGTGCGGCAAGATTTGAAGACTTAAAAAAGAATCTTGAAAGTATGAAAGATATTGATTGGTCTTCTTTTGGGGTCGATTTTTCAAAAATTCAAAGTCTTGAAGATTTTAATAGAGTGTTAAAATCAATTAAAGATAGTTCTGGTAAAGGTGCAGAAGAAGCTATTGAAGCAATAAATAGAGCTTTACAATCAGCTCTCGGTAGCGCGGGCAATATGGAAAATGAAATGGAACAGGTTTCTGACCAATTTGACCGCTTGGCAGCTCAAAAAAGAGATATCGATTCGTTGCGCCAAAGTCTATTGAATTTCTTTGGTATTCAAAATGCAATTCAATTATTTAAGCGTGCAGTTAGAGAGGCCTATGAGTCTGTAACAGAGCTTGATAAAGCCATGACTCAAACGGCTGTTGTTACTGACTTCTCTGTTGGTGATATGTGGGATCAGCTTCCCGAATATACAAAAATGGCTAACGAGCTTGGTACAACGACTCTCGGTGCGTATGAAACTGCCACACTCTTCTACCAGCAAGGTCTTAAAACCAATGAGGTAATGGAAGTCTCTACCGAGACGATGAAGATGGCACGTATCGCAGGAATGGATTATGTTGAAGCAACCAACATGATGACCGCTGCGCTTCGTGGTTTTAACATGGAAATTAACGAGACTTCGGCGCAAAAGGTCAATGATGTTTATTCAGAACTTGCTAAGATCACTGCCTCAGATACACAAGAAATCTCGACGGCAATGACAAAAACTGCCTCCATCGCGTACAACGCAAACATGGAATTCGAGACTACGGCAGCTTTTCTCTCGCAGATTATAGAAACGACTCGTGAGTCTGCAGAGACTGCAGGTACTGCGATGAAAACAATCGTTGCACGTTTCACTGAGCTGAAAAAGAATCCAAATGAGCTTGTTGAAGTTGATGGCGAACAGGTTGATGCTAATAAGATTGAAACGGCGTTGCGTTCGGTTGGCGTAGCACTTCGTGATAGCAATGGTGAATTTAGAAAGCTTGATGACGTTTTCCTTGATTTGGCTAAGAGATGGGATTCTTTAACTGTAAATCAGCAACGTTATGTTGCAACGATGGCTGCAGGTAGTAGACAGCAGAGCCGTTTCATTGCTATGATGTCTAACTACGACAGAACTATTGAACTTGTAAATGCAGCATACAATAGTGCTGGTTCATCACAGGAGCAGTTTGAGAAAACAACTGAATCTTTGGAGAGTAAGATTAATCGCTTACATAATGCTTGGCAAGAGTTTACGATGAATCTTAGCAACAGCGCGATTATTAAGGGCGCGGTTGATATGCTGACAGGATTCTTGAATATTATTAACAAGATTATAACCGTCGGCGACACGATGAACAATAGTGTGGCTTCATTTGCTTTGACTTTAGGAATGGTTATTAAAACTTTTACCTCCTTAGGAAAAGCTTATGATAAATATGGTGATAAGATCTTTAACGGTATAAAATCTATTACTGGCTCAACAAAAATTGAAAATGTAGTAGAAAACGTTAAGAAAGGAACGGAAGAAGGCACCGTAGCGGCACAACAGGAAGTTTATGAAGCTACTAAAAAATCAATTTATCGAGCCACTAAAGAGGGCATGACGGAAGGGGCACAGCAGGCTTCTACTGGTAATAAAGAAAAAAAGAAAATTAAGGTTAAAACTTCTGAAAATGGCACCGGAGCAGTTGGAGCAGATAAAAATAAAGTTCCAACAACAGACTCTAAAACAAGTGAAAATATTGGTAAAAAAGTAGGCGAAAAAATAGAGGATGCAATCGACAATTCTTCTATTAAGAAAGAAACTTTTGGACAAAGTATAAAAAGCGGATGGAAAACTGGCTGGAATGAAGGTAAAGAACTAAATGCTGCGGAATGGGAAAAGTTTAATAAAAACTTACCTAACGTAAATGGCGGTTTAAAGAATTTCAAAGGCAACATAGGAAAGATAAACAGCCTTGGGAAAAGCGCTGCTCAATCTTTAAGCAAGTCTATTAGTAGTTTTATGACACCTATGAATACACTTCTTTTAAGTGTTGTAGCAATGAATTTAGCTATCAAAGGTGTGACTACTATATTTGATAAGCTTGTTAGGACCTCTGATGAGCAGGTATCTTTGTATTCTGACGCCTTGACAGGAGCAACAGAAAGAATACAAGCTTTATCGGAGGAGCTTGGCAATATAACTCAGGCCAAGGATAAATTTAACAATCTTACTGCGTCAATGGATCACTTGACAGAAGGAACTATCGAGTACGAAGAAGCTCGAAGAGAATCTAACACGGTAATTCGGGAGACTCTTGAGAAGAATCCAAATTTGTCTACTCATGTATCATATCAAGATGGACGGTGGACTCCTGATAGTAGTTTTTGGAGCGAGTATCAAAAAGCTACAGAAAACGCATTAAAATCTGCCGAAGCGACGTCGGCTGTTTTACAAGCGAAAAAAGCTTCAGCAGAACATAATTCTGCAATTGACCAATTAGGCGTTGCTACAACAGATATTACCACTTCCGAACAAGAAATTGCAAAAAGGATGGCTACCGCCGCTGGAATTATTGGAAGTGCATTAGGTGTACTTTTTGCTCCAGTATCGGGAGGTTTAAGCCTGGTAGCTGCAGCTGGAGTAGGCGCAGCCACTGGAGCAACTGCCGGCGCCTTAGGTTCTACCGCAGTTAGTAAGTTTGGTAAAGACCCTGCTGAAATAAATAAGATTATGGAGGGTCTGGCGACTGTTCAAGGCGCAAGCTTTACAGAAGATCAAATTCAAAGAATTAGACAAGGCAACTTAAATGAGGAAGATAAAGCTTTGGCTAAGGAGGCTTTCGGCGGGGATGAGAAAGCGCTTATTAGTTTCTTTAAGCAGGTCGAAAGCTCTACCGTATTAAATAAAGCTATTGCTGCATTAGAAAATAATACATCAGCATTACAGCAAGCTAAAGATGCCGTTACTGGCGGAGATCCTGATAGTAAATATTATTATAGTGATGAACGTATGGCTGCAGATGCCAGTCGTGCTGACGCTGCTGTCATGAAGGCTGTTGATTGGGTTGCTGATTCTACAGAGCAAGATCAAAAAATAGAAGGAACAGGAAAAACAGTTGGTCAATATTTAGATGATATTCTAAAAGACCGAGACGGTTATTCAAAAGACTCTAAGGGGCGCTGGACTTATCAGGGCAAACTTTTAAACTTGAATAAAGATAATGCTTTGGCACAGGAAATTAGCGCGGCTGTTGCAGCAGACTTCCAAAAAGCAGGGGCTGAAGCTGGAAAAGCTTTTTATAATGGTCTTAGCGACCAAGAGAAAAAGGCTTATAAAACTTTACAAGTAGAACGACAAAAAGCCTATCAGAATAGTTATGAAAAAGATTTTAGCAAATTAAAATCAGATTATACCGGAACTGGTCAAGTTACTAATGATAATTTAGCTTTTCTTAAAAAATATGCGGGCATAGATGTAAACACCGCGGAGGGTAGTCAAAAATATAGCGATAGCGGCTATATGGATATTATTAAGTACATTTCGGGAGAAGCTGAAAAAACAGGACAGAGTGAGGAAGCTCTTTGGGAATATTATAATCAACAGTTTGATTTAGAGAATATAACCAGCGATGAATTTTTTAAAGCTGTACAGACCGGTTTAGAAAATAGTACTTTCACAATTCTTACGACAGAGCAAAACACAAAAGTAGATGACTGGGCGAAGGAGGCTGGTGTAACCAAATTAGAGAGTGCCTCGGAAGATGCTCGAAAAGCTATTTATCAATTAGGCACAACCTTTGAAGGAGAAGGTAAATCATTAGCAAAAATATTTGACTCTCTTGGAAATAAGGCCGATGATGTTTTCGCTGATGCTGACCTTACTTCTAAGGAAGGTATAGAAAAGTTTGTACAGTCTCTACAAGATGCGGGGGCAGATGCACAAGCCGTTCAAGACGCATTCGGAGTCTCACTTGATGATCTATCTGATCGCCTCTTATCTCTCTCAGGACTTTTACCTTCTGTTGCTGATAAAGCTGATTCCGCAGCAGAAGCTTATACGTTGGCCAATCAAATTGCGCAAGATGCGATGATGTCGTTCTCTCAAGAACAGTATGATCTTATTACTAAGATGGACTCAGATCTTAGTGATGCATTCTTTAAGATTGGAGATGCATTTTATTATACTGAGGGCAGCGCTTATCAACTTGCACAAGCCTTGTCGACAGCGGCAGCTGCGGCGGTTAAAGATTACGAAGACATTTTAAATCGTAGACGTGGCATTGATTCTAATGATTATAATAATTTATCGGATGACCAAAAAAAGAATTGGAAGTATGATAAAAAGACTGGTAAATATAAAATAAAGGCTGGCGTTAGTGATACAGAATATGGCGCTATGATGGACGCCTTAGGTTATAGCTATGAGAAAGCCCTTGAATATGCCGCGCAGCTTGGTGATGTTAATGCTATTTTAACTTCTACCGCTTCAGAAGATGAAAAAACAAAAGCTTTAAAAGCTATGGCCTTACAGTATGGGGCTGCCGCTGAAGAAATTAATGGGTTGACTCAGTCAGAGCTCGCGAATCTGGTGCTTTCAAAAAAGTGGAATAAGCAGGCCGAAGCTTCTGCAAGAGGTCTCAAAGCTAATATTGACAAGCTAAAAGAACTGAAAAAAGAGTCATCTGAATATAAGTCCACACTGGCCACAATGGCAGAACAGATAAATGTATTGGGCGGAGTAGAAGGCATTGTTAATAGCGACTGGGTTGCTAAACATATGTCAGATATTCAGGCCATGGCTAATGGAGACGAGGCTGCAGCAGACAGAGTAAGAAAGGCATGGGCAAGAGCATATGCTGATTCCGCCAAAATTGCAGGAACCAGTCTTAATCAAATACTGACTAAAGCAGGGTATACTGGACAAAAACTCGAAGAAATCTCTAATCAATTATACGAGTTTAAACTTACCGGAAAAGCTGACTTCACTTCTTTATATAATTCTTTGCTTGTGTTATATAAAGATGCGGGTCTGGCAATGGCGGCATTAAAACAAATTGCAGGAACTAATATTAGTCTTGATATTGAATATGAATATTCTAAGAATCGAGTAGCTCCCGGGCCTGGTTCAGGGTTCATGACAGCTGCTGGTTGGGAGCATGTTGTTGGAGGAGCATGGAGACGAGTTAAATCTATTAAAGCGAAAGATGATACACCAAGAGATAATTGGAAAACTCCATCTCTTACAAATCCTTCTAGAACTGGCGGCTCATCTTCCTCTTCTTCAGCCAAGTCAGCCAAGGAAGAAACCCCATGGGAAAATCCTTATGACCGTCTCTACAACCTAACCCAAAGAATCAATACCGAAATCCGTAAGCGTAACCGTCTTGAGTCCGAATATAACCGTCTTGTCCAATACGGTCTTGGTAATGCTTCCGATCTTGCTAAGAAAACCGAGCAGGAGCGCAAGTCCCTCGAACAACAAAAAGCTCTCCAACAACAAATTCTTGCTGAACGCAAGAAGGACGTTGAAAAGCTTAACAAGAATAAATACTCCAAATATGCTCGTTATGATATGGCAACGGGCAATATTATCCTTAATAATAATCTTATAAGTAAAAACAAAGACGAGGACATCGGCAAGGGAATCGAAGAACAAGTAAGCAAACTCGAAGAACTAAAAGGTGAAATCGAAGGCGCAGAAGATGCTCTTTGGGAAATCGAGGACCAACTCTATGAACTTACTCAGCGCGGACGCGACGAATACATTGACTTCCAAAAAGACGTCTACAACGCTCTCATCAAGCAGCGTCAAGACGAAATCGATAAGTATAGCGAGTACATCTCAACTCTTGCCGAAGCAAAATCTGATATACTCGACGCTCTTCGTAAGTACATTGACAAACAGCATCAGGAACGTGACAATGCCGAAAGAGAAAAAGAAATTGCTGACAAAGATGCACAATTGTTCCGTATGGAGCGTGATACAGGTTCAACTCAAGCCGACATAATTGCCGCGCGCAAAGATGTCGAACAAATGCGTCGAGATTATACTGATGAACTTATCGACCAGAAGATAAGCGAACTTGAAGAGCAAAACGATGAAGCCCAAAAAGTTCGTGAGAAGCAACTCGAAACCATGCAAAAACAACTTGAGGAAGATCAAAAGTCGGGCGCATTGTGGGCACAAGTTAAAACCCTCATGGAAGAGGGCTGGGGTCCCGATGGTAAGATCATCGAAGGTTCCGAACTTGAGCGAATTTTAACCGATTACTACGAATACACTCAAATGTCCGAAGAAGAGCGTGCGAAAGCCATCGAGCAGCGTAACATGAATACGACTCTTGCTAAACAGTATCTCGATGCTAAAAATGCAGGTAAAAATACCTATAAACCCTCTACTTCATATCCTGATGTTAATAAAATTCAAACACCAAAGAAGAATCCAACCTCTAATTCCGGTGCGAAAGCATTGACTGTTGGCACTCGAGTTCGTACAGTTGGCTTTGGTAATGCAGCATCCGATGGTTCAGGTGGCCGCGCGGCAAAGGGTCTTTCCAATAGGAAAATCCTCAAAATACGCAAAGGAGCGAAGTATCCTTACTTAATCGGTACAAGCAACGATCCCTCTGGTTGGACTGGTTGGTATACTGCGGCCGCGTTGCAAGCTTATAAGAAAGGCGGACTTGCCAACTTCACTGGTCCTGCATGGCTGGACGGTACGAAGTCAAGACCAGAAGCCGTACTTAATGCGCGCGATACCGAAAACTTCTTACAACTGCGTGATATCCTTGGTGAGGTATTAACAAAAACCAGAGACCTTGGCAATAGTAATTCTGAGAATAACGGAGATAACTATTACGATATCGACATACAAGTAGACAGACTTTCAAACGATTATGACGTAGATCAGCTCGTAAGAAAGATTAAAAAGGAAATTACAAAAGATGCAAATTATCGTAACGTAAGAACGATAAACTTAAAGAGATAAAGGAGGAAGAGATTTGGAAGTTTTAAAAGGCGATTTTATTGGCTTTTCCATAGGAAACTTCCATTCTTCCAAACTGGGTATTCTGAGAACAAGCGACGGGAGCAGATTCAATGAGAGTTTGCTCCCCGGCTTCTCAGACGCTACGGCGCAAGTGCCCGGTGGGGATGGGATGTATTACTGGAAGTCAAATTATTCTCAAAAGCCATTTTCAATACCAATCGCGTATGACTCGATGACGGAGACTCAACTTCGTAACTTACGGCGCGCGATGGCGTGTAAGGATATTGTGCCATTGGTTTTTGACGAGCGGCCATATAAAGAGTACTTGGTTAAACCGACAGGTGAGCCGCAACTTTCCTATATTTGCTTTGATGAGAAAGATCAGAGAGTTTATAAGGGCGAGGGTACGCTGGAGTTTACTGCTTACTCACCTTTCGCGCGGAATAGACATATCAATGGAAAGGGACTTAAATATTTGAACGAATTTCGCTCAGATGGGGAGTATTCAATCCCCGAGTGGGTTGGTTTTGCTTCGAATCGAGATGAGTGGAGCGAAAGTAGCAATATGTTGATGCAACAGGGAGATTATGATCAGACTCAGAGATTTAATACAAATGACCCCAAGTATGGTGTAAAAGTTTACAATGCGGGCGACCTTGAGACGGATTTTAAACTTTTTATTACTCTACGGGATGGTGTATTTCCCGTTAAGACTCTTTGCCTACAACGGAATCCAAAAGACATAAGTCCTATTCTGACGGGAAAAGTTTTGCACTTTCATGATTCTGCGGCGGACCGAACAATTCCCGCAAACGACCAAAATGATAATAAATTTATTTGTGTTGATGTGAAGTCAAACCTTCTACTCGGTTATTCGGCAACCGAAGATGGCCAGATAAACGAACCTACTGGAAAGATTTATAACAGCCTTATTAAAGATGGGGATTTCTTTACAATACCACCCTCATTTGATTATCCCGAGATGTATTTGGCAACATATACCGATGTTGAAGGAGACCCGATTAAAAAACTTGAATATGATTATCTTTATTATTAAAAGGAGGCAGCTAAATGAACAAATATGAAATAAGTGTTTGGGAAGATTACTTTGTACCTGCCTCTGGGTCAATGGAGAGTCACTACGAAGAAAGAAAGCTTTGTGTAATTGGCTCAAACACTATGACTGATGGCTCGCGCGCACTGGAACCAAATCTTGTTTTGAACGTAAACGGAACACATACGCTTACTTTCAAACTTTACTTGTCATATATTGATACAATCACGGGAGAAAGAATAGATAATCCCTTTGTTAAATTGCTTGTGAATGAGCGCAAGGTTAAAGCTTATTGGGATAATGGACAAGAAGATATAAATGATAAGTGGTATGACCTTGTAGTTAAGGACATCTCCGAGGATTCTGATAGTAATACTGTTACGTATACTTGTGAAGACTTATTTATAAATGAACTTGGTAAGAGTGGTTTTGAGCTTAACTTTAGTGATGAAGCAAATAATAACCAAGGAACGATTTATGAACTTGCGACTGCGGTTTTAGATGGAACTGATTGGCAGTTGGATGAGGAAAATACGGATCATTTACTTCAAACACAGGAAGAAGCTTTATATGAGGTTAAGATAACTAATATGAATGCTCTTACTGGCATTTATGCAAATGGATTTTTAAATATAACAAAGGATACATACGAAAAGATTCCAAATAACGCTATTTGTTATCTTCCTTACTCAATGGTGCCGCATAGTGATGATGAACTTGCAGATATGACTGCGGTTCAGTTTATATATGCACCTAAATACACTACTGAGTATAGTAGCATGTTAATTACAAATGAGGATAGTAACTGGTTGGTTACCGGCGGTGTATGGGTTAAATTCGGTGATATTTATCGATTTAAGATTCCATCTTCAGGTACTACCAAGACTCTTTTTACTATTAATCTGAGCAATGCTTTTGTATCAGATAAATATCGTGGCAATGTATACTGCCGTAAACAGCTTTCAACTTATGACGCTAACTTAGAGCGTTATGTTAACGTGTATAAGGTGAAGGGTTCGAATCCTACTGCAGATGATAAGCGTATTTTTGGTTATGTTGATTATGACTACGATGCGTCGGATCTTGTTAATAATTTGCTTTCAAATAACAAGGATTTTAAAGATATAACTGGTTGGATAGGCACAAACCTTAAAATTGGCCTTTTCCCAGAGTTGGAACTTAATACCGACTTAACAAAATACGAAGGTCATTCATACCTAAGTGCTGCGATTAAAGCTGGACAGAATTTGGTTAATAATACTTTGTCAAGTGCCGCACAATATTTATCAAGCGGTCTTTTTGAGGGGATGAAAGTCAAATTTCAAATTGGGCTTAAAGATGAATTTACAGATGGTACGTTGTCCGCCGCGGTCGTAGATAAGGAAACTAACTCTATTATCTATCTTGGCAAGCTTAACAAAGAAAATTCTTCTAATATTTTCACTACTTTAACTAAAGAAGGTATTGATAGTAATGGCACGGTTTGGTATTCGGGTACTTTAACCTGTCTAAAAGCTTTGGCAAAGAACTTCTTAGAAGATGCCGAACTCGTCATTAAAAGTACAAACACTACCGAAACAATTATAAAAATTCTTGAAACAAGGCTTTATGAATTAATTCATGGAAAAGATAAAGACGGAAACGACATAATTCTTGACCTTTATGATATAAATTCCACAGATGTTGCGAAAAAATTCTATTATTATTACCTTGAAGGCACATCAAATCCGGATGGAACCGCCCCGTATATCTATAAAGCACAAGTTCCCTGCCTATTATACGAACCCGTTTATGGTGGTTGGGCTAAGAGTGCAGGCGCAACGGAACGCGAGTATAGCCAGTTTGAAAAAGTTCGTACTATCTACGGACAACAATCAAATCGTTTTAATCTGCTTCAAGAACTTGCAGAAACATTTAAGTGCTGGGCGCGTTTTAAGATTTATCACAATGCAGATGGCTCAATTGAGCGCGATGAAAAAGGTAAGCCAAAGAAAACCGTTTACTTCTCCGAAAAAATTGGACAACAACTATCTTATGGCTTTACCTATGGTATTGACCTTAACACAATTCGTCGCACTCAATCTTCATCTGAACTTGTAACGAAAACCATCGTACTCGCAAACTATAATGACAATGCGCCGAACGGTACTTGCTCTATAGTTGATAGTGAAGAGAACTATCCCCGCGAGAACTTCGTACTTAACTTTGACTATTATGTAAACCACGGTTTGCTTGATGGTGAAGCTCTTAACCGTGACCTTTACTATTCCGGTGCGGGCAATGATTATATCGGATACTATACAAAACTTCACAAGTATAATATTAAATATTTAAGCGCCGCAGATAGAGCGATACTTCTCCGTAATCAGGAAGTACGCCTTCTTCAACAATCAGTTGTCTATGATGGATTACTGGCGTGTGCAGTCAAAGAGCGTGATGAGCTTATTGATGAACTGGCCGCATTGGGTGGCGATACTTTAGATCCAACTAAAACTGACCCAAAAGCTAACAACTCCGACAAGTCGTCTGAAATTATTACCGCAAAGTGGATTTCAATACAGAAAGCTCTGCAGCAAATGAAACAGATTATTAGCTATAAGACTGATAAAAATAATAATGTTATCTCAAACTCAAAAGTTGAAGGTCCATCTGACCAAAACGCGGACCTAATTAAAACCATTAAAGATTTGGATGGTGATATCGCTTCTTATAAAGTAATTTGTGCAAAGCTCGATGTGGCACTTGTGGCGTTACAATTAACAATTGAAGCGAATACTGCAAATCGTGACAGACTTCTCAAACAAATAAAAGAGATTCACCAAAAGTTTTATAATAAATACTCAAACTACATTCAAGAAGGTTCTTGGACTTCCGAAGATTATATCGACCCTAACATCTACTATTACGATGCTTTGAGTGTCGCTTACACAAGCAGCCGCCCGCAAGTGCAATATGATATTGCGGTTACTCGTGTGAGTGAGCTTCCAGAGTTTAAGTTTCGTCGATTCCATGTAGGAGATACTACTTATATACAAGACACGGACTTTTTTGGATATGAACCTTACTTAAAAAATGATAAAGTCCGTACTCCATATAAGGAAGCAGTTCTTATTTCCGAAATTAGTATCAATTTCGAGGAGCCGGATAAGGATACAATAACGGTTCAGAACTATAAAACCCAATTTGAAGATTTGTTCCAACGCATAAACGCAACTACTCAATCCTTACAATATGCACAGGGCGGTTATAATCGCGCGGCAAGCGTTGTGAATGGAAAAGGCGAGTTAAAAGAAGATATTCTCCAAGATAGTTTGCTTGCCGCACAGGATATTGTTACAAAAGCAACCGACGAATCTGTCGTACAGGATAATACTGGCATAACACTAACGAGTTTGAAAAATCTTGATCAAAAACTCAAGATAACCTCCGGCGGCATCGTATTCAGTGACGATGGTGGCGAGACGTGGACCACAATGATGAAAGCTGGGCAAATTGGAGTTCAATTCTTGAGCGCGGGTTCGATTTCAACTTCAAAGATTACGATTATGGATGGCACTACACCAGCGTTCCGTTGGGATACAAATGGTATTACTGCTTATTGGAGTGGAAAAGACTACCTTACACCTGAATCTAATCCAGTTTTAAAGATGAATCGGTTTGTAAGATTTGACAAATTTGGAATTTACGGATATAATAATAATAATGATAATGACAATACGAACTTTGTACCTGCAAATGAGGAAGAGATTCGTAGTAATCCAAATTCGATGTTTTCGTTGACTTGGTCTGGACTGCTTATACGTTCGGTAGAAAAAAAGGGCAATACTGAAGTTGGGTCTATTGAGATTAACAATAAATACGATATTGTTATTAAAAAAGGCAATAAGAATAAGATTCAAATTGGTCGCTTAAACGACAATGGAAACTATGGTATACGAATTTGTGATAATGAGGGAATGCCCGTTTTGGAGACAATTGATGATGGAAGTTTATGGTTAAGACAAAGTTTATCGATTGGTACAGAAGCAAGCACTAATGTTAAAATTGGCGTTTTGAACAATAACCAAATTTTCAATGCAAATGATAACTTTATTGTTAAAAAAGATGGCACTGCTGAGATGACAGGAGAGCTAAGAATTAAAGGAAAATATAAAGATTTACTATTAAAAAGTCTTCGAAAAACGCAGCAATATGATGACTTTTGTGGTATTTTTTTGGTACCCACAACCGATTCGACAGGTAGTCAATATAAAGGCATTATAGGCTTTAGTTTTGATAGTAAAGGCACCGCTGGCGGTGTAGTGCAATCACCGGGTGTGTTGTCAATTTCGGGTACCCAATCTTTAGAGTTATCAGGTAGTGTTACTAACATTATTGCCGGTAAGACAATGGTTCTAAGTATTGGTCCTGCTGCACCAATAACAGGCTATAACTTCTCTTTTACTAACCCTACTGGTGGAATTGCTTTCGGAGGTGAAAAAGCACATTTTTATCTTAAAAAAGGCTTATTAGAAACTTATACTGGTAGTACAAAATTGTCAATCGAGAATAGTCAAATTAAAGTTACTAATTTAGTATATAATGATACTCGAGAATATACTTCAGAACGCTATGTCACATATGAACCGCCTATAAAAAACGAAGACCCAAAACATGTAGGGTATTATTTTGTTAAACCAACCATGTCAACTCAAGATAGTTTTGGTATTAGAATGTCTCAACATCCTAAAAATAATAATAGAGTAATACTGAGTTTTTGGACTGGATATAACTGTCAGACTTATGCTGGTTCAATTACAATTGGCAGCACTGGCTGCTGGATAAATGGTACAACAGTACAAGGAGCTTAAAATGCGTATTCAAAAAATTCTTGCTATGGAAGAGGCAATCAAAAACCTAAAATCTAAAAATCTTCCAATAAAAACTGCTTATCGGCTTCTAAAGCTTGCCGAGCTTGTCTCTAATGAAGCTGAAAACTATCGAAATCTTTTCCGCCAAATTCTCGACGAATATGCCGAAAAGAAAGAAGATGGCTCTTATGTCCTTTCCGAAGATGGCGCAAATGTCATCATCCAAAAGGACCACATCCAAGATGCGAATCAAAAAGTCGATGAGCTTAATAAAATTGATGTCGAAATTCCCTATACCTTCGACATAAAGGATTTTGATAATATCGAAATTTCTCTTGAGGAACTGGCCCCTCTAATGGATCTTATCATAGATGAAGACGAGGCGCCCGTAGCCTAAGAAAAGTTTGTGAAAATTGCATAAAAAGAAACCACCTCTTTTGTACAAAACAGAGAACTTTGTCTCCGCGGTACGAAAAGGGTGGTTTCTTTTTATCTAAATGCTACTTAATTTTCGTCTCAGATTTTATATAAAATTTGAGACATTTATTCCCAATCCTGCCATTCAACCTTGCGCGCGGTGTGGGTTTCGCTTGCATATTTACCGATACCAATCGCGTCGGCCTCATCTTCTGTAACAGAAACGTCAAACCAATCCTTCACCAAAAGTTGAAGCGACCTTTTTTTATCAGCACGTGTCTTACCTTTGACTTGACAGTGTGCGCGCCATGTAGGTGTGGGACAAAGTAGAAAATCTATATTCATCTCATAACAAGTTTCCATCAGTATTCCTTGAAGATGAGCAAGCGTTTTAAAAGTCTGAATTCCAACGACATTATCGCTTCCGTAAACTTGCTTTCCTCCAAGCTGTTGCATTTGGATATCCTCTATTGCAACAAGGTCTGGTTTCCAATTTGCTATCATTGAAATAAGCCATTTTCGTACGGCATCGTCGCGGGCTATTTCTTCGGTCAACGCAGTTTCAAAAGTACCATACCGAATCAATTTTTTATCATCATATATACTAAATCCGCTTATATAAGTAGCCTGATCAAGCGCCAGAACACGATAGGTATCTTTCTTTTTTGGAATTATTTTTGTTGTTCTATCATTGAAAATATTCTGTTTACAAACAGGACATTCTTTTTTAACACGAAGCTTTTTCCAAGTTGAGTATACACGATGTCCCTCGGGACACTCGACGATTAGCTCGCTATCTAAATTCTTGTATGAATTAGAAATAAGACTCCATTTTTCTTGTTCAAGTTCCGCACGAATTTCCTCAATTTTTATCTTGCTCACGGGAGTCGTTGCCTCCGAGGTCAGAACCGTAACGACTATCGTCTTTGGCATAGATAGAACTTGAACCAAATCCTCCTTTCCTGTCGCCAGCTTCTGTTATCTTTGAAACTTCCTTAAAAGTTGCCTTGGGAACAGCACTTAGCACCAACTGTGCAAACTTTTCACCTTTACCTATTGTATACGATGCACCATGAAGAATTGATGTAATAATAGGACGGCCATTTTCATCGAACTCATAGGTAATATCCTTGATAGGAGGCTCTACGTTTTCTATGATAACACCGACCTCATCACGATAGCCCGCATCAATCGTTCCCGGAGTGTTAGCTACACGAAGCTTTGTCTTTAGACATCTTCCGCTTTTGGGACGTACCTGCAACTCATAGCCAGTAGGTATTGCAATCTTAAAGCCTGTTGGAATCAATTTTGTTTCACCGGGCGCAATCGTATAATCATCAAGAGCATAGACATCCATGCCCGCATCGGTATCGTGCGCGTAGGTGGGTATTCTTACCTCATCGTTGAGTCGCTCAATTGGAATCGTTATAAGACGCTCTGACTCTGCGCCAGCCGTCTCAATTCCATTTATCATAAGGGCAACCATAACTTTAAGGAAATCTTTCTTTTGTTCGCTTAGTTCGCCTACCTCTTCTTCGATAACATTAGCAAGGTCTGCGTAGAAGTCTCTGATATTACCCATATCTCCACCACTGGAAATAAAGCTAATATAGAGGGAGCGGCGCACATTAGTATTCTGTAAGCTGCGTTCGAGTTGTTCAAGAACAACAGGAGCTAATATTGCAAAACGCTCTTCATCAAGGGCAAGAAAAGAACCAAGATTAGCCATCGCCGCAAGCTCATCGGGTATCTCATCTTCCACGCTGTCAACAGCGGTCTTTACTTGTTCATTGTCCTTTGACTCAAACTCAAGAATTTTTTCGTTATCCATTAATCCTTTTTCCTCCATTACTTTCAATAATTATAAAAAGGCATAATCGCCGAATTCTGTTTTATCCCTTTCTATATCAAGTATACCAAATTTTTTTCTTCTTTTCAAATTTTAGAAAGAAGTGCGCCCATCAATGATGAGCGCACCCTAATTTTACTGTTCGCCTTTGACTCGAGTTATAATCTCGGATACTGCACTGGAACCTGACATCAGAACAAGAGCGGTAAGAACTTCACCCGCAGGAGTTATGTTCTCAACAAGCTCGAGAGCATAGACGAGGTCAAGCTTGAAGCTGAACGCAAGAGCAAAAGAACCGGCCGCGGCAATAATCATGGTGATATACTTGCCAAAGCTCAAGTCGCTCCAGATAGCCTTGAGTCGATCGATTACATACCACAAGACAGTGCTCATGGTAAGTATAAGTGTAATCATTTCCATTTATACAACCTCCTTTCTTAGGTTCTATTTATAAGTAGATTTTAAGCAAAGTTAATATGGAATTAACAGAAAATTTGAAGTTTATCTTCTTTTTTAGTATAATATTTATAGAAAGTAAGGCAAAATAATATATATAAAAGGAGTTAATTTATGTTAGACGAAACACTATACAATAATGTATGTCTTGCTGTAATGGCAAATCTTCAAGGATTTTATCGAGAAGATGGAGATATATATTTAGGAAAAATTGATTGGAAAAATAAGAAAGATAGATTTATTTTTATCCAAGCTATATTTTGTAGTAATATTAATAAGGAATGTAAAGTTCATGTAGCTATGTCTCCCTATAAGTTTTGGAAATTAAAAAGATATGCTAAGCGCGGAGACCTAATTCGTGAATCTCCGAGAGACGCAAAGACAGATTACTATAGTAATAAAATAAATAAAATGCTTGAATTTACTCAAAATGCTTATGGTTATACTTATGAAAAAGACGGATTTAATCTTTATGAAAAAATTTATGATGAGTTCTTTTGTTCTCACAAGGAGGATTCTAAAAATTGAAAATAGTAGTAGTTAATGGTAAACCAACGAGTGGTAAATCTACATTCGAGTCCTTGTGTATGGGATTAGGTCGCGCGCATTGTTATGTTTACTCGTCAATTGATTATGTAAAGACAATCGCCCGGCAGTGTGGTTGGAATGGTGAGAAAACACCAGAGAATCGTAAGTTTCTGAGTGATTTGAAAGATTTGTTGACAACTTGGGACGATATTCCGATGAAGAAGATTCAAGAAAAAGTTCAGCAAATTCAAGAAACTTTTACTTGCGGCGACTCGTTAGCAGATAGAGTTGTCTTGTTTGTTGACGTAAGAGAGCCGAAGGAAATACAGAGATTAAAAGAGATGTATGGGGCTACAACCTTACTTATAAGGCGCGCAAGCGTAGAGTCAGAAGAAACTTCAAACCATGCAGATAGCGATGTACTTAACTATCAGTACGATGTGATAATTGAGAATAACGGAACAATAGACGAGTTAAGAGAGAAAGCCGTTGATTTTCTGGCTTCTCTTTTCGAGGATAGCGCGCATGCGTAAGTGGGTCGGTTTACACGGTGGTAAAACTGCATTGTAGGTATTATTGTAAAGAAATAATAAATAAAAATTTGTAATTTTATTATATATAATATATAATATATAATATAATATATAATAAAAGGAATTTCGAAAGGAGAAAAAAGATGTACGGATACGTAGATGGCATTGATTTTCGCAATATAGAGGCAATGAAGTATTGGAGCTTCCCCAAAAACTACGCACATGATAAAACACAAGAGATTAAGAACCTTATTTTTTCGGGAGATTACTATGGAGCATTAAAAGTAGATGGTTTCTTCCAGCGTCTCTGTAAAGATGAAGATGGTAATACAATGATGATTGCGCGCAATCGTAATGTCAAAGGAGAAGTTGTTGATAAGATTGAGTGGGTGCCGCAGGTTCAGTCTTTGATGAAGGCTCTTCCAAATGGAACCGTGCTTCTTTGTGAAGCCTATCTGCCGGGTGATGAAGGTTCAAGAAAAGTTACTTCTTTACTTGGTTGTCTTAAAGATAAATGTCTTGCTCGACAGGAAGCAGGAAAGAAGCTTCATTTTTACATTTTTGATATTTGTGCATGGGATGGTAAGAGTTGGATGCAGTATCCTGCTGAGAAGCGTTTTGAAGCAGTAAATAAGCTGCCGGAGACTCTGGGGAGTATTCCTTATGTTGAGTATGCGACTTATTATAAAGGGGCAGAGCTTTGGGACAAGATTGGTGAATATCTTGAGTCTGGTCGTGAAGGTGCAGTTATAACCAATAAATATTGCCCTATATATGAAAAGCGTACACCCGCGCGGCAGACGATTAAAATAAAGAAAGAAATAAACCAGACCATTGATTGCTTCTTTACGGGACACTTTACTCGTCCGACAAAGATTTATACTGGAAGAGAAGTTGAATCTTGGAAGTATTGGGTTAATTCTAAAACTGATGAAAGACTTCCCGAGGGAGAGCATTATACAGATTACTGGAAGTATGGACTTATTGAGCCAGTTACAAAGGGTTATTATTATGACTGGGCCGCGTCGTTAGAGATAGGCGTGATTAAAGGAGATAAAGTTGTACCTATTGGACTTTTAAGCAATCTTACAGAGGAAATAAAGTCAAATCCGGACAAGTATAAAGGTCGTTGCATTGAGGTAAGTTGTATGGAAGTTATGGAAGGAACTAACGGGCTTCGTCATGCTAAAATGGTTGATTTCCGAGACGATTTAACAATAAAAGATTGCACTTGGGATAAGGTATTTGGAGGTAATATATAATGAGCAACAAAGAAATTTTTAGTTCAGCTGAGGCGGCATATGACCTTGGATACAAGAGAGGAAAGGAAGAGCGTTTTCATGTTGTCTACTATGATATTAATGATTTAAGTTTATCTGGACTTGAACATATATATACGCTTCAATCAGAGAATATTGATAATCTAATCTATCTGCCCAAAGGTTCGTCTCTTAAAACATTCACCATAGAACAGCTTAAACAAATTCGTGACCAGTTTGTTGATTATGTTAATAGTTTAATTGGAGATAAGCTATATGAAGACCTCGAAGGGTGAGCAGATCATCATTAATTTGCTTCGAAAAGGTGGATTAAAGTTTGAGAGAGAGAAAGAGTTCGCCGACTTGCGTGGCGGTCGTTATCGTTATGATTTTTACTTGCCCGCGTTGGGAGTTTTGATTGAATATGACGGCGAGCAGCACTTTCAGCGAGTTTCTCTCTTTCAGAAAACCCAACGAGACTTCCTTAAAACGAAAGGACATGATCGACAAAAGAACGAATATGCACTTACCCATAATCTTCGTCTTTATCGTGTTCCATATTGGGAGTTAGATAGCTTATCTTCGAGTCGAGATATATTCCAACAGAAATTTGAAGTTCGGTCAATTTGGCATAATGATGATTTATGGCGAAAGCACGAAAATAGAATATAGTCGGTGATTTTTTGCTACTTAACTACGGAGACCCAAGGAGGGGGAAGTAGTTGGATTTTTTTGATGTGATAAAAAATTCTGGTTCTTTGGTGGCGGTCGTTCTTAGTTGCGTGAGTTTAGGTCAATTCCTGAGCAAACGTATTGACAAATTGTTCGATGAACACTTGGAAGAAATAAGGGAGAATGACAAAAAACAAACAGAAGAAATAACAGAGATTAAAGATACCCTTGATAATCTCGAAAAACGTTTTAATGTCGATGAGGATTTTAATGCAGAAATTTGTCGCAGTGCTATAAAGGACATTTATTATCGGTACAACAAGACTCAAAAAATTCCATTGTATGAGAGAAAAATGGCAGATTCTCTTTATAAAATTTATAGCGAGCAATTTCATCAAAATAGTTATGGTCAACTTTTGTATCAAGAAATTTGTAAATGGGAAATCGACACAACAGACAAATTAACAATGTAAGAAAAGAAAGAAGTCAAGTGGAAATTTGACTTCTTTTCTTTTTTCTTTTATAATTATTATAAGAGAAAAAAGGAGAATAGCAATGGATAAATATACTTTTATTTTAATTATTTTATGTATATTAGCTGGAATATCTTTGACAATCTTTATAACAGACTTAGTAAGGTTTTGTAAGAAAAAGAAAGAAAAACGGGTCAATGAAAAGATTGAGTCTTTAAAGAAAGTTAAAGAAGACTGTGTCGAAGCCAAACTTGAGCTTGCAAATTTACAAGACCAGTTAAATATTAATAAAACCGAACTACTACGACTTCAAAACGAACAAGCAAAAGAACAAGTCGCCTTACAATGCGCGCGAGACCTAAGACAATCCGAAGCAGAGCGTGAAAAAGAACTTATCCAACAAGAAGTGTCAAGTTATGGCAACTATCTGTGGGAGAAAGAAAAACAGAAGCACAAAAGTCGTTCAGACGCCTATATAGAAAATCTAAAGGAACTGACGGAAGCTTATGATATGGTCGCTGAAATGCATAAGGCAGATGCAGAGTTTGCGCGTACGGAAGCATTAGAGATTATTGGCTCTTTCCAAAATACAATCGAGGACTACCGCGCGCAATGTGAGGCAATAAACGAGCAAAGACGTCAAGAAGAGCTTTTGGAGAATGAGAAAGCCAGTCATATGCTACAACTTTCTTCTTCTGAAAAAGAAGATATTGACCGACTTCTCGAATTAAGCCGTACTTTCAATCAAAAAACTGTTATCTATAAATTGATATGGTCGGCTTTTCTTCAAAAACCGTTCAATGATATGATCAATACACTTTTTGGTAATAGTGTCCCGCGCAGTGTAATCTATTGTATAGAGAATCAAAAGTCGCATAAGAAGTATGTAGGTAAAACTTCTGCCGAGGTTTCAAAACGCTGGGCGGAACATATCAAAACATCTTTAAATATTGGTACTGTTGCAAAACAAAAAATACATGAAGCCCTATATGGTAATTGGGGTGATTTTACTTTTACGGTTTTGGAACAAGTAGACAAAGATAAACTTTCCGAACGAGAGAAGTTTTATATAGACTTGTATGAATCGAATGTTTATGGTTATAATTTGAAAAAGGGAGGTTAATTAAGTTTGGAACTTAGTAAAATGCAAAAAGAAATTGTCGAGACATCTCATGATAAGGTGGTAGTAATATCATGTGCTGCTTCTGGAAAGACTCGCGTCCTAACTGAGCGAGTGCGTTATCTTCTTGAGAAAGGGGAGGACCCCGCGCAGATTGTGGTTATCACTTTTACTAACGCCGCGGCGGAGGAAATGAGAAAGAGACTTGGCAATGCCTCGGTTTTCATTGGTACGGTTCATTCCTATGCAAATAAGATACTAACCTCCCATGGAATTAATACAAACGCATATATAGCAAAAGAGAATTTTGATGGACTCTTTAATCTTATACAAAAGAATCCTGTAGTTATTTCACCTGTTAAACATCTACTTCTTGACGAAGCACAGGACTCAAGTGAGATACAGTTTGAATTTCTGCTTGATATGATAAAGCCGAAGAACTTCTTTTTAGTTGGAGATTTTCGACAGTGTATTTATGAGTTTAATTCCGCGCGCCCAGACTTGCTTATAGGCTTGTCCGAAGCTCCGGATGTTACTACTTATCATTTAAATGAGAACTACCGAAACGCATCAAAAATACTCACCTATGCAAAATCACTAATTCGTAAAGCAGGAGACGAGTATTGTGATGATTCTTTTCCAATGAGAGATACTGAGGGGATAGTGGCAAGAGCAGAATATGACCCGGAGGTTATCGCTGACCTTATTCTTAAACGAGGACATTATAAAGATTGGTTTGTGCTGACTCGTACAAACGCAGAATTAGACAGTATTCTGACTTATCTTACAATGCGCGGAATACCTTGTGATACCTTTAAGCGCGCGAAGATATCAGAAGAGGAATTTGCAAAGAAAATGGCACAAGATACCGTTAAGGTTTTAACTATTCATACCTCAAAGGGGCTTGAAGCTAAGTATGTAGTTGTAATTGGTGCAAAGAATTGGAGTCCCGAGGAAAAACGAATACAATATGTTGCAGCGACTCGCGCGATGGACTTTTTGCTTTGGACGACACCGAAGCCGAAGAAGAAGAAAAAATATGTAGACTGGGAATAACAAATAAGAGAGGTTCTTTTACTACTTAAATGTAGAGAAGGTACTTCTCTTATTTATTATTAAACAGGAGGAAAGAAGATGGATAATTATGTCCTTGCCCAATCGTGGGCACGAGCGAACGTGCAGGATCGACTATGGTATTGTATGACAGATGCTGACAAGACTGCGCTGGCTCAAAATGAGAATATTGCCTTTGGTGATAAAGTTTATATCATTTCTACAAAGCAAATTTTTATTATGGGAAATGATGGAAAATGGTATGAGATGTGAGGTGGTAGTAGATGAGTTTTGATGTTACAACTCTGGCCCTTGCGAAATCGTATACCGATAAATACGGTGGCAGTGGAGGAGACCCCGGAACCGGTGACTACATTGTAGGAGATGGCTTAAAACTGGAAGGACGCCGTTTATCTGTGGATACAGCTACTACAGTGGATGAAAATAATACAAAACCAATTACTTCCGCGGCAGTTTTTGCAGTGATCGGTAATATAAATGCACTTTTAGAAACAATTTAAGGAGGCTAATTAATGAGCACACAAACTGAAATCACCAGACTACAAGAAGCGAGAAATAAGATAAGAACATGGGAAGTTGGTCTGGGAATTGCTACGAGTACAGATAAACTTGACGAATTAGCAACAAAGGCTGCGGCTATTAAGAACCAAGGTGCAATCGATGCTAATGTCAAGGAAGGTGAAACATATACAATACCAGCAGGTTATCACAATGGTAGTGGTACTGTTAAAGGTGTTGCGGGTGGCGGTAACTACACTCTTCAAGCAAAAACAGTTACTCCTACCAAAGAACAGCAGTCAGTAGCACCTGATCCGGGCTATTATGGTCTTTCTTCCGTAACGGTTGAAGCCATACCTGAAAACTATCAGGATATTAGCGCTGTTACAGTTGAAGAAGGAGACGTCCGCGCAAACAAGGTATTTATTAAGGCGGATGGTTCTACTGCAGCTGGTACTCTTGCAGATAATGGCGCAATCACGAAAAAACTTGACGCAACCGCAGGCAATCAATCTTACACAGTGCCCGCGGGCATACACAATGGTAAGGGTGCCGTTTCGATAACTCTCGAAGAGAAGGAGGTAACTCCTACAAAGAAGGCACAAGACATCACTCCTACCGCAGGAAAGGTTCTCGGCAAAGTTAGTGTTGCTGCAATACCTGCTGCATATCAGGACGTTACTGGCGTTACCGCAACAGCAGCAGACGTACTTTCTGGTAAGAACATCGTAGGTACTAATGGTGCTATTATCGAAGGCGCAATGACCGATAATAGAGCGGTATCGAAAGTTTTGGACGCCTCTACTGGTAACCAAGTTTATACTGTACCTGTTGGTTATCACAATGGTGAGGGCACTGTATCAGTTGTACTGGAATCCAAAACAGCCACACCCACAAAGGCAGAGCAAGTTATTTCTGCTACCAAGGGCAAGGTTATTGACAAGATAACTATTGCTGCTATTCCTTCTGCTTACTAAGATGTTACTGGTGTAACTGCTGCCGCAGGGGATGTGCTTGCTGGCAAGAAGATTGTTGGCACGGATGGCGCTGTTATTGATGGTACTATGGCAGATAATGGTACTGTTACTAAAACCCTTGATGCTACTTCTGGAAACCAATCATTTACAATCGCGGCGGGTCATCACAGCGGTGAGGGCGCGGTTAATATTGTTCTTGAGCAAAAGACTGCTACTCCCACCAAGTCCGCGCAGACAATAGTTCCTACCAAAGGCAAGGTTCTTGATAGAGTTACAGTCGCGGCTATTCCTGATGACTATCAGGATGTCACGGGAGTTACTGCAACAGCTGCTGACGTTCTTGTTGGTAAGAAGATAGTAGATGCTGAAGGTACTGTTGTTACTGGTACCATGGCTGATAATGGTGCTATCAACGCAACAATTGATGGTTTGACTACTACCTCTTATACAATTCCTGCGGGCAAGACTTCTGGTGGTACTGTATCACTTACTAATGATATTGAAACGGCTCTCGCGGCGATTTAAGGAGGTGCTGGCGTATGAGTATAAGCTCAGAAATTGAGCGCATAAATAGCGCAAAAAGCACTTTAAAGACTTATTTAACCGAGAACGATATTCCTGTTACAGAGGAAACCAAGGTTGATGTTATGGCTGCACAATTAAGCGGGGTAAAATTTATGGGAGGCGTCAACGTTCGAGTTCTCGGCGCGAAAGGAGATGGAGTGACGGACGATACGGCGGCTTTCCAAGCAGCACTATCTCAATACAGGTGTGTATATGTTCCTGCGGGGACATACAAACTTTCTGATGTGTTGACAATTCGCGATGCGTGTAGGTTGGAATTGAATACCGATACTGTGCTTGATTTTACGCAGACGTCAAAAAATTGCATAGCTATGAAAATGTCAGCTTATCTTAAAGGAAACCACGCAGTGATAAGAGTTCCTTACGAATTTAGCAAAAGCGTCATCTATGTTGCTTCCTCGCTCAATAATAGTGTAACCGACGTACCGCCGTATAACAAGTGGGATCCCCAGTGGAAAACTGGACGCTATATTACAGATGTCTGTATTACCAAGGCAGACAGTAGGGGGTTTCATTATTCTGTAGATGGAACTTGTAGTGGTACAGCTATTTACATAGAAGCAGACAGTTCGGCAACTTCCACCTTTATTTGGGGGTTAAATTTCTCGGGTATACGAATCGCGGGGGGCTTTTTCCTTTGGAATACACGCTAAGATGATTGGGTCTGGTTGGTGTCATGATGCTCGTATTGAGGCTATAATTGACGCTTGCGAAATTGGCGTATGCTTAGAGGATTGCAATAACGCTTATATATCAGCCGTTATACAACCGCATCCAGCGCTTACAACATCCGGGACGAATATCGTTTATGCAAAATATGGAATCCAGCTTGTTAGATCCCGAAACACAGATCTCAGCGGTAGTCGCGTGTGGGACTGGAACTCAAGTAATACGCTTTGGACTGGAGACACTACCTCTGGGTGTTTATACCAGCATATAGCAATGGTTGGAAATTGTTCCGGGACAATTCTTAATGATTTCTTTTATTATGAAATGCCTTCTTATGACATCCGAGACTTGATTTACACTGATACAGACAGCAATCTTGAGAAGATAACTATTTTACAAGAGCCATTCACTCGTTGGTTTAAGCCAAGTTTAGATAACAAACCGACGTTTTATAATGGAGCTGAGTATAAAGAGCTGTGCTTAAAAGAAGCTTACGATGCCACATTCGAGACGGTTCTTGTTCCGAACTTCGTCAATAAACTCCCATTAGCTACAGATGCTAATGGAGCAGTATACGGTAACAACGGTTATATTATAGGTAAACGACTTGCTCCAAACGAAGTCTTGGTGGACGATACGGCATTTATTACTACAGGGTTTATTCCCGTAAAACCAGGAGATGTTATACGCTTAAAGGGTTTATCATTTACTCCCGGCGATAATACTTGTCGTCTTTATATATATGATAGCTCTCATTCCTATAAGGCTCATGTCGGACGCGCAAATCTCCAAGGAAATGTATCGACAGCCATTGTGAATAACTATGTTGAAAATGACGACGGCAGTTGCGAGTTTACTATAGTCAGTTCCCTCGCTGCATATATACGGCTGACCCTATATAAAAGTTCGCTGACTGGCGACACCCAAATTATCTCTGTAAACCAAGAATTAACCTACTCTCAAGTTGGCGCTTTAGCTTCTGGTGTTAAAGTTGATTACGCCCAATTAACAAATATGCCAGAGTTTCTTACGCTCGCCACATTACCCAAATATGACGGAGGTGTAAGCTAATGTCTGTCGAAATCACATATAAGAATAGTGTTATTGCAAATATCTCAACAGATTCAACAAAAACACTTAAAACTGCTGGTAAGTATTGCGAAGGCGACATCATTGTAAAGAACACTCAGGATGGCGGGGCGAGTCCGAGCGGCACAAAGCATATAACAGCTAACGAAACATATGACGTAACCGATTTTGCGTCAGTCGTTGTTGCCGTAACACAGAATGCGACTCAAATAAAAATGGTAGACCTCACCTTGTCGTCCGACGTTACCACAGCGACGGCGATACTTCGAAACCATGAGTTTTTGACGGAACACCATGCTGACGCTAATTTTGTGGTTATGTTGTTTCCCGTAACAACACAGCAAACTAATAACTACATCTTACTTGACATAAGCGGGAATATCGCATTTGGTGGGTTTCTGTACGGGCTTTCTGTGCGTTCGGGTGGGGCACAAACATATATACAGTGCCCAAAACTAATAACTTAAATTCAGCCAGTTATAATGGCACTATGTATTATGAGAATGGACAATTAATGGTTTATGCGACATCTAATCGCATTTTGGGAGCCGGTGATTATAAGATTGTTATGTGTCTCTATCAAAACGGCGAATAAAAAAAGATGGCATAGAAAGAGAGGATTAAACATGAACATCTAAGCAGGCGCTTGAGAGTATCGAACTCTTTCCTGCATGGGAACCAATTGCGTACACTGTAGGTGATAGGTGCCGATATAATGGCAAACTTTATAAATGCTATAATGCAATTACTGGCGACAATCCTACATGGACGCCCGATGTGACATCTGCACACTGGGAAGTAGTTGCAAAGCCGGAAGAAGAAGGTACTCTTAGCAATCCTATTGCGGCAGAAGTAGGTATGAGATATTATAAAGATAAGTATTATAAAGAGGGAGATAAGATTTATAAGTGCATAAGAGACGACAGCAATGGTCAAGGCACAATCTTATACTATACTCCTTCCCAACTTGTGGGAAATTACTTCGAGGAAGTAGCCGCATAATTGTAAAGTAAATAAATGATCAGAGGAAAAGTTGATTTTTCCTCTGATTTTTTTTATAATATTATTAGAAATGTAGAAAGGAGAAAATAAGTTGATAAAGAAAACTGAGTTTGAAACCTTAGAGGAATTACAGCGAGTTTATCCAATCGGAAGCATATTTAGCACTTCTATTGAAAAGGAAAGATGGTATTGTCCCTCAGAAAAAGATATAGAAGCTGCTATTTCAATGTGGGGCAAAGAGAATATTACAGTTTTGAACGAGGATACAATAGTCGTTACAAAAAAATTTAATACCTATGTTCAAGGGTATCTTTTTGATGGTGAGTATTGGCGACCCGCGGGCAATGGATGGGATGGCTGGTATGAGCTGGAAGAAGAGGACGAAGACGAAATATAAGTTACCGGACTGAATTTAGCAAAGCCATTTATTCCAGTATCTACTTAAATATAGAACTAATAATGGAGGTTATATAATGGCTTTAAAAAATGAAATAGGAAATACTTATGGTTATTTAACAGTTATTGCACGAGCGGAAAATTCCAAGGATGGCAGAGCAAGGTGGCTGTGTAAATGTAAGTGTGGGAATGAAGTTGTTGTTTTAGGCAAATCTCTACGAAGCGGTAATACAAAATCTTGTGGATGTTATCAAAAAGAGCGAGCAGCACAGTCAAATATGGATAGGGTTGGTAGTCTGGTTGGACAGCGTTTTGGAAAGTTGGAAGTTTTGTCAGAAGCGGGTTTTATTGAACATGCCAATGGAAAACGTAGCAGAATTTATAATTGTCGTTGTGATTGCGGTAATTATTGTCAAGTTCAACATCAATATTTAACTTATGGCGATACTACTTCTTGTGGATGCATACGTTCAAAAGGTGAATTTCAAATTGAAAGACTGCTAACAGAGCATAATATTAATTTTCAAAGAGAATATAGTTTTAAAGACTTAAAGGATGAACTTCCATTAAGATTTGATTTTGCTCTTTTTGATAAAAAAGGTAATTTTAAAGGACTAATAGAATTTCAAGGAGAACAACATTTTTCCAAAGCTAATGGTTTTTATTCAGAAGTTGTAAAAAAGCACGATGAAATGAAAGCTGAATATTGTAAAAATAATAATATAAAAATAAAATATATCTACTATAAAAGAAATTATGATTTAAAATGGGAAGATTTGGGAATGGAGGAATTTGATGTCTTATAATGCTAAGTCTATTCAGCAATTAACTTTTAGGCAGGGCGTAAGAAAAAGAGTCGGTATTTATTTGGGAAGTGCTGACCATACAGGTGTAATGGCAGGTTTGCTTGAGCTTGTTAATAATGCTACTGATGAAGCACTGGTTTGTCCTACAGCTAATAAGATTGAAATAGAGATTGGACCAGATTGGGCATCTTGTCGTGATTATGGTCGTGGTATGCCCCATGGTGAAAATGACTTTTCAAAAGAAGTTATGATAAATCTTCTTACTGAAAACCATAGTGGAGCTAAATTCGACGATAATGCCTATGGAGGAAAGAGTCGAGGTCTTAATGGTACGGGCAGTGCCGCGACTTGTTGTTCTTCTGATTGGTTTAAAATTTCAAGCTACCGAGATGGCGCTGAATGGTATATGGAATTTGAGGAAGGTATTCCAAAATGGGACGTATGCCAGAAAAGACCTCTTAATGGAAAAAAGAATGGAACATATATATGTTATAAACCCAGCCAAGAGGTTTTTAGCGCCGAGCCAATTCATTTTAATTATGAAGAAATTTGTGAACAAATGAAGGAATATTCTTATTTTAATAAAGGTATTACCTTTATCATTAAAGATGCAATCACTGGCGAGACCAAAAGTTATATGAGTAAAAACGGCTTAATGGATTTCGTAAAGGAAAACCTTGATAAACCCATTCACAAAGCGCCGTTACATTACACTAATTCAGAAAATGGTATAGATATAGAAATTATCTTACAATGGACCAGTAATAGAGAGGAAAAATTTTATTTGTTTTCTAATGGCGGCGAAAATGAAAATGGAGGTACCCCCATTACTGGTATTAAGACCGCTTTAACCAACTTTTTTAAAAAGAAATTAAAAGGTGAAGCCCATGCAGATATTTTAAGAAAGGGGCTGGTATATGTATGTTCAGTTAATTTAAAAGACCCGATATATGATGGACAAACTAAAAGCAAAATTACCAATCCTGAATTAAGGGGCCTGTGTCAGCGCGCGACTACTCAAATGCTTGAAAGTTTTGAGCAACAGCACGCAGATGAGTTTCAGAGAGTTCTTGATCTACTTGCAAAAGAGCAAAAGGCTGAACTCGCGGCTGAACGTGCGCGAAAGCAAGTTCTTGAAGCTCAGAAAGAAGTCGAAAAATCTCAAAAGAAAAAGTATATTGCAAGCGACAAACTCAAAGATGCAGAGTTTCTTGGACAAGATGCGACCCTTTTAATTGTCGAAGGTAATTCTGCTATGGCCTCAGTAGGAGTCGCGCGCGATGAAAAGACTTATGGTATTATGTGCATACGTGGTAAGATTATTAATGCACTGTCTAATGATGAAGAGAAAATCTACCAGAACGAAGAGATTAAACTTCTCTTGAGCGCGCTAAATATAGTACCGGGGCATTACGATAGTCGAAAACTGAGGTATGGACGTGTTGGTGTTTGTACCGATTCTGACTCAGATGGTTACCATATAGGACTACTTTTGATGGCAGCACTGCAGTATCTGGCTCCGCAGTTCATTGAAGAGGGAAGGCTTGGATGGTTACGCTCACCTCTTTACATTGTTAAAAATGGAAAAACCGAAAACTATTATTTCACAGACGAAGAAATGGATGCTGCGCGCGGACATATATCAGGAGTTATCCAAAGAAATAAAGGTATCGGTTCATTGACTCCGGAGCAAGCATACAATTCAATGTTTACAGCTAAGAATCAGCGATTTGATATGTTCCAAACCTCACCAGAAGCGCGCGACCTTTTGTACAATCTGATGGGTAAAGATGTAGAGCCACGAACAGATTTCATATTTAAAAATGTAGACTTCTCTATGATACGAGAATAAGATTAAAGGAAGGGAATTTGATTTTCCTTCCTTTTTTTGTTATAATTTTATTATAAAAGGAAGAAAAGTAATGAAAGTTACACTGAAACAAATAAAAGAAGTTTTATCTCAACCGATATCAAAGTTCTTTGAGAAGGGCACAAACTGCACAAAAGAAAAGGTTTATGAGATAATTCAGAAGAGTAAAGGAGAGCCTCCCGTAGAAATATATTATGGAGATTTCCACTGCCCGCATTGTGGTGAATACTTACATGCATGGTATCAGTATTGTGTACGTTGTGGACAAAGAATTGATTGGAGAGAAGTTAAGTAAAGGAGTATAAAAAATGGCTGAATATATAGAGCGTGAGGCAGTAATTGATGAAATTGAAAGTACAACTTGGTATCATATAAATTGTCAAAAAAATTTAATTGAAGGAGCTGTGGGTGAAGCTGATGCACTTTATAAAGCCACGGACATTTACAATGTTATAAAGTCAGCACCAACCGCCGATGTGGTTGAGGTACGGCATGGAGAATGGGTTGAAGACTGCTATAACGATATTCCTTGCGTGTGTTCGTGCTGTGGAGCGGAAGCGCAATATACAAGCACCTTTGAAGAAACATTTGACTATGACTGGGAAGAGAATTTAGTGCCATGTGGATACGAAGAAATAAGAGAATATATTAGAACACCGTTTTGTCCGCACTGCGGCGCAAAAATGGACGGAGGGAATAACAATGCGTGATATAAAATTCCGTGGCAAGCGAATAGATAACGGCGAGTGGGTTGAGGGATATTATTATAAAGCTAAGTATTGCAGAACTGATGACGAGCTTTGTGATTATATTACTGTTCCGCACCCAAAAGAATACAACGAGCCGAGTTCGCACTATATTGTAGACCCTGACACCGTAGGACAGTACACAGGTCTTAAAGATAAAAACGGCACAAAGATTTTTGAGGGCGATATAGTGCTTGTTCCTTATATTGACCCCATATTCAAATGCACGTGGAATGACACATCGCCCTGCGAGCAGGCAATTGTCAAATATTGCAATGGTATGTTTTATGTTGAATACATAGAATCAGGCGATAAATTTACTCTGTCTGCTATGGATGGATATATGAAAATTGTTGGCAATATTTACGATAACCCTGAGCTATTAGGAGGTAATAACAATGTCTGACGCTGACAGATGTGTATGCTGTGGTGAAATAGTTCCAGAAGGCAGAATGGTATGCCCGCGGTGTGAGATTGAACTACAGTCTAAACCAGATGTAGGAGCAGTCTTAGGAATTGAAGGAAAAATAGACGAGAATTTAATAAGCGAAGATTGGATAAAATTTTATAAAGTATGTCCTATTGCATTTTATGAGCTATGTGGACTTCGTCTTACTTTTACTCAAAAAATAATTCTGCGTACATGTGCTTTTCATGAGAGAACAAGAGATAGGAGAAGATTAAGATGAATTGTCCAATATGTGGTAAAGAGGTGCCATTAGACCTTACTCAAAAAATAATATGGACTTCATATGGTGAGGAAGTCTGTTGTGCAGATCACTCAGAAGAGCAAATCCAAAGCTACCTTAATGGTAATGGTAAGTGTTCTTATTTTCGCCCCGAAGTTGAGAACGCCAAAAGCGGAACCTGTCAAGGAATGAAAGGTACGCCTTACGTTAGCTGTCAAGGAAAACTTCATTTTTGTTGTCGCTAAATATAAAAAAATTGATTTAACTTTAAAATTAAGCTATAATATTAAAAGAAATTGAAGAAAGGAGAGCTAAATGGAAGATTTAACATCAGTCATAAAAGAAAGTTTTATCCAATACTCCGGCGCCGTTCTACAGTCGCGCGCACTGGTTGATGCAAGAGATTGTCTGAAGCCGTCGGCTCGTCAGATTTTCTATTGCCTGTATACGGACAAGTTTCTTCACTCTAAGCCGATGAAGAAAACTCTCAAGGCAGTAGGTAGTGCATCGAGGATGTATATCCATGGTGATTCCAGTTGTGTTGGCGTGATAATGCGTGCCGCGCAACCGTGGGCTATGAGATATCCTTTAATTGAAGTTGAGGGCGGTATTGGTCAGCCAACAGAAACGGGTAACTGGAGTTCACCCAGATATACCAGTTCTCGTCTTAGCGAACTTTCGTCATATCTTTTTCGAGACATAGACAAAGACACGATTAAAGAATGGCGCGATAACTATGATGATACCGAGCAATACCCTTCGGTTCTTCCTACCAAAGGCTTCTATAATATTGTAAATGGTAGTGCGGGTATTGGTATAGGCATGAGTAGCAATCTGCCGCAGTTCCGCATTCAAGATGTCAACGAGGCTCTTATTCATCTTTTGTGGAACCCTGATTGTGAGTATGATGACATCTACTGCTGTCCTGACTTTGCAACAGGAGGATATCTTCTTAACGAAGCCGCCGTAAAAGAAAGCCTTAAAAAAGGGTCGGGCGCGGCTTGTAAGTTGAGAGCCACGGTTTCCTATGACTCTAAAGAGCGTTGTCTTATCGTAACCGAAGTGCCATATAGTGTTTATACCAATACTATTTGCGCGCAGCTTCACGAGATTATTGAAAGTGAAGAAAATCCCGGCATTGAACGATATAATGACCTTACTAAATTGACACCTTGTCTTAAAATTTACTTAAAGAAGAGTGCCAATCCAGATGTTGTATTAAAATATCTCTATAAAAATACCTCTCTTGAGTATCATTATAGTATTAATCTAACGGTACTGGAAAATGGTAGATTCCCAAGGGTTATGACTTGGCGAGAGCTTCTACAGTCTTATATTGATCACCAGATTGTCGTATATACGCGTGGTTATGAATTTGATTTGGGCAAGATTATGAAGCGACTTCATATTATTGAAGGGCTTCTACTTGCTATTGCTTCAATCGACGAAGTAGTTAAAATCATAAAAAGCGCCAAAGATACAAAAGAAGCTTCGACTAAACTTCAATCATATCTTTCGATTGACGAGGTTCAAGCAAAAGCAATATTGGATATAAAGCTCGCGCGCCTTGCACATTTGGAAGTAACCAAGCTTCAAAGCGAGCAAAAAGACCTTTTAACAGAGAAGGCTCGAATTGAAGAAATTCTAAACAATTCCGATTTGCTTAAAAAAGAGATTGAAAAAGATTTGCGCGCGGTTGCTACTAAGTTCGGTGACAGTCGCCGTACAAAAATTCTTAACCTAAATGAAACGGAAAATGAAGCCATTGAGGAAAAGAAACTTTTAGTCTCTTTTACTAATCAAGGCAATCTTTTCGTACAAGAAAGTTCAACTCTCTATACTCAAAAAAGAGGCGGCGTAGGTACTAAGTTCAAATTAAACCCCAAAGAGTTTATTATTGATACTCTATCTACGAATACCACAAATGAAATTCTTTTCTTTACGGCAAATGGTGAATTTTTCCATCGCCCAGCTTCTCTCTTGCCCGTGGGTGAAAAATTCTCTACGGTTTCTCTTGGAATCATGGGTGCAGAGAATGTTGTTGCGGTTATGAGTTTAGATAAGAAAGACGTCAATCGTGATATTCTCTTCTTTACAAAGAAGGGGCTTGTAAAGCGTTCTGCTTTTTCGGAGTATAAAATGAACCGTAGCGGCTTGTTGAAAGCAATAGAATTAAACGAAGGAGACGAAATTTGTTGTGCTTTCCTTGATGGAAAGGATAAAATTGGAGTCTTAACCGAATTAGGTCAATTCCTCTATTGTGATATTTCGGAAGTCCGTTCAGTCAGCCGAGTATCCAAAGGAGTTCGTTGTATTAAATTAAACGATGGCGACAACGTAGTTTCTGTGCGTCCGATTCCCGTTGAAACGAAATCACTTCTATTTATAACGGGTGAAGGATATACAAAGCGCACGCCATTGGATGAATTTTCTCTTGGGTCGCGCGGTAATAAGGGAGGAAAGCCGCAAAAACTTTCCGACTCCGACTATATGATTGACTTCTTACCGCTTCTGTCTACTGATAAAGAAATTACAATAATAACGTCCCGCGCGCAAATAAGTCTGGATTGTGAGTCAATACCTCTCCAGCTTAAAGATGCGCAGGGAGTCAAGTCAATTAAGTTTAAAACCTTGGTTGAGTCTGTAGTAGGACTATATAAATCTTGATAATATTTATGTAAGTAAAGACGAAAAATATATAACTATTGATGTGAACACATTATAAAAAAATACTGGAAAATGAAAGTTTGATTTTTTTTCAAAATACTTATATAATATTAATAGAAAGTCAGAGATGACTTCGAATAAAAAAATATTAAACAAAAAGGAGTAAACAAAAAATGAAGCTTACTGAAAACGCAACTCTCGTATTCAACTATGTTAAGGAGAATGGTGGCCGTGTCTCGATTCCCGAGCTTGCAGCCGCTCTCAACAAGACTGAGAAGTCTATCAATGGTACTGTAACCGCTCTCGGCTGCAAGGGTCCTCACGCTAAGGGTCTTGTCGATAGAGAGAAGGTCACTGTCGATGGTCAGGAGAAGCCTGTTACCTATGTTGTTCTGACTGATCTTGGTCGTGACTTCGTTCCTTCTGAGGACGAGGAGTAAGTTTAACTTTTATGTCGCCTGAGGTTTATCTCGGGCGACCAAATAAGAACCAATTAAAAAAAGGAGAAAAAGAAAATGGCAAGCAATTCAGTAGAAATTATTGGACTTTTGAGTGAAAACAATCTTAAAGAGGGTTCTTATGAGAAAAATGGTAAAAAGAACGATTATATAAGCGGTTCTGTTACCGTTAAGGTCGTTCAGAAGATCGGCGCGGTAGAGAAAGTTCTTGAGATTCCTGTTCATGTTTTTGCGAATAAGCTCAAGAAAGATGGCGGCGAGAATCCTGCTTACAAGAGCTGGAAAGAGGTTTCTGGCTATACTTCAATCGCGGCCGCTGGTGGCGAGGATAAGGCAGATGCCGTTCGTATAACCGGTCAGCTCGCAATGAACGAGTATTATGGCAGAGATAATCGTTTTATATCTTTCCCGCAGGTTAAGGGCAGCTTTATCAGAAAGATTCGTAAAGATGACATGAAGATGGGCGCCATATTTGAGTATGACGGAATGATTCGTCAGACTTGCAATGAAGTTGACTCTCAGGGTGTTGAGACAGGCAGACTTCGTATAAATATGTGCATACCTCAGTGGGGTGGTCTTGTTGATGTTATGCCTTTCTATGTTGAGAGTCCCAAGGCTATCGATTTCATAATGGATAACTGGAAGCCTCGTGACACAGTTCCTTTCCGTGGCAAACTCAACTTCTCAACTAAGACTGAGACTAAGCTTATTGAAACAGCTTTCGGTGAGCCGGAAGAGAAAACCACTACTACTTCTATTAGTGAGCTTATCATAACTGGCGGTGATTTCCCCCTCGAGTCTGGTTATGAGTTCTCGAAGATAGAGGAAGGACTGAGACTCAGAGACGAAAAGCTCGCCGCAGAGAAGGAGAAAACTCGTACTGCGCCCAAGACAAGAAAGGCGCCCGCAACAGACGCTTCAAGCCTTGGTTTTTAATCAAGGAGGTAGATAATAATGGGAATTGATATTCTTAATATTAAGCCGAGTGTTATTTCGAGGGATCTTAAAGGTAAGTATATTTGCATTTATGGTCCCGAGAAATGCGGCAAGACTACCTTTGCGGCACAGATGGATAAAAACCTAATCCTCAGCTTTGAGATTGGTACTAACTTCCTGTCTGGTGTTCGCGCGCAGCCTATCGAAAAGTGGGTCGAGTTCAAGCAGATTCTTCGCCAGCTTGAGCAGCCTGAAGCGAAGGAGATGTATGATACTATCACCATCGATACAGTCGGTGAAGCTTATAGCCTTTGTGAGAAGTATATCTGCCTTCAGAATGGTGTTCAGAAGATTGGTGAGATACCATACGGAGCTGGCTACACTGCGCTTAAGAGCGAGTTTGAGTCATGCTTGCGTAAAATCACGATGCTTGGTTATGGTATAATTTGTATTTGCCATAGTCAGATAAAGAATGAGGATGCCGGCGATGGTAATACTATCGAGCATATCTCACCTGCTATGCCCGCAAGAGCAGCAGAAATTGTCAACCGTCTTGTTGACATTATAGGTTATATAAATTGCGAGTGGGATAAAAAGGGAAATTGTACGCGTACTCTCTTGACGCGCGCAACACCTACAATTCTCGCAGGTTCGCGTCTGCCTTACTTGGCGCCAAAGATTCCTTTTGGCTACAAGGAGCTGGTATCTGCAATTGGAGATGCTATCGAGGAGCAGGCGAACAAAGATGGAGCAGTGCTGGTAGATAATGTCTCTGCTGGCGCGAAGATGGAAGAGCGTTCTTATGAAGATATAAGGGCTGAAGCTTTTGAGCTTTGGAAGGCGCTCATTGAACAGGACGAGGAAAATGCCGCCAGAGTCCTTAAAAAGGTTGAGATGATTTTTGGTAGAAAGATGAAGCTTTCTGAAATAACCGAAGATCAGAAGGACCTTTTCGAGTTGGTTTGCGGTGAAATGAAGTCTCTTCTTAAATAATTCTTTCCTTTTAATATATATAAGAGCCGGCTTGTTGTAAGTCGGCTCTTTTGAATTTGCATTTTCGAAAAATTTTTGGTATAATATATATATGGAAGAAAAGTTGAAAGTAGGTGTTTCTATTGGCAAAGAAATTGGGAATCGTACATTGCCGAGTTTGTAATGGAGAGATAGATAGAAATACAACAGAAGAGGGTAAAGACTGGCTGATGCGGTCGAAAGGATGGTTTTATCATAAAGATTGCTATGATAGTTGGGTAGCAGAAAAAGATAACCTCCACGCCAGTAAAGGAAATGAAGAATGGCTTGACTACACTTGGGAGTTCTTAACAAAAGAAATGTTAATGGAGATTGACTTCATTAAGTTTAAAAAGCAATGGGAAAGCTATTTGAAAAAGAATATGACCGCCAAGGGAATTTATTTTTCTTTAAGGTATTATTATGACATACAGAAAGCCCCAAGAAATAAAGCCAAAGGTGGAATTGGTATTGTTCCATATGTTTATGACGAGGCGTGTAGTTATTGGGTTGAAAGAGAAAGAAAAGAGAAAGGTATTTGTGAAAGAATTACGCAGCAACTTAGGTTGCGCGCGGAAGCTGAGCGGAAACGTGGCGTTAAAACACAGACAAAGCAAGCTACCAAAAAGAAAAAGAAATATTCTCTTGATATGATAGAAATGGAGGCAGAAAATTGATTGTTGATAAGAGAATTACACAACAAATCTTTGGTTGTCTCTTAAAGCATCCGCAGTATTTAGGAGAATCAGACAAGTATTATTTAACTCCAAATGATTTTCAAAGCAGATTTGAGAAATTTTTGTTCTCGGCAATTTGGGAGCTGTACTCACAAGGCGCAAAGAAGATTTCAGCTTTTGACGTTGAGAACTGTTTATCCACGAACGAAACAGCAAAGAACAGTTTTGAGACTAATAATGGAATCGAGTATCTTCAAGATGTTGAGGAGTTTTCCAATGAAGAAAACTTTCCATATTATTATAACAAGTTAAAGAAGTTTAATATGTTAAATGCTTATCAAAAGATAGGCGTTGACATAAGCGAATTTTATATTGAAGATAGTTTTGATCCCCGCGCGCAAGAGGTAAATGAGAAATTCGAGCAACTAACGACCACAGATATCTCAAATGCGATTAGAAAGAAGCTCGCGCGCATTGAAAGTGAATACTCAAAGACAGAAGAAGTTCAGAGTTGGGATATTGGCGAAGAAATTGATGAAGTTATTGATGGATTTGGCAATCCTTCATTTATTGGACTTCCTGTGCAGGGAAAAATTTACTCGCAGGTTATTAATGGCGCCGAAAGAGGAGCTTTGACAATTCGTAGTAGCGGAAGTGGTGTTGGTAAGACAAGGTCTGCGGTTAGCGATGCGTGTTATTTAGCATTTCCTTTTCGGTATAATGACAAGACGTGTGAATGGGAACAAATTGGTTCTTCGGAAAAGATTCTGTTTATAATGACAGAGCAGAGACCCGAACAGATTATGCGTATGATAATTGCATATCTTACGGGTATTAACGAGAGTCGATTCAAGTATGGCGGATTTTCAGAAGAAGAAAAAATTCTTATAGAACAGGCACGCCAGATTATCAAGGAATATCGAGATAATTTTCATATGATTCGTATTCCGAACCCAACGATTGAGCTGATAAAATCGGTTGTAAGAGAAGAATTATTGAATTATGAAGCATTAGCGGTTTTCTATGACTATATCTTTATTGGTCCAGCACTTCTTGGTGAGTTTCGAGGTTTTAATATTCGAAATGATGAAGCTCTGTTGATGTTCGCAACTGCGCTAAAAGATTTGGCAATAGAACTTGATGTTGCGGTTTTTACATCAACTCAGGTTAATGCAAATGCAGATAATAATACTTCCATACGCAATGAAGCTTCTCTCGCGGGCGGTCGTTCAACTATTAACAAAGCTGATAATGGTGCGATTATGGCACGTCCGACCAAGGAAGAACTTGAGTTAATTCAGAATTTGGCAACGATTGAACCAAACATAGTCACAGATGTGTTTAAGGTACGTAGTGGACAGTGGTCGCAAGTTCGTATTTGGAGTTACTTTGATATGGGAACGATGCGAAAAGAAGATTTGTTCATTACTAATAGTCAAATGGAGCCAATTAATGAGTTCTTTAATGAATATGCTTTTGATGTTGAAAGCTGGGAAGAGGGGCAGAAACAAGAGGTTATTGATTATATTGAAAAATTAAACTTAGAACTGAAAGGGGATAAGTCTTGAATTATAAAGAATTAGTTGATAAGCTCGATTCAAATAAAGTCAAAGGGCTTTTATTAGAATTAGGTGCGGATGAAGTACAAGAGACAAATAGTTTTCTTCTCACAAATACAATTTGTCACAATGCGCGCGATGGTAGTTTTAAGCTTTATTACTATAAAAATACTCATTTGTTTTATTGTTATACTGAATGTGGCCCAATGAGTATTTTTACTTTCCTAAAGCATTACTACGAGACAAGGAATATTGATTATGACTGGTATTCTGATGTTTATGAGGTCGTGCGAAGTTGTAGTGCGTCTGGTCTTATTCGAGAGAGCTTTGGAGTAGAACCTCATCAACTTCTTAAAGACAAATATGCACCTATTGTTCGCACACAGAATTTGCCCACATATCCCGAAGGCATCTTAGACGTATTCCAAAAATGCTATCCCGCGCAGTGGTTAGAAGAAGGTATTTCCGAATCCGCTATGGATAAATACAATATACTTTTTTCTTCTTCTCAAAACAAAATCATTATTCCTCATTATGATGTGAATGGGAATTTGGTTGGAATTAGAGGTCGCGCGCTTAGTGAGTGGGAGGTTGAGAACGTTGGTAAGTATATGCCAGTTCAGATTGAGCAGAAGTGGTATTCACATCGACTTTCACTTAACCTTTATGGACTAAACCATACAAAAGCCAATATACAAAAATATGGGATAGCTTTTATCTTCGAGGGTGAAAAATCAATTCTTAAATTAGAAGATTTCGAGACCCCAAACTGTGGCGCGGCAATTTGTGGTTCTAACTTTAATAAATATCAGTTAAACCTTCTGATGCGCGAATGTAACCCAAAAGAAATTTGTTTATGCTTAGACAACGAGGAAAAGCCTCATCATGAGGATTATTTTAATAAACTATATGGAATTTGTAAGAAATATAATAAGTATGCTACCTTCTCCTTTATATATGATGATTCTGGACTGACACGGAAAAAAGACAGCCCAGTAGACCAAGGAGAGGCTGTCTTTTTAAAGTTATTGGCAAAAAGGAGAATTATTAGATGAAAGTTAAGTTAGAAAATCCAAATTTTACTCAAGATTATCTTCGGAACTTACTTGCGGCGCGCGGCGTTGAAAACTTTGAAGAGTTTCTCTGTCCGCCCTCAAAGTATCTTGAGCCTCCGTCGAATCTTGAGTTTGTAGATAAAGGTGTTGAGTTACTTCGAGACACGATACTGGAAAATAAGCCAATTCTTTTAGTAGTTGATTGCGATTGTGACGGTTTTACTTCCTCAGCAATTATTTATCAATATATTAAAAAACATTCGCCTGATATTGAGATTGAATATGTTCTTCACGAGGGTAAGCAGCACGGATTAGAAGATACTATTGATAAGATAATTGCTCAAGAGAAAACTTATGGGCTTGTTATACTTCCCGATAGTTCAAGTAATGATTATGAATATCATGAGCGGTTGGGCGAATTGGGAATACCTTGTTTAGTGTTAGACCACCACTTGGCAGATCCTCCGTTTAGTGATAACGCAGTTATAATTAATAATCAGCTTTCACCACGGTATAATAATAAGGCTTTAACTGGCGCGGGAGTCGCATATCAGTTCTGTCGGCGTTATGATGAGGTTTGCGGTACGAATTTCGCAGATGAATTTATTGATTTGGCAGCACTTGGTGTAATCGGGGATATGGGTTCTGTATTGGATATGGAAAATCGTTATATTATTACTAAAGGACTATCCAATGTTAAGAACTATTTCTTCAAAACAATTGCAATTAAGCAAGCCTATTCAATAACAAAGCAGATGGCCTCTTCATGGAGTGAAATTCAAAACCATCTGACCCCTATTACTGTTGCTTTTTATATTGTACCACTAATAAATGCTATGATACGAGTTGGTACTCAAGCGGAAAAGGGTCGTCTTTTTCTTGGACTTGTAAATGGACATGAGATGGTACCCTGCAACAAGAGAGGCGCGAAAGGTACGATGGAAGAAGTGGCTGTTGAAAGTGTACGCGAATGTGTAAATGCACGAACTCACCAGAATAAAGATAAGGAATCAGCAGTCGCGCGCATTGAGAGTAAGATATTTAAGTATGACCTTTTGGAAAATCAGATTTTATTTGTGCGCTTGGATGAGGAAGATGTATTTCCTCCCGTACTGAATGGCTTAGTTGCCACTCAGCTTGCGGAAAAGTACAAACATCCCACCATAGTAGCTCGTCTTAATGATGATGGTATGATAAAAGGCAGTATTCGTGGTGTTAGTAACAGTGAGTTCAATAATTTTAGAAGTTATCTAAATGACACGGGATTATTTGAATTCGTTCAAGGCCACGAGTCCGCGGCAGGCTGTGCAATACCTGAGAAGAATCTTCGGAAACTCCATGAGCTTGCGAATAAGGAGCTAAGTGAGTATAATTTTACCGAAGCTTTCTTCCCAATTAATTTTTCTCGATTTGCAACCGATTCGGACTTAGCGGAATTAATTACTGATTTAACTGAGGATGATTCAATTTGGGGTACAGGAAATCCGGCACCACTTATATATGTCCATAATATTACTATAAATCGAAATGATGTTCAAGTTATGGGTAAAAATCATAACGCGGTTCGTTTCTCAAAAAATGGAATTGTTTATGTAAAAACTTATGGTGCGGAAGAGCTTATCGATAAGCTTAATCGATATCCAGAGCTTGATATAGAAGTAGTAGGTGAACCTAATCTCAACGAATGGTGTGGAACGACTACTCCTCAAATTTTAATAAAAGAAGCGGAAGTTCATGATGCACGATTGTCATTTTAAGAGTAGGGCCACTTGTTATATGACAAGTGGTCTTTTGAAAGTTGCAAAATAAAATTTTTTTTGTTATAATATTTATATAAGAAAAGAGAAAGAAGGAGATAATATGGCAATTTTCTATATCGCAGATACTCATTTTGGACACGAAAATATTATACGGTTTGATAACCGCCCATTTGCAAATGTGGAAATGATGAAAAATGATATGATAGAGCGATGGAATAAGAAAGTTGGTAAGAATGATACCGTGTATATACTCGGAGACTTTTGTTGGAAAAATGTAAATCCACTTGAGATGGGCGCGGAACTCAATGGACGCAAGGTTCTGATTACGGGGAATCATGATAGAGAACTTCCTAAACAGACTCGTGGACTTGGTGGATTTATTAGACAGGAAAAGATTCTTGAGATTAAAGATAATGGTCGTCATGTGATTCTTTGTCACTATCCCCTGCCTTTCTATCGCGCGGCTTATAACGAGGACTTTTGGATGCTTTATGGTCATGTTCATGGCACGATAGAGGAAGACCATCTGCGGAGACTCCGAAAAGAAGTTATTAATGTTGCTCACGATGCGCCCGGCCGCGCAACAGGTCAGTTTATGAATGTTGGTTGTATGATGCCTTGGATGGATTATACTCCAAGAACTCTTGATGAAATAATAGAAGCGTGGAAGATTCGGTATGAGGCGAGGCCCGCGCGATATAAGGAGGTATAAAAATGGGACTTGATAATGGAATTGTTGTTAGAACAAAAGAACAAAGCCAAGTTTTTGGTTGGGTACAGAAAACAGTATTTAACGCGAGCGACGAACCAACGCTGGTTAATGATGATAGTGGATATAAATATGAATATGATATTACCTATTGGAGAAAATGTTATGGCATAAGGTCTTTTATATTTAGCGTTTATCGTAGGAATCATCCGGATGATAAAATAGATGATAGATATTCTTATAATCTTACTACCGATGACATCAAAGACATTCAGTGGTTTCTTCATCATTGTGTAATGTCAGAGCAATATTATAATGACCAGACGAATAGCATTTGGGAGTATAAAGACTTACGCCCTGTTCTTGAACAGCAGGTTCGTAGTTTGGAAGTTCTTCTACAAGAAATAGCAAAACAAGGTAATAACATCAAGGTTATTTTCTATGACAGCTATTAATTCTAACTTGACTTTTGATAGAATATATGTTATAATATATATAGAAAATGGTAGGAGGTGGTGCTAAATGAAAACTACTTTGAACTATCCGGGTAGTTTACATTAGTGCAAAATCATACACAGTATAGCAACCTGCGACTTCGAGATTGTATAATTCGAGAGAATCAGTTGATTGATTATGCAATCGAACTTGGACATTCTGTTGTGGCTATAACTGACCATGAAGCGTTGAGTTGCCATATTAAAGCGCAGAAGTATTATCGAAAGATTAAAGAGAAGAATCCTGACTTTAAGTTAATTTTAGGTAATGAAATTTATCTTTGCCGCGATGGCTTGACAAAAGATAACTTTATTTCAGGACAGGACCGATATTATCACTTTATTCTTCTTGCAAAAGATGAAATTGGTCATGCGCAGTTGAGAGAGCTTTCGACAAGGGCTTGGAAAAGAAGTTGGATGTCTCGTGGTAAGATGAGACGAGTTCCAACTTATTATTCAGACTTGTTTGATGTTATTGGGGCAAATCCCGGTCATATGATTGCGAGTACCGCCTGCTTGGGTGGATGTCTGCCGACACAGATTATGCGCGCGTCTCGTACACCGAATGATACCCAGCTTCTTGAGAGAATTGATAACTGGGTTATACAACTGCACAAGCTTTTTGGCGAGGGTAATTTCTATCTTGAGCTTCAACCCTCAGAATCAATAGAGCAGACTTATGTTAATCGAAAGCTTATTGAGATGGGAGAGCGCTTGGGTGTACCGTATATTATTACTACGGATAGTCATTATCTAAAGAAAGAGGATGCTCCAATACACGAAGCCTTTCTTAATGCACAGGATGGCGATAGAGAAGTCAAAAGCTTTTATTTGACGACTTATATGATGGATACCGAAGAACTTGAGAGCCATCTTGATTTGACGAAAGAAGAGTTAGAAACTGCATATAACAATATACTTGCAATTAAAGATGGTTGTTGTGATTATGACTTAACAAAACCTTTGGAGATTCCGATTCTACCTTGGAGAGAGTTTAATCCGAAGAATATATTGAGACCTGAAATGCGCGCGGCGATACCTCATTTTGAAACTTTTGAGAAGTCAGACTTTATAGGCGACCGCAAGTTAATTGATTGTATTGTTGAGAAAGTTGAAAGTGACGAAAGACTTCAAAATAAAGAAACTTATGATGCGATAGAGGATTGTCTTGAGAAAACGTGGACATCTTCAATCAAGAATAAGACTCACTGGAGTTCATATTATCTTAACTTACAGAAGATAATTGATTGTTGCTGGGATGCCGGAACATTAGTAGGGCCAGGCCGTGGTTCGGGCGTTGGTTTCATTTTGTTGTATCTGTGCGACATTACACAGATAAACCCATTATGGGAGACGGTACAGACAAAGTCGTGGAGATTTTTGAATCCCGACCGTGTTAGCGTACTCGACGTGGATATCGATATAGAGGGAAGTCGACGTAAGAAGGTGCTGCAATATCTTCGACAGGTCTATGGTGAGGATTATGTCACAAATGTTGCAACCTTTGGCACAGAAAAGCCAAAATCTGCCATACTCACGGCTGCGCGCGGACTTGGTATTGATATAGATGCGGCATCAGCAATAGCCGCGCTTGTTCCGGTTGATCGTGGTCAGCCGCGCAGTCTAAGACAGTGCTTTTATGGAGACGAGGAAGCGGGATTCGCGCCAGTTAAGCAGTTTGTATATGAGATGACAGAGAATTATCCCGAACTTTGGGAAGTTGCACTTCGTATTGAGGGATTAGTTAATCGTCTTGGTCAGCACGCAGGTGGAGTTATCTTTACAGATAAGCCAATGGTTGAGTATACTGCACTTATGCGCGCGCCCGATGATACGTTAGTAACAGCATATGACCTCCACGATGCTGAGTCGGTGAGTTTGATTAAATACGACCTGTTGTCCATCGAAGGTTTGGATAAGATTCATAATGAGTTAGATCTCTTAACCGAATATGGATATGTAACTCCAGAGCCAACTTTAAAAGAAACATATGAAAAAGTTGTCGGTATTTATAATCTGGAACGTAATAATCCGGATATGTGGAAAATGATATGGGAACATCGTGTTCTAAGTCTTTTCCAAATGGAGCAGCAAAGTGGTATTCAAGGTATTGCATTGACTCATCCCGAGTCTGTTGATGACTTAGCGCACTTGAACTCGGTTATTCGACTGATGGCGCAGGAGAAAGGCGCCGAACTTCCTTTGGCGAAATATGCACGTTTCAAAAACGATATAACTCTTTGGTATGATGAAATGGACCATTATGGTGTTAAGAAAGAACATCAAGAGCTGCTGAAGAAGATCTTGTTAAATTCTTACGGTATTTGTGAGGCGCAGGAACTGTTTATGGAACTGGTTCAGATTCCGGAATGCGGAGGTTTTGATCTTAACTGGGCAGACCGACTCAGAAAGTCTATCGCAAAAAAGAACGCATCAGAATTTGAGGCGTTAGAGAAGGAATACTATTCTGTCACCAAAGAAAAAGGTCTGGATGAACATCTTTGTAATTATGTCTGGTCAGTCTTAGTCTCTACATCGCGTGGATATGGCTTTAATCTGAGCCACACTCTGTCATACTCACTCGTTGCACTGCAAGAAATGAACTTAGCATTTAAGTATCCTGTTATCTTTTGGGACTGTGCGTGTTTGATTAATGACGCAGGCGGAACAAATGGAGAAGAGGATGAAGATGAAGAAGAGTTAGAATCTTGTTGCGAGGAAACTGTCACTTCGTCAATAGATAGTTTTGTTGATGAGGAAGATGACGATGATGACGAGGAAGATGACGAAGAAGAAGCTGTAAAAAAAGTAGAGAAGAAAAAGAAAAAGGTCAAAAGCACGAACTATGGTAAAGTAGCAACTGCGATTGGCAAGATGCGCACGGAAGGCGTCTCAATTGTGCCACCGGACATTAATGAATCAACTTTAACTTTTTCTCCTGATGTTGAAAACTCAGAAATCCGTTATGGTCTTACGGGTATAACAAGAGTCGGCGCGGATGTTGTAAGTGAGATTATTAAAAATCGTCCATATCAAAACTTAGAAGATTTATTAAATCGTGTCAAAATGAAGAAACCGCAAGTTATAAACCTAATTAAAGCGGGCGCATTAGACTGTTTTGGAGACAGAACAGAAATTATGCACGAGTATATTGGTATAATTGCGGGAAAAAAGAAAAGAATCACACTTCAAAATATGAGGATGTTGATTGATTTTGGCTTAATTCCGGATGAGTATGATATGGTTCGCAGAGTCTTTAACTATAACGGATATCTAAAAAAGCTTATCGATGAAGATAAAAAGATATATCTCTTGAATGATATTGCACTGGGCTTCTACGAGAAAAATTTTGATATGGATAAACTTAGAGAAGACCCGCGCGCGGAATCTGGGTTTGGTATATTAAAAACTACATGGAAATCTATTTATGACTCCTATATGGATAAGGTAAGACCGTATATTAAAAAGCACAGCGAAGAACTCTTAAATGCTGTTAATAACCGTCTTGAAAGTGATATGTGGGATAAGTATTGTAAAGGTAGCCTAAGTAAGTGGGAAATGGATAGTGTCAGTTTTTATTCCCATCCTCACGAACTTGAGGGCGTAAATCTTGACCCATATCATTGTGTTGACTTTTTCTCCTTACCCGAAGAGCCAAAAGTGGTTGAGACAATTACAATTAAAGGAAAGAATGTTCCTCTGTATAAAATTTCTCGTATCGCGGGTACAGTCTTGGATAGAGATAAGAATAAACATTCAGTAACTCTTTTGACAACCACGGGTGTTGTTACGGTTAAGGTATTTGGTCCCGTGTTCGCGCATTATGATAAGCAGATAAGTGAGCGCGGAGAAGATGGCAAAAAACATGTCATTGAGAAATCATGGTTTGCGCGCGGCTCAAAAATTATCGTAAGCGGTATTCGTCGTGGAGATGCATTCATTGCTAAAAAGTATGCACGCACACCGTGGCACTTGGTTGAAAAAATTGATATAGTCAACGATGACGGAAGCATAGTCTTAAAACGAGAGCGCGCAGGAGATGAAGAGGAATGAGCATAGCGTTATATGATGATGACTTTCGACGCTATGTTCATGTTCCCTTCAATCTCGAACTTATGAAGCTGGCAACTTACTATAAGCGAAAGAACGAAATAGTAGTTTTAACACCCAGTATCCAAAAGGACCGTTATTCTACCACTTTTTTACGAAAAGACTATGACGATGGTATTTTTATTCCAAACCCTTCATCTTATCCGAATCTAATTACAGGTGGACTTGCTTACTCAAGCGGGCGTTACGTTCCAATGGATACTGACATTGAACGATGCTGTGCGGATACAAGCATTTATAGTCGAGTTGCTCCAATGTTTTGTAAAAACCAGTTCTATACCCAAGCTTTCAAAACAATGACCAATGCAATCCACCTGCGGCTTTCGCTTGATGGCACCAATATTTGGAGTGCGTATGCCACTCAGTTGCCGCCCCTACGCAATAGTCACTGTCTATTTCTCCATGACCCTAATCTTGGAGAAATAGAGGGCGCGCGCGATGTAATCAATAGCTTATTAGACCATATGCCAGACAGACCTTTAGGGCGGCGAGTTGGGTCAAAATTTCCAATTCTTGCCAAGGACGGTCAAGACCTTTTAGCTTGGACAGATTTTCGTAATACCGCTGCATTTTATTCTTTACAGTATGATGGGATAATGGATGATGAAGTGTTCCACGATTTCGTTCTGCGGACTCGAGGAACTTCCATTTCCTATCAGCTTATTTATAATATTTCCGCGGGTGCACGGTATGCAACGGATGATTTTTTAACGAATGGACTACCAAGAATTTTTAAGCAAATCATCTTTTCACGGAGTCATAAGTTAAAAATTCGACTTTACTATGACGACGATTTTTTCCTCGACCCGAATTGGAAAAAACTAATGTCTTTATGGCAAATATACGCCACACAACCTCGAACAAATGATAACGAGTTCTTTTTACACCGACCTTTTTATTTGTTGATTAATGGCATTGAGAAAGGTTGGTATCAGGCCGAAGGACTTCATAAAAAGCAAGATGTCATTGAAGTCTTTAACTTTGTTCGAGAAAATAATTATGAACTATTTAAATTGTTCTATGATTGTACATCAGTCACACTAAAAGGAGGTAACTTTGAGAATGACACAAATCGAGATTAAAGAAGCAATAGACGAAAACAATCGTATTATCGAAGCTCTTTTCCGTCCCAACGAGTTTACTCTTAATAATACTGTGCAGAAGCTTCTGAAAGAAAACGCAGAGCTTCAAAAGCAGTGTCATCATGAATTTGACGGCGGTTATTGTATTTATTGTTATAAGGAGGCACCTGAAAATTGAAGATAATTCTATATACGACCCACTGCCCGCAGTGTAAGATATTGGAAAACAAACTCCAGTCTAAGAACATAAGTTATGAAGTTTGTGAAGATTTAGACACGATGCTTATGAAAGGTTTTAGGTCTGCGCCGAACCTTGAAGTAGATGGAGAAATTTTTGATTTTAGAAATGCCGTTCAATGGGTAAATCGGCAGGAGGTACAGGCTTGAATATAAACGTAAGACTTAGTAAGAATTTTACTACTCAGTATAATAAAATGCAAGAGAAGTACGGTGAAGAATTTGCGGAACTAAACGGCTTTAGCGATAAGCAGTTGAGTTTTACCGACTTTATCAATAATTTTATTGATACAGAAACAGTGGCAGATGCTTCTATTGATAGTAGCGCCAACGTTGGCAATAAAGATATGAGGACGCTCTTAAACGAGATGCCGAAGTCGCACAGAAAACTCCTCGCATTTAATAAAATTTATTATGAACTGAATAAAAAGTATGGCTTCCAATGTGCGAATGACTGGTTGGATGCAGAGTGGTCTCGCGCTTTGTATTTGCACGATGCTGATACGTCTACGTTTAAACCGTACTGCTTTGCGTACACGCTTGAACGACTCGCTGAAGAGGGACTATTCTTCTTAAATAACTTTAACTACGAGCCTGCGCGCCACCTTACTACATTTGTAGACTTCGTTAAGGAGTTTGTAAGCTATACAAGCAACCTAACTTCTGGCGCTTGTGGCTTACCAGATTTGATTCCATATATGTATTATTTCTGGTCAAGAGACGTAGCTAATAATTACTATACCGAGTCTCCGGAGACGTATGCGCGGCAGAATATTCAGCGCCTAATTTATGCCGTCAATCAGCCAGCTGTGCGCGACTCTATACAGAGCGCATTTACGAACGTAAATTTCTTCGACACACCCTATTTGATTGCGCTATTTGGCGGCAAAGAGTTCCCCGATGGCAAGCCGATGATTGATGAGCTGGATGGCATTATGGAATTTCAGAAGATGTTCCTTGTCGAGATGAGTGACATTCGCGCGAAGAACATGTTCACTTTCCCGGTGTCTTCAATCTCACTTATCTATAAGGATGGGCATTTTGAGGACGAAGAGTTTGCTCGATGGGCTGTTCGACATAATATGAAGTGGAGCGACTCCAATCTCTTTACAAGCGATTCGGTTACTTCGCTGTCCAACTGTTGTAGATTGAAAAGCAATATTCGAGACCTTGGCTTCTTCTCATCGATTGGCGGTACCGCGCTAAGGGTAGGTTCTGTTAAGGTTTCTACCATTAACCTCGCGCGCATTGCTTATGAGTCAGAATCTGAACAGGATTATTTGTGCCGACTCAGAGATAGAACCGAGCTTGACCTTAGAGTGCTTGATACAGTGCGTCATATTATCCAGCGCGACTGTGAGAAAGGACTTCTTCCGAACTATGATGACGGACTCATTGATATGGCAAGTCAGTATAATACTATTGGTATCATCGGAATATACGAGACAATGAAGCATTTTGGTTATATCCGACTCGACGAAATGGGTAATACTTTCTATACTGAAGAAGCGGATAATTTTGGACGGAGGATTTTCGAGGTCATTAATATGACAAAGGAACAATTTGTTCTGGACAAAGATTACAAAATCTCTATCGAACAAATTCCGGGTGAGTCGGCGGCCGCTAAATTACAGCAGGCCGATGAGTATCTGTTCCCGGATAAAGTAGTCAAAGATCTACCTCTGTACGGCAACCAGTTTATTCCGCTTGGTATTAAGACAACGATGAAAGAAAGAATACGAATTGCCGCACTGTTTGACAGCTACTGCAACGGAGGTTCGATTGCACACTTAAATTTGGATGCACCATTTAACTCCTTCGAGCAGGCTTGGGACATGACCAATTATATTGCTTCACAGGGACTAACTTATTTTGCTTTCAATACAAAAATTCAAGCTTGCAAACATAACCATGGATTTTATGGAAGTATATGCCCTGCCTGTGGAGAGCCAGTAGCGACAGAGTATACTCGTATCGCAGGTTTTTATACCCCTGTTCGTACTTGGTCTCGCGCGCGGAAAGAAGAGTTTAAAATGAGAGAATGGGAGGATGTGAATAAGTGAGTCTTGCAGGAACAAAATTATCAAAAATCAAAAAACTAATTGCTCAAGTCGAAAAGATTTCCGATGTAGATGATCCCACGCTATCTTTTGAGTTCTTAATCGGGAGTCTTTATCCCGAAGTCTATGGTAATGTACAAGAAACCATAAGGTACGCGCGCACCCAAGGCTATATTGATGCTTCTCTTGGTGATGACCGGGAAGATACACAAAGAGATATGAAATTAAATATACTCAATAATGAAGTAGAGTCTCTTGGGGAGCTTGTGGATAATGTTTGGGAAAAGGTTCTTGGAATGGCGACTCTTGTTGACAACGAGAACCAAAAGCTTTCGCCAGCATCCATAGATAAAGATGAATTTTTCATTAATCTTATGCTCCCGCGCATCGTAGGTATAAAGAAAATTTGCGATGCGGCGATTCTTGAGCTGCATTTAAATGAGGGTGTGGAAAATGGAGATTAAACTTAAAGGACTGGTAGATGAAGATGTCGTCAACTATCGAAAGACCTCGATGTTTATAATTTTTCCAAGCTGTGATTTTAAATGTGAGAAGGAATGTGGGAGGGCTGTTTGCCAAAACAGCTCTCTCGCAAAAGCTCCAATTCTAACCTATGACGACAAAGAAATTATCAAACGTTATATTGATAATCCTTTAACTCACGCAATTGTAATTGGTGGATTAGAACCTTTTTACTCTATCACTTCAATGGAACAGGTCTGCGCATTGGTGAGTCTTCTTCGTGACGATTATGGCTGTCTTGACGATGTTGTTATTTATACAGGTTATACCGAAGCAGAGCTAACAGGAGAAAAGGAAGGTCTTTCTATAATTCAACAGCACCTTTTTCAGAACCTAATCGAGACACCTAACATTATTATAAAGTTTGGACGTTATCGCCCAGATGATGTCTCTCATTATGATTCTGTTTTGGGTCTTAACTTAGCAAGTCTTAATCAATATGCAAAGAGGTATAATACTGTTGAAAATAATTGAGAATGATGATAAAGAACGAGTTGCGCATATACGAGCCCTCCTGAAAACTACGGGAGGGTATTGTCCCTGCGCAATTATAAAAGATAAAACGACTAAATGTCCTTGCCAAGATTTTCGCGCGCAGACTACCCCCGGACCCTGCCATTGCGGTCTATATCAAAAGATAGAAGAATAATCTTGGCTCGCTCTTATTGACTTTATAAGCAATAAATCTACTTTCTAATGGAGAGTAAGCAAAGGTAAATAAAAATTGATTTTTTCTTTTTTATATATTATAATATATATAGAAAAGAAAAGGAGAAAGAACTATGAGAAAGGTAAGTAAAGAAGATATAATTCAGATGAATGAATTGTACCAAAAACTGGGTTCCTATGCCGCTGTTGCACGTGAGGTAGGTTTTAGTGCGTCTACTGTTTCAAAATATGTTGACAAGAACTATAAGAAAGTTGATGAGGCGACGATAATCCGCTATCAAGGAGATCTGCCGGAGTTCGTTGTAGAGGAAGTCAGCGCTTATGAGAATCTTGGAGATTTGTGCATATTAGATGATGAAGAAGAGGCTGAGCTTCAAATTCTTTGGGGGGAGATGCAAATATGACTTATTTTGAATTAAGACCTGCAATAAATGACGACAAGGCAGTTGAAATCCAAGTTACAGAAGAGTTTTTGGATAAATATAATGTTTGTACTTCTGGAAGCTATGGGGTTTTACCTTCTCGACTTCTTGAACTCTCTTATGCCAACTATCTTCGTTTTTGTCGAGATATACTTGGCGCCACTCTTTATGGGAAAGGACATAAATATATAACCGTTTATTTTAAAAATGATTCGGCTACTCGTCAGTTTGTTAGACTTCTCAATGCAAGAATGGAGTTAGTGATAATGGACCACGAGAATCCTCTTTCCAAATATGAGAGTGTTGGAATTATCTAAAAAGGAGGAATAAGTATGAAAATATCGGTTTGTATTGGACATGGTAAATCTCAGTCTGGTCAATACGATAGCGGAGCCGTAGCAAGTGGATATCAGGAATTTAAGCTTGCGCGCGCAATAGGCAAGTGTCTAAAGCAGGAACTCAGCAAGTACAACTGCACTGTTGACCTTATAAACTACGATGGAGACAAGAACCTTGCAGAACGTATTAAGTACGTTAATTCTAAGGGATACGACCTTAATATGGAACTCCATCTCAATGCGGGCGGCGGTACAGGTCCGGAAGTTTATTATAAGCACAATAGCAAGCAGGGAAAAGCTCTTGCGGCGGCTATTAGCAAGTCAATTGCCACTAATCTTGGTCTTAAAGACAGGGGCGCAAAGACAAAGCTTATTAGCGGACAGGATTACTTCGGATGTGTAAGAGAAATAAAATGTATGTCTTTCCTTGTAGAAACTGTGTTCATCGACACCAAGGGAGACCGCGACAAGGTTATCTATGCAAGCGGACAGGAACAGTGCGCGAAAGCCATTGCGACTGCAGTTGCCAAATACTATGGTCTGGGACGTAAAGAGACACCGAAGCCTACGCCGGCGCCTTCTCCGAAGCCCGCGCCCACACCTTCTCCTAAGAAGAGTAATACCGAAATTGCCAAAGAGGTAATCCAAGGCAAGTGGGGCAACGGAGCCGAGAGAAAGAAACGTCTTGAGGATGCTGGATATGACTATGCGGCGGTCCAGAAAGAAGTTGAAAGATTGCTTGCTAAACAGAAGAAGCCCGCAAAGAAATCTGTTGATGAGGTCGCGCGCGAAGTAATCGCAGGAAAGTGGGGCAATGGCGCAAAGAGAGTGTATAATCTCACCAAAGCCGGCTACAACTATGCCGCTGTTCAGAAGAGAGTAAACGAAATTCTTCAAGGGAAATAATTTGTATTTTTCTTAAAACTTTGCTATAATATTTATAGAAAGTGAGAGAAAAAGAAATGACGAAATCAGATAAAAAATTTTTTGAGGTCGCGCGCAGTGTAAGCCAGCTATCAGACTTCTCGCGCATAAAGATAGGTTGCATTGTAGTCGATGGTAAGCGAATATTGTCAAGTGGATATAATTCCAATAAGACAAACCCGACTCAACAGCGCTACAATTACTATCGTAATATTGATGTGCATTTCCCTGCAAAAGTCCATGCAGAAGTATCTGCTTTGAACTCTCTGATAGGGAAAAAGGAAATTGATTTTACTCGACTTAAAGTTTTCGTTTACCGAGAGCTTTGTGACGGAACGCTGGCTCTCGCGCGACCTTGTCCAAGTTGCCTACAACTTATACGAGATTTGGGAATTACAAAAATTTTCTATACCACAAAAGATGGTTTTGCGGAAGAGCACCTAAGGAAAATTTGAACTTTCTCCAAATTAATTGTATAATATATATAGAAAGTAGGAAATCTACTTTCTTCCGCTAACTGGTAAGCTGAGGTTGCTTCTCCTACCCTGCCTTAGTTTGCCTAACGCTTTGGTAAGATATACGGAATGAGGCTTACATTGCGGGCGAGTGCGTTAAGCACGGGTGGAGTGGCTGCCCATCCTGACATAAATAGCAGCCATTTTTATGGGAGTGTAGTCCAACGGCAGAGACAGCAGATTCAAAATCTGTTCAGTGCGAGTTCGAATCTCGCTACTCCTACCAGCCGGCTCAGCCGGAGGAAGCGTTATCATGGATTTTGGTTGTTAAACTACCACCGGCGCGCAAGCGATATGTGGCATTAGTGGGAAACGCTATATAAGGACGCAAAGCAAACGACCCTTTCCTTTCTTTGAACCTTGAAAAAAGCATATCTTATAACTCAGTGAATAGTTCGTTTTCAGACGGACACTGAGGCGCGCTGGTAAGTCAGTTGATATTATACGAAGCAAGGATACTTGCGGATACGGCTGTGTCATAAAAGGTGACGATTATGATGGAGGTTAGTAGCCAAAACGAGAGGTGCGGCGCTCAGTAGTATGTAGATAAAGGTAGTATATGAGTCGGGGACGCAATAGAGACACAAGGGGATTTACGGAAAACCTGTGCCGAATCAAGTTAGGTATTGTGTGGGAAACAATACAGACCTTGAACTTAAATTGTCGGAGTGAGTCGCAGTTGCTGCGTCAGAAAACTCCCAGAGGTTAATCTCTGCTGACAGTTCTTCCCAATAAGTCCTTTCTGCTGTGACGGTTGAGAAATCGACCTATAAGACTTGTAAGAAAACTCCGAGTAGGCAAAACGGCGTATTGATTAATATTGTTTTAACTTTTTAGTGACACTTGTTATAAAAAGTTCTGAATTGATGCTGAAAGGTATGGGTAACCAATCCCATAAGAGCTATGTAGAAGTAATTCTTAGGGTAAGAAGTTAATGAACGACGGTTTATTGGCTCAGACTTATCTTCTCTTTGACTGAATATATTTGCGTACTATGCAGGGTAGGACGAAGGTCCATAAGATATGCTTTTTTCAAGGTTTAAGTATGGCAGGGAGTCACGGTGACCGACAAGCCTCATAAGCTTGTTTTTGTGGGTTCAACTCCCACCCCTGCAACCATAATGCACTCTTAGCTCAGCTGGAAGAGCCGCTGCCTTGTAATCAGCAGGTCATGTGTTCGAATCACATAGAGTGCTCCAACAGTTAGTCGTCGTGAGACCGATTAAACGAAAACCTTGTTTCGTGGAACCTTCGAGGCTTGGGGCAACGAAGCAAAACAAAGTCTCCAAGATATTTTTCGGTAGTTAGAAGAAAACCGTATAGGACGGAAGGGTTTGTAGGTCTGTGCCGCGCAAGGAATTGCGGAAACGATAATGACCAGTCTTTTGAATCCGGGGAAGAGACGAAAACCTACACAATACTCCGGCTTGGGTGAGTGGCTGAAACCAACGGACTTTGACTCCGTCGAGGAAACTCCGCGTCAGTTCGAATCTGACAGCCGGTGCCATTTATTTTAATGTTGTATAAAGGAGGCTACAATGGAAGAGAAGAAATTTCCAATGGGTGGGTGTCTGCCCGAAGAAAAAGATATACGAGATTATAAGCTAAAAGCGGGTGTCGTATTTGAAGCAGCCTTGCCAGAGGAGTTTGTTTTTGGTATCAATGTGCCGGTTAAGAATCAGGGCGCGGTAAACTCCTGTGTCGCCCATGCAATGTCAAGTATTTTGGAGACCCATCTTGGGGATGTTGAGAGCGACGATAAGACTCTTTCAACTAACTTCATCTATGGCACTCAGAAGCTTCTTCACGGACACACGGGAGAAGGTATGTATCTGCGTGATGCTTGCGCGACTGCATTGAAATATGGTGATATGGTTTACGATGATTGCCCCGGCAATATCGAAGTTCCAGATTGTTATGAGAGTGCAGAGGCAGCACTCAATGTCCCTTCCAAAACGGAAAAGGCTTATCATTATCGTATTAATAGATACTTTAGTTGTAACTCGCCCGCAGAAATCAAGTATGCGATTTATAATTATGGACCTGTGCTCGCCGCATTGAATTGGAGTTATAGCTTCTATGTTGACGATGAGGGAATCTTGAGAACGGACGATGAGAAACCTGAGTATTGCGGCGGACACGCAATTATGGTTATTGGTTGGACAAAAGATGGATTCCTTTGTCAGAACTCTTGGGGCGAGGATTGGGGTCTTAACGGAAAGTTTATACTTCCTTATACAATGAATTTTACCGAAGCTCGCGGCATTGAGGATTATGATAATCGACTTGACGAGGAAGACGACCCCATCAAAGAGCCTTCATTTGCGGCTACATTGAAGATTATTTATATGATTATAAATAAGATTCTGAATTTCTTTAAAGGAAGAGGTCAGAGTAAATGATAAAAATTGAGAATACAGAAATTGTTGGATGGGAAGCCGCAATTAGAGGTATGAGAAATCCACTGAATTCTTGGGAGAAAAGTGATAGTAAGTGGTATTCAATAGGAATTCCGACGAGTAATCCTGCAGCTATTAACGACAAATATTTGTCTCAAAAATATTGTATCGGAGACAATGACCTCGACCTCATGAAACGTCTTCGTAATGCCGGCACCGACCATCGTAAGTTTATGAGAATGATTACGGTGTATGTGGATATTACGGCACCTCTCTACTGGTGGAAAGAATTTGATACTTACAAGGTAGGTACGGTTGCTAATTCATGTTCTACTATGCATAAGATTCATGCAAAGGAGTTTACACTTGATGATTTTAGCTGCGAACATCTGTTTGATACCCCTGAATCCGAGTTTAACGATTCCATGGACGTTCTTAAAGAAGTGATCGATATTTTAAACCTTTATAGAGATCATTTCGTTAAAAATCCGCATCGTAAAGATTACTGGTGGCAACTTATTCAGTTACTTCCGTCCTCCTACAACCAGCGCCGCACCGTAATGTTGAACTATGAGGTACTTGCGAATATTTATAAGTCTCGTCGTAATCATAAACTCGATGAGTGGCACGTATTTTGTGAGTGGATTGAAAACCTGCCGTATTCGGAACTTATTACTGATGGGGGAGCGGAAAGCGAACCTACTTCAAAGAAAAACTAAGATAGAAGCATGAAAAGAGCCGTAACTGGCTCTTTTTTCTTTAGACAAAGCTCTTACAAGGCACTTATAAATAGAGAGCTTGAACTCTTTTTTAAAGGAGGTTTTTATATGAAGAGAAGAAATCCTTGCACACTATCAGTAAGGATAAACAATCAAACTTCTTACCCCATAGAGAAGATTGAGTTTATTTTCAAACCCTATCTTACCGAAAATGTACTCACCGACTCTACTGTAAAGAAGGTATACACAAGCTCGGGTTCTTCAGAAGTTACATTAGGCGATAATAACGACCTTTATATTGTTCCATTTACAGCAGAGGACACCCTCAAGTTTGAACCGGGGCAGACCCTTTATATGGACACTCGTATTAAAATGATAGATACGGACAATGGTAATAAAGCCATTTATCCCGAAACAGGGGTCGTCCCATTAACAATGAATGGCACACTATTTGAAGATAATCCCGGAGAAGGAGGTTGATGAAGATGGGACTTAATTATGTTGATATTTCTGTCGCGCCTCCAATTTTTACAGAAACTACTATAATCCCCGGTAAGCAGGGTATACAGGGTATACAAGGTGACCCCGGCGTTTTTGTAGGAACAACTGAACCAACAGATGAGTCGGTAAAAGTTTGGATTAATCCCGATGGCGAAGAAATGGACTTTAGGGGTAATGGAATTACAGATTTTGAATATCACTATGGTATTTCTACCCAACAGGGGGTAATGCCTACTAATTGGCAATCTACTCCTCCAAGCAATATAGTAGACAATGCTTTTGTTTGGACAAAGATTGATATTAAGACCACTGACAATTTGGAGAACAAAACCTTCTATGTTGTAGCCAAGCAGGGAACGCCCGCAGGTTTTGATAATGCTAAATGTACCGCTACAATTCCTGCAGATGATACTTGGGCAGCAAGCCCCACTGTCACCGTTACTCCTGTTGGTGGCGATACAGACAAGGGCTTCCAGTTTGCCTTTGAGCATTTGCGCGGAAAGGGTATCAAAAGTGTAAGGGCTTTATATGCTGTTCACACAAGTCCAACACAAGCACCCGCGGATAGTAGCTTTTCTCCAAGCTTACCCGAGGTTGTCGGGCAAGACAAATATCTTTGGACAAAAATAGAAGTGAAGTTAGACGATGGAACCGTCTATCCCCTTCCTTTTGTTTCCAAAACCGGTGATAAAGGTGAAAAAGGCGATACGGGAGCCGCCGCAGGTTTTGGTACCGTTTCTGCAGAGATTGGCACGCATGTTAATGGTACCCCAACAGTTACAGTTACGGCAATTGGTGATAATACTGCGAAAAATCTACAATTTAATTTTGACTATCTGCGCGGAGCTACGTTTACACCCCGGATTGAGGAGGGGGTTTTGAAGTGGAATTGTGATAATACAGCATTGGCAAAACCCGCAGACTTTGATGTGGTTGGTGGGGTTCAAGCTGCCATGGGCGGCTATACAATACGAAAAAGTTCTACCGCGCCCGCGGCAGGAACACCGGATAATATTATTACCCTTGTGACGGAGGGATAAGAAAATGGCTACAGGTCAACTATCAATTGATTTTCATCCTGTGGGTCAGGAAGAAATAGATATAAAGAAAAATGATCCTAATTATTCCGATGGCAGCCTCCTTAGATTTTTTTTCAAGACTCCCGACGATTTTTTAACTCATAGCGACTATACAGCACCTAAATATTCCATTTGGACAAACGGTATTATGTCTTGTGATGCAAAAAAAACCGTAGCTGGTTCAGAAAAACCTTTATATTTAAAAATTAATGACCAAGATATAGGACAAGAAGATATTGGCAAAAGCTATAAGTCTATTTCAAAAAATTTTACAAATACTAAGATAGTAATAACAAACCTTAAGCAGGGTGTTAATAAAGGATATTTAACTCTTACTGGAAATGCTACATGGTCTTGTACTGTTAATATGTCTACTGATCAACTCTATTTAAAACATCCTAAAATAGTTTTAAATTATACTTGTCCTAAATTTACAATAAATGTAAACACTGACAACTCAGCCATGGGTACTGTCACTTGCGCTAATGGTTCTTCCTCAATGGAGTTTGATGTTACTGCAAAAGGTCAAACCCAAGAAACTACTATTACCGCAACCCCAAATGATGGTTATTTCTTTATAAAATGGAGTGATGGCAACAAAGAACCATCGCGCAAGATTGTATTGGAGGAAGCTAATCTAACTTCAAACAATACTCAATTAACCTACATAGCAATCTTTGGTAAAAAAGAAGAGCTCTATGTCGGTTCTAAGCGTGTTGATGCTATCTATATAGGCACCAAAAAAGCCCAAGTCTATTGTGGCTCAACCCGAATCCTATAAAAGAGGTGATAAAATGCCAACTGGACATATTCCAATATTACAAATAAAAACAAAAAATGGAAAATGGCTTCCCGTGGATGCGATTGGCGGGCAAGTCGCAAGCAAGGTTCTCTACAATGATGCCTATGCAACCGTTGAACAGGCGCTCGACTACCTCTTTGCGGTTGAAACCGGTAGTGGTACTGGTACCGGCGGTATTACTCCGCATATTGGCGCAAATGGCAACGGGTACATTGGTAATACAGACACGGGCATGCCATCGCGTGGTGAAAAAGGCGACACGCCCGTCAAAGGCACGGATTATTGGACGGAATTGGACAAGCAAGAGATTGTTAATGATGTCATAGCCGCCCTGCCCGATGCTACGGAGGTGAGCTACTGATGTCTAAAAAGCTATATGAAGAATCGTTAATTCAGGATATTGCTAACGCCATTCGTGAAAAAAATGGTGAGGTGACCACCTACAAAATTAGAGAGATGGGGACAGCAATAAGGGCGCTCTCAGGAGAAACACAAACAGAGACTTATACATTTAGCCAAGAGCGCGCAGAAGTCAGTAAGTTTTTAAGCGAAGTTACTTATAACCCTGCTGATTATACAACGTCATTAATACCTAATTATGTTACTACCACTTCTTCTAATCGGCCCGAAGGTGTTTCTATTCAGATAAAAAAAGCAGGTAATTTAGTTATAACTGATGGTAATACAAATAATACCATTACAAAAGCCGTTCAAGCTGGGACAATTAAAATTTACAATTTGACCCCGAATATAACTTCTACCTTTTTTGTAATTGACTCTAATAACAAAATAATCCAACAAGGCACTATTAAACCGACAGGAACTTGCCGCATGATTTATATGACAAATGTTTATAATGTACGTGATATTGGTGGGTGGCCTTGTGACGGTGGCACAATAAAATATGGTAAGCTTTTTCGTGGCGGAGATGTTTATGGACTTTTAACTGAGGACGGAACTATACAGGCTCTTGATATGCTTGGGATTGAAAAAGAGATAGATTTAAGATTTGATTCAGATTTAAATGGTAGAACCGAAAGCGGTTTTGGCAACTCTGTAGATATGCTTCATGTTGATATGACGTGGAATGACTTAAATTACCAGAAGAATAGTGGTAATATCAAAAAGATATTTGACCCATTATTTGATTATATAATTGCGGGGCATCCCACATATTTCCATTGTTCTGCTGGCGCAGATAGAACGGGGGTTGTAGCCTTTCTGTGTGAAGCTGTACTCGGTATGTCACAGTCAGATATGGATAAAGAATATGAGCTAACTTGCTTTTTTTCTGGTGTGGAAAATGACAATCAAGCGCGTCGAAGAAATGAAGTTATATGGACGAGAGAAATAAATATTATTAACTCTTATTCAGGCGCCACGTTTAGAGACAAAGCAGTTAATTATATGGTGTCATGTGGTATTACAATTGAAAAAATTAATGCTTTTAGAGCGGCGATGATTAATGGCACACCGGATATCCTAACAGCAGATATTAATACCTATACAGTAACAAAGACATTAACTAATATAACAACTGACAATGACGCAACATCTGCGAAACAATATCAGCCCTATATAGCGAAAATATTACCCGCGGACGGAAAGATAATCGAAAATATTAAAGTAACGATGGGCGGAACAGATATTACCGGCGCGGTATTTGATGGTAATGTGACTATACTAAGACGGTCAATAACAAAAAATCTTACACAATGCATAAGCGGTAATACACGTACATATGTAATCGATGGGCAGTCTTATGTAACAAATTTAACCGCCGATGAGGGGTATGACATTGATAGTGTGAGTATAACAATGGGAGGTGTAGATGTGTCCACATTTTATAAAGACGGGATTGTTTCTATCCCAGAGGTAACAGGAGATATTGTAATAACAGCAACTGCAATTACACAGGCGCCAGTTTATGTTAATCAGCTCACAAACTCTATAAACATGGAAGGAACTAAGATTGGTAAACAATGGATGTATACCAACAAGAGATATAATTCATCATCAGGCGCTCCAATAGACAATGCGAGCACCAATATAACCGGACTTATACCTTGTAAAGTTGGTGATAGGGTGAGAATGCGTTTTACAGGTACTTCGGACCAAGGCATGAATATGATTAAGTGTTTTAAATCCGATAGAACAGAATGTACAGTTGGATATCTCAGTTTTTCTCATATAGCTGGAGGGGGTGGTTTTTCTGATAATCCTGTAGATGATATAGCTAATGGTAAGTTTGAATTTACGATAAAAACAGGTAGCCACACGAAAGATATGGCTTATTTCGCATGGGTTACTACCACTAAAGATATAAATAATTGTATTGTTACAATTAATGAAGAAATTATCTAAACTTGAAAACTCCCCAAAATTTTGTTATAATATTCTTAATGTAATGAAAAAGGAGAAAATCTATGACTGACCCTGTAATTGTTCAAATTCCTACCGAAGTTGATAATCTTCAACTACCCGACCCCAATCTTCTAAGCTTCTACAAAGAAAAAGAAGAAAGATGCTTTTGGATAGATGAAGAAATAAGCAGTCAAAGTCTTGAGATATGCCGCCTTATAATCCAATGGAATCGAGAAGATGAAATTTTACGCTTACCCCCAGAGCAGCGTAAACCCATAAAGTTCTTCTTCTTTAGTCCCGGCGGCGACCTCGATGTCAATTACACAATTATCGACACCATTCGTATGAGCGAGACGCCCATCTATGGCATCAATATGGGAAGTTGTTGTAGTGCGGCGGCATATATCTATCTTGCTTGCCATAAACGCTTTATGCTTCCTCACGCATATTTCCTTTTCCATCAAGGCAGCGGCGCATTTAATGGTTCTTACTTGGAAATACTTTCTCAAATTCAATACTACCAAGAGCAAGTTGAGGAACTAAGTAGTATAATGAAAGAAAGCACAAACTATACCGACGAAGAACTGGCAGACAATATTGCGGGCGAGTGGTATGTTCGTGCAAATGAAGCGTTAGAAAAAGGGGTTTGTCACGAGATAATAAGTGATATAAAAACTCTACTATAAGGAGATAATAAATGGATAATCTGTATAAAGGTTATAGAGAGCTTATAATGGACGAGAAAAATGTGGCACAATTTTATGCGGACCCTGCCGCGTATTGTAGTGACCTTGTAAATTTAAATCCAAATGAGTTCTTACTTTTGCAAGATTTACACGGAGAAACTTTTGATGTGTATAAAAATTCACCAAACGGTCCTGCGCCTGTTCGGTATCCAATAGTGTCCTCCCGCGCAGTTGGAACTTTGAAGCCGCGCAATATCAAACAGAAATTAGCGTTAGCACTATTGCAGGACGAAGCGGTTGGAGTTAAGCTTCTTCGAGGTGTATATGGCTCGGGCAAAGATATCCTAATGCTTTCCCAAGCCCTACACGATATTGAGCTTGGTAAATTTCAAAAACTGGTATTTATTCGACCGAATGTGTCAATAAAAGATGTTCCTGATATTGGATATCTAAAAGGAGATGCTTATGAGAAACTAAGCTGGACATTGGGGCCGTTTTATGATAAGCTGGGCGGCGCGGAAGGAGTTGAGTATCTAATTGATGAAGGTGAGCTTGAACTCGTACCTCTACCTTTTATACGCGGCCGCAGCTTCGAGAACTCGATTGTATATGTCTGTGAGGGGCAGAACATTACAACGGAAATTGCAAAGCTATTGATTTCTCGTGTAGGTGAGGGATCAGAGCTTTGGATAAATGCGGATACACATCAGACGGATAATAAGATTTATGATAGAGATAATGGAATTATTAAGATGATTGATAGGTTGAAAGATGACCCTCTTTTTGGAATGGTTTATTTGGATAAAACGGAGAGAGGAGCCATTGCAAACTTAGCAAACAAGCTTGATGATTGAGTTTTAGTAGGCTTTGCCTACTTTTATATATAAAGGGAGGGGAGAAAAAGAAAAGTTTTCTCCCCTCTTTATGTTTTGGAGGGAGGTTTTATTGGGAGAAAATTACGCCGCTCGTTCGGTCTTTTTGCATACAAAACCAAAAGCTTGGTATCATAAACTTGGTGAAGATAAAAATTTGGCAGGGCTTATGAGCGAGAGTAGCGCCTTACAAGCAAAGACTGGTGATACGCTAACAAATCAGATTAATAATATGAAAAATCGAGAAGAAGCTGTATATCAAAGATATTTTAATAACTGTAAAACTTTTGAACAATTTATTGAAAATCTTCGAAACCTTTTCTCTGAAAAGGGGTATGGGCAAGACAAAGAGATTCTACAAAATTTTGGATCTGAAAATGCCCGAGCCAAACTAAAAGCATATTTTGGGACTTCTTATGTGCTTGCTAATAATTTTCAGTTGACAGTAAATATAAAAAATCCCGGTGGAACAAATATTGATTTTAAAGCTTTACAAAATTTAGGCAATGGAATAACTGTTAGTCCAAAACATAGAAAGATTGAACTCAATATTGGCGTTGATGATGATAGTATAGGAAAAATAAAAGAGTCTTTAAATCTTATTTTTAATACGCACTTTGACCCTAAATCTCATTACAAAGGCGGAGTAAAAAATTTCTTAAACAATATTGACAAAAGGATTGAAGATTATATAACAATAGTTGGTGGGGTTGATAGTGCCAAAAGCTCACTAAAAAGTGGTTACACGCTGGTAGGCGGACCAAATTCACCTTTTAGATATACCGAAGAAGATATTACCGGCGCAGAAAGCAACCCCTCAATTGAGGCTGATATTAATTCTGCCTTAAAAGACATAAAGCAGTTCTTTCTAAGCCCCAATGGAATGAACATTCATAATGGAAGCCCTGCTTTGCGCTCAGCTTTTGAACTAACTTGGCGAACTAATATAGAGGCAAAATTTTCCCAAGCAGCGTTCTTTATGAAAGGTGGAGTTTTAAACTATCTCATTGGTGCATTAGGCGAATTTCAAACAGCGCTAATCAATAACTATATACTTCGAAAAGCAGGAGGACTAACTCCGGAAGCTATTTCAAGAATATCTGAAACTATTGGACAAAGACAACAGAACAAAGTAGACGTAACCGTATTAAAGGATATTGGTATACAAGTTAAAAACTACGATTTAAACGTCTTTGAGTCGGCTCGACGAGGAATTATGTATACAACTAATACCCCGAAGAAGTTTTTAAATGCATTGCAAACAACAGGAGCAATACCAAATAAGCCAGATGATACTACTATATCTACTTTGGAATCATTTATAGCCAACTATGCCTTTTCCGCAGATTACCGAACTTTAACAAACGCTTCGGCTTTTGAAAAAAAGGTTAAAGAAATTTTTGAAACTTACTATGCCGAAATGTATAATTTCGCAGTACAAGCCGATTTAGATGATACAGTTTTGTTCTACTCTATCGCGGGCGAATATTTAATACCTGCTTCTCGTATTTTGCAGTTAATTAGTCAAAATGGAAGCATAACAAAAATACCTTTGAACATATCGTGGCCACAGCCGCATACTTATGAGTATTTTTATCCTACAAAAAATATGGCGAGCCCGCCTTGGAGACAATACTGGGAACCAAGAAAAAGCGCAGAGCCACCTTATATTCCAACAGACGAACAATCTAATAAAATTGACAATCTTTTAAGTACAGTAAGTTTCTCAACGGGTTTTCAATTTACAAATCTAAAAAGCTTTTTAACAAAATATAGCATATTTGGCTGAGAATTGGGAGAAATAAAAGTCAACTAATTGGAGGTTACTATGAAACTAAAAAACTTTCTCTCCCTCGGTGTGTTCTTACTAATCTGCGGGCTACTGTCCGCCGCGACTGTAAGAACAATACCTGCGGAGAAATCAGCGGACGGAACGCTTAATACAACCATAACATCCGTTGTCTGCGAAACCACCACTGAGGAAGAGACGGTTATAATTGAAACTGAAACTGAAACCGAAATTATAACCACAACGAAAGCAATCGAAACTACAACGCGCGCGACTATAAGAAAATCGAAAACGTCAATGCACGTGCCGTCAGAGATTTCTAATTTTAAGTCGTATATGGATTATCGAATGATAACCCGTGGCGCACAACTTGAATTGCAGAAACAAGCTTATACAGATGCTAATGGCTGCCGCAAGGTTGGTAATTACTTCTGCATAGCGCTTGGCTCGTATTATGGAAGTGAAATTGGTGCTAAGTATCGTATTCATCTCTCGGACGGTACAAGCTTCCTTGGAATACTTGCCGACCAAAAAGCGGATAAGGACACAAATGCAACAAATCAATATACAATCTACAATCGAGATATTATTGAGTTTATTATTGATACCAATCGTCTGCCTTCCGCAGTACAACTAAGTGGGTCGCTTAGTTCTTTGGAAAAGTTTGAGGGGAAAGTCGTAGGAATCGACAAACTTTGACTTTTTTAAACATTTTTGATATAATATAAGTGTAATATAGGAGAGAAAGGGAGGTAAAAGGAAATGCTTATGGGATTTGATATGTTTAATGATTGCCTTGAGACGATTGAGGAATGTGAGGATAAGAGGGAATCATTAGCAGAACTTGGCATTGAATTTTCGGATAACTCAATTGTGGAAAAGATGGAAAACAAGCTGATCGAGATTGTTCTTGCTGCGGCGCCGACCTCAAACGAAGCCAATGTCATCCTTTGGTGGATGTGGGAGAACGGTTTTGGTAAGAATCGGAGCCCTCTAAGTTGGAACGGGCGCATTCAATATCTGAATAGCGCGGAAGAGCTTTGGAATTTCATCAACAAAGGAGTAAAGGGAGGAAGGGAGGCTTAATCAAGCCTCTCTTTCTTTTTTAGTTGGAGGCAGCAGTGAAAAGAGTTAAGAGAGCATTATTGTTTTGTCTCTTTGGGTTTCTTGTGGTTATAATTTTTTCGTTAATCTTAGATTCTAACTCACAAGGCGCGCAAGAGTCAAAACCTATCAAAGAAGATGAACCGAGTACATATGGCGTTGGCAGTTATGTGGATCTGTTTATACTGGACGGGTCGCCGCATTGTAAGTACCTATTTGTAGATGTGATTATAAATGGAAAGCTTACTCATATAGATGAGGATACCCATACAATTATACTCCAAGACCTCAACAATGAATCTCGATACTTGCGCGCGATTGTACCGAAAGAAAAATGGGCAAAAGTAAAATTCTTCTCAAAAGGACAAAAAATTTATATCAGCGCTTATGCAATCAAACTAACCTACTTTAATGAACCAATAGTAGAGGTTCGTGAGATAGGGAAAATTTGAATTTTTTCTCTTCCTTTGATATAATATTTATAGAAAATGAAAGAAAGGAAAGAATATGTCTATGACCAGAGGGTTGGACTATGTTAGCGAGCTTGCGAACGGAAAGCAAATTTACAAGGAAGCCAAAAGCCTGTTAGAAATTTATGATTCCGAGTATAATTGCGGCGGCTTTGCATTGGGGATTCGGGATTGGTATCTTCCTTATGCCGACGATGGTGAGTATGAGTCGGAAGAATTGGACGAATGTTATTACCAGTATTGTGACGATTTTCATCCGGGTTATGGCAAGCGATATGCAAAAGCCTGTACTGCGCGCGGTCGTATTATGGTTGATTTTATGGTAAATACGCTTGACTATGTGCGAGAGATCCAGCATTCGTCGGAGATAAGGGATGACGAGTATCTGGTTCTTTTCCGAGCTTCTGGTGATGACTTCCATTTTATAAGACGAATGGAAGATGGCTCGTGGGCGCACAAGATGGGTAGTTCTAAAATCAAAACTCTTACGCGCAAAGAGATTGAACCTGCTTGGCACGCAACGCATAATAATTACCAAGGAAAGGTTTTCCTTTTGGCTGTGAAAAAGCAGCACGACCAGCCCGAATATTAAGAGCTTTAAAATTTTTGAAATTCTATGAGAATTTTAGTATAATATATATAGAAAGTGAAAGAGAAAGAAAGAAAGAAAGAAAGGGGAGGCTTCTGAAATGACTGAATGTTATCCTTGTTTTCGTGAAGATATAACCGCTGATATAAATGCTCTCGGACTTCAAGATGATGTTGTCTATTGTGAGAATAACGGTTATGATAGAGTCGTTTATGATGAAGATACCGATGTAATGGTTTGGTCAGGAGCCTCCCGCCTTGTATTTCCTTATCACAACCTTGTTTGTAAACTTCCCGTAACCAAGATAGCTCGTTGGGAAGAGAACGAAGATGGCGAATGGGGAGAAGAGGAATATCGATGTGATTTTGATGACCATTGCGCGGTAGAGTTAGAGAATTATGAACTCTCTATCAAGGAAGGACTTGATAAAGCTTTCGCGCCTTGTGAGTTTTATGATATGGTGAACGGTATTCCGGTCTATGTTATGGAGCGAGCAGAAAAAATGAAAAAGGGAATAACTCCTTCAAAAGCAACTTCTGAAGCTTGCGAGAAAGATGAACTTGACTATTCTTGGGACCCTTCACTTTGGGAAGTTTTTGTTCAGTATTATGGCATTGAGTTTTGTAAGAGATTGACTACTTTTCTTCAAGATAATTATATAAATGATATTCGCTTTGATAACTGCGGAATAATTAATGGACGACCTGTTCTTATTGACTATTGTGGATACTGGGGAGATTAAGAATGGAAGATGTTTTTATGGTTTCGTTTTCAAACAAAGAGAATTTCCATAAGTTTATGGAGATAGCACTTGACGAAAAATGGGAGTGTATTGTAAGTGCAGACTGTGAAGGAATCCCAATGGTTCAAGTTAGTTCTGCTGCACAGTATGGTGGTCCAGTAGCCACTTGGAAAGAGCAGGAGTAATATAAAATGGCGGCTACAGTAAATTTACAACTACGGTCTTTTGATGCTGCCTCGTCTATATTATAAAATGAAAGAAAGGAAAAAACTATGGAAATAATTAAGGATACTTACAATAAGTCTACTCAATGTTTTAATTGTGGCTCTACTTTTTTGTACAATGAAAAAGACACTGAGCCTGTATATCCAACAACTGAGTATAAGGAAACATATACTAATATGATAAAAAGTAGAAAAGATGTCGATTATGTTAATTGCTATAAAGGTAAGGCAATACACTGTCCTCTTTGTGGTGCAATAATTCTTGTTGAGGAAGTAAAGTTTTTTGGTAGAAAAGGATAAGATGAGCACTCTTAGCTTAGCTGGTAAAGCATTTGATTTTTAATCAAACGAGCGTGGGTTCGACTCCCACAGAGTGTACCAAAAGGTCGGTTCGATTCCGACTCGGTGGTTGAGGTCTGGCGAGAATGGTAGGTTCGATTCCTACAAAGCTCTGGCGAGCAATACAACCAAAGGTTTGAGGGTGCGTTCATATTCGGCGGTAATGACCTTCGCGCAAGCGAGAAAACCCTCATCGATTGAATACAATGCGGGCAACCGTTTAGAATAGGAGAGATGTTTATGAAGATATACTGGTCAATTCTTACAAATCGAGGCTATCCTACGAAAGAAGATAAGCTAAGAGAAGAAGAAGAGTATCTGCGTCAGTTGGAAAAAATCCGTTTAATGCTGGGCGTAGAGAAAGAGTCAGGTAGTAGAGAAGAAGAGTTTGAGGTACTTGTAGATTCGGTTAAAAAACTACACGAAACCGTCAGTATAAAAAGAGCTGACTGCGAGGAACAAATCGAAAATGCGAAAGCAAAAATAGAAGCTGCGCGCGAAGAGTATGAGCGGGTCACAGAGACAGGAAAGAAAATTATCGACTGTAATATGAGTATAATAGAAGAATTTGAGCGCGCTAAGAGAGAAACTTTAGAAGAGCTGTTGGGCATTTTTTACAAGCATAATGGAGACTTTACCGAAAAAGAGTTTAAAGAGCTTGAGAACTTGGTAATGAAGTAAAATAAAACGAGAACCATACGAACTCCTAATTCGTATGGTTTTTTGACTAAAAGGAGAGATAAGTAAATGGCTATATATATAACAGGAGATACCCATGGCAATATCGATTGCCGGAAATTTAATAACCCTTACTTCCCTGCGGCGGAGGGTGATTATGTTATAATTTGTGGAGACTTCGGCGCAGTGTGGGACGGGACAGAGGAAGAGCAGAAGCTGTTGGACTGGTATAACGATAAGCCTTGGACGACTTTGTTTTGCGATGGAAATCACGAGAATTTTGACCTTCTTTCAAAGTACCCCGTGGAAGAGTGGAATGGTGGAAAGGTTCATCGAATTAGACCAAAAGTCCTCCATTTGATGCGCGGGCAGGTCTTTACGATTGAGGGTAAGACATTTTTTGTAATGGGCGGCGCATCGTCGATTGATAAGGAATATCGGACAGAAGGATTAAGTTGGTGGGTGGAAGAGCTTCCAAGTGCCCGTGAAATGGAAGAAGGGTTCGCAAACTTAGAGAAAGTTGAATATGCGGTTGACTATATAATAACCCATAGTGCGCCGTCAATTGCGCTACCTTCAATCAATCTAACTTATAAACCTGACGTACTCACAAAATATCTTACAGTTATACAACAGATTACGGAGTATACTCATTGGTACTGCGGACATTACCACACTAATAAAAAGCTACCATATAATTGTACGACAATTTATAATGCGTGGTGTCGTTTACCAAAGGAAAATTGATATTTTCTTTTTTATATAGTATAATATATATAGAAAGTGAAAAAGAAAAGAAATAAGGTCGCGCGCGAGTGAAAGGAGAGACTATAAATGATTGTAAACTTTTTAAAAGACACTTTAAATAAGATGGAAGAGAATGGCGTAAGTCCTGATGACGTTCTGTATGTATTTAATAACTTCGGTTATTGTAGTTGGGAAGAGTTCGAGAAACTGGCAAATTTTGACTATAATAACGGATATGGATTAGTTGCGATTGACCTCAATCTAATTGTGCGCGGTTCTGATTGGTGGCTTGAGAGGGGCGAGTATGATGGCTCCGAATGGTGGGAGTTCCGTCGGAACCCGAGAAAAATGAGCAGGCACATGATGCGGAGTTAGATGTTTTTTATAAAGGCTATTGAAAGGAGAACAAAAATGTATAACTGGTCCTTATTAGAAGAAACTCTTAAAGTCTTAAAAGATAGTGGGGTAAGACCTGAAGATGTCCAGTATGTACTAACTTCCGAAGTATGGATGACTTGGAAAGAATTTACCAATATTGCAAAGAGGACGCGCTATGATAGTGGATATGGTATACAAGAAATAGAGCCAAGCTTAAAAGTTGTTGGAAATGGTTGGTGGCTGGAAAGAGCAGAATATGATGGCGCTGAGTGGTGGAAATTTTGTACAACGCCGGTTCGTTCTGCGCAGCGTCATGACCCTAATGCATCGCTTGTGTGTAAATGGTTTGAGGATGAAGTTGAGGACGAAGAATAAGGAGGGGTAAAGGTGAAAGCATATAAGGGTTTTGACAAGGATTTGAAATGCCGAGGTTTTCAGTATGAGATTGGCAAAGAATATGAAGAGAAAGAAGCAAAAGTTTGTGAAAAGGGGTTCCATGCTTGCACTAATCCGCTTAATGTGCTTCAATATTATCCTCCTTGCTATGAAAATCGATATTGTGAAGTAGAACAAGATGGTGAATTTTCCGAAAACGGCGATGACTCAAAGGTTGCTTCTACGAAAATAAAAAATTAGTAATGAGATTAGTCTTGAAGAATTGATACAAGCCACAATAGATAAAAGTAGTGAAAGTGAAAATTATTCTGTAAATACTGACAACCATACGGTGACGGAAAATACAAAAAATTGTTCAATAGCATTAAACGAAGGCTACCGCTCGATGGCGGCAAATGCTGGAAACTATTCACTGGCAACGACTACAAGAAGTTTTACAGTAGCAGCAAATACGGGCGATTATTCAGCAGTGCTGAGTGATGGATATCGGTCTATAGCAGCGAATACGGGGAACTGTTCTGCTGCCATAAGTTACGGTGTAAATACAGTAGCAATAAATGTTGGCAGCGAGTCAACAGCTATAAACGAAGCTGTTAAGTCGGTAGCTTTAAATATAGGTGATCGCGCCGCGGCATCAGTAACAGAAGAAGGCTCTATTGCAATAGCGACAGGTATTCAATCAAAAGCAAAGGGAGGACTTGGCTCAGCGATTGTTCTTGTAGAGAGGACCACTTGGAATGGCGATAGATATCCAATAAACAATATAAAAGCGGCAATTGTGGACGGAGAAAAAATTAAAGCTGACACTTGGTACACTCTTAAAAACGGCGAATTTGTTGAAGTATAAGGAAAGGGGAAAAATAATGGCTGACATTTTAATAGTCGAATGCCTCAGAAATCTTCCGGATGAGCAGTTACAGTACATCTTTGATTGCCTCAAAGCTCAGAAAGAAACTGGAATAATTCTTCTTCCGCCTTATTTGAAAGCTCAAATAGTACCCGACGATATTGAAATCAAATTTATTGATGAAAATGGAAAGGAGAAAGTATATGATGAACATGACGGTTGCAGAGCTGAAGAGGCTCATATCAGATCTTCCTGACAATATGCCAGTAATCATACCAGTTATTGACGAAGATGACTGTAATCATATATTTGGATTCCGCTTCGTTCGTACCGCAGGTATACTTTCTTGCGATGGCGAAGAATACCGAACAGTTCTTTGCTTGAATGCCGCTAATAATCAGGATATCGCCGATCAAGTGTATTTTTCGGGAAGAGATGCTAACGTAGAAAAGATTCTTTTTGGTCAGTCTAAATATGACCAGAGAAAGGAGAACTAAATGAAATTCGTAGTTGATGAACTTCCGTATTATGGAGAGTTTTGCCCATTTTGGGAGATGTGCTATGATAGCGGAAGTGATGATAAGTGCCCTCAACAGTGGAGCAAGTATAAAATCTGCTCCGACAATAATCCACATGAGTGCCGTTTTCTTATCGAAGCGCGTTAGATTATATCTATAACATCAGAATAAGAAAGCAATTATTCTAACTGGAGGTAAAAATGAGAGACCCAAAAAGAATTGACAAGTTTTGTGACCTGTTGAAAGAGATTTGGAAACGAGTACCCGATTGGCGCTTTGGACAGTTGATAAGTAATTTAGGCAGGCAGCTTGAGTGGACTCCGGGCGGTTTCTTCTATGCGGAAGATGAGGAGTTTATGAATGAGCTTGCGAGAATTTTGGCAAAGTTTAATGAACATGAGAATAAATATAAGTGAGTATTTACAATGCGCGCGTGACCGTAATTTTTAATGGTTGCGCGCATTGTAAACATTTACATAAGTTTTTCTTATCGGTTCACATACAATCTCACCTATACTTTTGATTTTTAGAAATTTTTTTGTTATAATATATATAGAAAGTGAAAGGAGAGAAAGAAATGAACTACTGGGAAGAAATTGCTGAGAAAGTTGCGGAAGACTTTGGTGTTATGGTAGATTATGAGGACCGCTTCTTTGTTTGCCCCGAGTGTGGTGAGCCAATCTATGAGGACGATTGGAAAGAGAGCGATTGTCTCGGTATTTACGGCGAAGCTTGGTATTGTCCGATTTGTGGAGAGTTTTTAGTAGAGAGATAATCAAGGAGGAACAATGCACTATTATACTGATTTAAAAATCAATATTGTCCAAAAACACGACGATGGTCTTTTCTACAATGCGGCGGACGGTACGATTGAATATGAAATGGCAAAGGCGCTTTGTAGGATTGGAAGCCGCTTTGATGTAGAGGATTGTGTGATGCACACTTTCGAGGGAATTGTTGAGCTTGATATTTTTGACTTGTTGGAAAGTGAGAAGATTACTTGGGGAAGACGAGTCGAAGATATGATAAAACTCTCAAAAGAATTTCCAGATTACTACTTCCGACTTGAGGGTCATGGAGAAGATTGGGGAGACTTTTGGTGTGAGTGGTATTACAATGGAAAAACCTATCATGCGGCGGGTATCACTGTCTATGAAAGAGATTGGATTATAGAAGATGAGGGTCAGGACTTCAGGGATTTTCTGACAGGAGAACATTGAAAGGAGAATACAATGGAAATTATCTATCGAGCATTGGCGAATACTTCAAAAGAAAAAGATTTTTCTACAAGAGAAGAGTGCGAGGAATATGAGCGAAAATATCTTCCAAGAATGTGGTCGGAAGATGGAGCTCTAACTATCAACCCTAATGAGGGGTATTTTGTTGAAGTTAAAGATAATATGACTACATTCTGGCTTCAAAAATTATATCCCAATGAGAACTGGAAAGACTTAGGCGCGGAGGGGATTGGAATTTACCGTTGGGATTTGGTTTTTGAGCGATACGAGAAGATTAGTTTTTATAACTACGAGATGATGAAAACTTTTGTTGAGAATAATCGTGACAACCTGTCCGAATGGTTATGATTCGAGGTCGCGCGCATTGTATAATTATATAAAGTGAAAAGGAGATAATAAAATGGAAGTAAGAACTATATATGTAGCTTTTCCGGGAACCTCTTATGAAACACCATTTAAAACCGAAGAGGAATGTCTTAATTACGAGCAGACGATGACTCCAGAAATGTGGGATGTAGAAGGTAACAGAACCCTCAACGGAGAAGAAGCAATGTTCGTAAAAGTAGATGAAGATATGATGCCGGTTCTATTTGATAAATATGGAAAGGGGAACTTTCCCGGACTTGACGAAGAGGATTATGGATATTTCTATTGGGATGATTACGATGAGATATTCCGTCATCTTGACGAACCGACAATGAGAAGAGTCCAGAAGTTTATGAATCAGCACGAAATAACATCCTGTTCACGCGGTTCATGCTGGCGAAAGTTGAGCGTTGAATATTGATGATTTATGTGATACCTAAAGACGATGATGAACCCATTAAAATCGTTTTTGAAGGTGGGAAAGGGTCTGGTTCCATAGTAGAGGATGAACAGGTATATCTTATTGATGAGCACCCAAGCCCTGAAGAAGTTGGAAAAGCATTTAGAATATTATATGAAAGATTAATGTCTATAGAAGAAGAAGTAAAGTTTAAACAATAAAAAATAATTGCTACCTATTATAGAAAGGGAAAAATTTTATATTGATACGAGTTGGACACTACTGCGCGGCGGTAGTGTCTTTTTTGATAGGAGAAGAGGGTCGCGCGCGTCGTGGGTTGGAGAGAAGGTAAGTAGGGAGTAGGAGTTTTTTTTAGAAATTCGAAAATTGACCGAAAAATGCAGAGGAAATAGTAGGTTTCTTCTACTTCTTAATGTAAGTAGAAATGTAAGTAAAAATACAAGTATAATTGTAAGTATAAATGTAAGTATACTTATAAGTATACTTGTATTTTTACTTATAAGTATACTTATAAGTATACTTACATTTATACTTATAATCTAACTTACAATAATTCCTTTTTTTTTCGTAATAACCCCTTTCTCTTTTCGCACATTTAGCATCGAGCGCGATGCGCGAGAGGCGGTATGGCGCGAAAGGAGAAAGGGCTTGTAAGCCGAATTGTAAGTTTTAGTGTAAGTTTATTGTAAGCTGACTTGTAAGTATACTTATAAGTATTTGGAATTTTTTCGGAAAAAATGTGGGAAAGGGGAAGGGGAAGGGGAGACGAGGGGTGGTGTGGGTTGGCTTACAAGTATACTTATAATCTAACTTATAAGTATTTGGGATTTTTTCGGAAAAAATGTGGGAAAGGGGAAGGGGAGGGGGAACTTGTGGAAGAGGGAACGCGAAAGGGGCTTCGGTTTTTCCTCGGTTTTTCGTGGGCTTTCGCCCCGGTCGCTAACTTGTAAGTCGACTTACAATAAGACTTGTAATCCTACTTATAACCCCTCGTATTGCCCACATACCTCCGACGTTGCAAGGGGAGGGACGGCCGTTGGTACCTTTGGCACGGCGGAGCTACGGTCGAGAAAACGCGGCGGCGAAGGGAAAGGAGCGCAAAGAGGGGAGAAGGTTGTAAAGAGTTCAAAAAGTGGATAAGGAGTTGTGAAAACCTGTTAGTAGTTGAAGTAGTTGAAGTAGTTGAAAAAGTGGCTGCCCTCAAATTTCGTAGATTGTAAAATTTTTATAAGTATAGGTGTAAACTTAGGTGTAATCCTACTTGTAAACTTACTTGTAAACTTACAATAATGGCGAGACCCCGGTTGAACCGTAACGGATTGTGAGCGAGAATTTTCGGAAAAATTTTCGGAAAAATTTTCGGGAAAAATCGTAGGGAAATCGCAAAAGTCGAAAAAAATTCCGAAAAACCCATGAAAACTTCCTAAAACTCTCCCTCCTACCTATAAATCTGCGCGCAACCCTAAAAGTTTTTCTTCGCGCATTGCCTAACCCGCTCTCTAAGCCATAAAAATATACTATTTTCCCTCTTACTTTCCTTTCTTCCGAACAACTCTTCCGATTTATCTTTTCGTTGCCAAAAAACATTGAATTTTTCGGAGCGGGTTTACCTATGTCTTAGCTTACTTTGAATGCGCGCACTTCACTTAACTAAAGCGATTTAAACGGGAGCGGGTGCCGCGCAAAGATGGCACAAAGATATGCCAACCTCTATGCGCAGGATGTAAAGGAAAAGATAGAGCAGCACAGCGCACTTTCTCAGCAGCGCATTTCAAGCGGAAAAACAATACGAAAAAGCCGCAAAAATAAGCTTGCGCGCAGAGAAGGAGAAAGGAAAAAACGCAAAAAGCGCAAAAGAGTGCAAACAAACGCAAAACAATGATAATGTAAATGATAATGTAAATGATAATGTAAATGATAA